CTTGCGCTCCGGCGGCAGGAGCAGGGACCAAACCGGCCTTTCCTGCGGCTGAGGACGTCGCTCCGCCCATGTTGCTATATGTAGTGTTAGGAGGTGTCTGCCACGTTCCATCACCACGAAGATACTTACCTTGCGCTCCGGCGGCAGGAGCAGGGACCAAACCGGCCTTTCCTGCGGCTGAGGAAGTAGCCGCCCCCATATTGGAATATGTGGTGTTGGTGTCCGTCCACGGAACATTCACATACATCTTACCACTACCGTCAAGAACAACGGGATAGTTCTTCCCAGTTGCAGAGTATCCGATCTTAACAAGACCCAACTTATCGCTCGTGGCTTGAGCATAAGTCGTGTTATTATCAGTCCACGGAACATTCACATACATCTTACCACTACCGTCAAGAACAACGGGATAGTTCTTCCCAGTTGCAGAGTATCCGATCTTAACCAATCCTAAAGTATCAGCCGTGGCTTGATTGTACGTGGTATTATTATCTGTCCATGGGACATTGACGTAAGCGTTGCCGGACGAATCCAGTTGCACCTTATAGTTCTTCCCGGAAGTCGTATATCCTACCTTAATACCGCCAAGAACGGTAGCGGAGGACGTGGGAGGGGTGAAGGTACTTGGTTTGCCCGTAACCCCGGACCAAGGCACGGAGGAAGCCTGACTGGCCGTGTAAGGCTCATACCCATCCTCACTGTTCAATTTAGACTCGTCTTTTATCAGATACATCTTACCTGTAGACGTGACCTTTACCGTATCACCGCTTTGAGCCGTAGCGGTGGTAAGGGCGAATCTAGCCGTATCATCAGCTACCACGACCAATCTCTCCAAAGCCGCCTTAGGTAACCTATCTATGCTGATGGTTCCGGATGCGATCTTAGAGGCATCAAAATTGGCCAATGTCGTGGAGATAGTTACGTTGCCTCCGAAGTCCGATGAGACACTACCGGTAACAGCCCCGGACAGCGCTATGGTCCTAGCCGCCTGTAATTTCGTGGCGGTAGGGGCATTATCCGTCTTAAGAGCATATTTGGTAAGATCAATATCATTAGCCTTATCCAAAAGCTGCTCTATCTGCTTGCCATTGTATTTACCTTGAAAATCTTCCATATCAAACTTATTTTTTGCTCAAATATAACTATATACATAAACACCAAGAAATCGAGGGGGGGGTAGATACGGGCAGGTGTTAGAAGCTGCCGTTCCCATGCAGGAACCCGGCACGGAATATAATAGCCTTGTCTTTAAGTTTCTGAACAGACTCCCATTCCCATTCACCCTCACAAGGTCTTATGACATATTTATTGCCCCAGATTTTGAATTTCCGTTCAATAACAAACATCTCCTTATCATTAAGGACATGAAAGATACTCCCAACAGGGAAATACTTATCAGTCCTCAATATAACTCGATGATGTTTCTCGTCATATTCAGGATCGCCTACGATACGGGCCTTATAAAACTGAAAATCGTTTAACGTCTGATCCACAGGCTCTATCCAATAATGTCCTTTAGCCATTGCTATTTATGTTTATTTATCTATATTTGCAGTGTAGTAACTCATAATGTTTTAAGTGATTTTCAACCAAAGGGGAAGGGTGTCCGTGAGGATGCCTTTTTTCATTCCCGCCCACCCTTCCTATGAACAAAAGATCTACCTCGAACAAATGTAATCATAATAAGGCTACGATCAAAAAGAAACCCTATCGGTATTCTATTGCCGACAGGGTTCTCCAACGTTGTATCAAACTAAATCATATCACTCCATTTGATTGTGTCACCGACGAAGCACCGCACCGCCAGATACCTTACGAACGCCGTCCCTTCCGGGGCGTCAGGGTCTTCCAGATAAGCCAAGACAGCCTTGACTATTTTCTGGTCGCAATCCAATACCTTAGGAAAGTAGTCGCTATAGAACATAGCGAACAGGTATTGGATATCTCCCCAAGTGGCGTTATCAGGTTTCTTGGCCCCGCATTTATCGAACATCTGCTTAGCGTCCTCCATCGTCCATCTTCTCTTGGATCCGTCGGCGTTAAGCATCTTGTCAGCGGCTTCCCTAGCCAGCTCCTTGGAAAAGTGATATCCATGGGTGTCTATATACCGCTTATAATCCGGGTCATCGGCGTCTGCTCCTCAGTAGTAACGACTCCTGCGTCCCCTGCGCATATACGGTTCAGTACCTTCGTACTCGTCACGGATGCCGCGCTCACCGAACCATCCCCTGCGATACATCTCGTCCTCACGTTCATGGAGTCTCTCACGTTTCTCAAGCTCACGCTCGTCACGTTCCAGCTCCCTCTCACGTCTTTCGAGATCACGCTCACGGCGTTCTAACTCATCCATCCTACCGTCATGCTCCTTGCCATAATGGTCGTATATTCCGCCACCATAACCCATGTAAGTCCCATCCGAACGTCTGCTACGTCCACGGCCGCCTCTACGATCGTAGATCTCGTCATTGTAGTCCTCTTCGTGACCGCCGCCTAAATCTATAACTCTCATCTTAACCTAATTTTTTAATTAACAACTCTTTTAGCTCATCGAAAGAGGATCCCATCCTATCGACTTTCTCCTCAAGATTCTTGATCTTCCGGTCTTGATCCTTAGTCTGCTTAAAAGCCGGATTGATTTCCTCAAGGATCGAATCACAAGCCTCTAGCGTCCTCCTATGCTTATCGATACTATCGAGAATATCGGAGCTGGTTCTCTTAGCGGCGTTAAGCTGGTTCATGATCGGATCGACCGAGCAGGCCAAAGTTATGTTATTGGACATAGCGACATCCCTGCTCTCCGGTACGACATAGGTCATGGAAGACCCGTTTATCTCCACGGTAAGGTCTATCACCCTATCCTGTAGTTGCTGATATTGCCCCATCTGACCCATCTGGGGTTGCTGGAACCTAGGCTCGGACACGTTAACCACATTCCCCATCCTGAACACCGGAACATCGGACGTATCCAGCGTATATACTTGAAATCCTTTCTTTAAGTCTCTAAACATATCTCGATTTTTAAGCGGGAGGGAATACCCTCCCATTAGACATCCAATCTAACCTATTCCTCATCAACATCCGTTTCCGACGCTGATGCGGCGGTTGTAGGCACACAGCAATCCATGAGCCTCAATACACCCCTTACCTTGTTGAAATAAACAAGGCGTTCGGTGTTGTTAACCATAGCCGCTCCGGTCACAGCCACGTTGATCGGATTCACCACAGCCACGCCGGTTACCGGGCAGCATGTGTCATTACCTACCGTGGATACGGTGCTGTTCGCTGGAATAGCTATCTGTACTGGCAATGTCTCGCCTGTTGTCGGAACCACCTGCCGGATTTTCAGCAGCAGAAGGCCCTCGCATGGCAAGGACAGCCATATCCTTGGGTTGATGCCGAAGATGGTGTTGGTAGTAGTCACTACCACGTTCTTCGTGACCAACTCATAAAGAGACCCTATTTTAGAAACACAAGCCATAATAGCCTCCTTCCTTTATAGAGTTAAATAGCGGCGTTTCCGTTGTTGCAGCATCCATTGTTGCACCCACATCCGTAATTACCTCCATAAAATGCTTGACCCCATCCATAAGTCTGGTAAGGAGAGCATGAAGGATAAGCCGGCACAGGGGTAGGTCTCAACTGGTTGATCAAATTCTGAGTCTGTTGCTGAGTCAACGCGGAGGCTTGGTAAGCCGACCTTTCATCACGCAACTGATTGATCGTATTCTGCATCTCACGCATTTCCAATTGACAGAATTTATCATTAATCAAGGTTGTTTGAGCATCAATCTTAGCGCTCAAGATATTGAACCGACTCGTGGCTTGCTCACGATTGTTCGTCAATCCTTGATTAATAGTGTTTTGTAACGTGTTAGTCTGATTCAATGTCTCAAGACGATTCTCATAACCTTGATTGTTGATCATCTGCTGAGTCTGGCAAGTGCTTTGGTTGATCAAAGAACTCAAATTGCAGCAGCAAGAGCTAATTTGATTACCGATCTCACAACCTTGTTGCTGTACGGCGTTAATAACAGCCTGAGAGGTCATACCTACCTGACCAGCTACCTTATCGATAGCGCCTTGTACGTTACAGATAGCGCTTTGCAATTGAGTAGTAGTACAGTTCAAGGCGTTAGCGATCTGCTCGATAGCGCTTCTGTTACCTTGGATAGCCTGCATCAGAAGCTCACGACCATAATCGTTATTCAATTGAGCGGGAAGACCATTAGCGCAGTTCTCACCACCGTTACCAAAACCATTGCCAAAGCCACGGCCGCCCCATAACCAGAACAGGACGATGATCCACAACCACCAACCGTTAGCCCCGCCGAAACCGTCTTGGTTGTTACGGCCGTTCATCAAGGCCGCCACCAAGTTCGGATCCATCTTATTTCCGCCTATCAAATTGGCGAACATACCCGGAATCATAGATAATAAACCGTTAGTGGCGCTTCCACTACCGGAACCCATACCGTCTAACAAAACGATTTTGTCTCCACTTGTACCCATGTCTATTTATTTTTGAATTAATAATAACCCCACCTAATGGCGGGCGTTACAAAGTTCAAAAATTAACAGTCCTAAAATCGTGATATGTGTCATCATCAAAGTACGTCATGTCTTGTAAATGGGATTAATAAAAACCGATACAAGACAAAAAATCCGGAGCGTATCACTACGACCCGGATTCATCGCAAATCTATAAAATTCAATGTTTCAATGCTCGAAAGAAAACGTCTCACGACGTTAAAGAGAGATTAACTACACGAAAAATCTCGCATCAACTTATTTGTATTAGCAGTGTATTCATTAACTATCTTACTGGATGAGGGATCATCCTCTATCCTTGACAGGCGGTTATCGTCACTCCTTACCGTAACGTCACCCATCCTTCGTACCATGTTTTCTTGATATGATGATGGATCGGAGTATATAAGATCATCAACGAACCTGTATATCGCACCATCAACCGTCTCACCTACCTTCTCATATAAGCCGGATTGGAATGACACGAAATCATCATACCTCTCACGAGCCAAGAACGAACCGTCCGGTCTCGCCTCGACGCCGCCGTTGACCTCCCGGAGCAGGCCCGGATTCCTTTGGTACAGATACCTGTAAAACCCGGCATCCATCATCCTGTCCTGACTATCCAGATAGAAAAGGTTTCTCATGCTACTGTCACCGGACTCGATAGCCACGTCAAACAGAAGATCCCTTACCTGACCTTCCGGCAACGACATCTCCATGCTTTTTAACGTACCTCTGTCATGGTGGTTCAAAGATACGTTATAAAATCCATTAAAATCAAGGAAACGTAAGACATTATTATATAAATCCGATTTTTTTAACCTTTCCTTGATCTGGATCTTCCTCAACGAGGTACAGGATTTGATAAAATCCCGATCCTTTCCCTGCCTAGCCTCGTATCTCCTGAACTCCCGATCAATATCGACATCATCCATCTTAGGGGTTACGGGATGCTGATATATTAATCTGGTAAGGATCATGTTCTCGGTATTCGAGGATGAGATGTTGGACATAACCAGCTTTTTTATATTATCCTTGACCACGCCAATATCAGAACGGGAAGCCCCGGCGGGAACCACGCCAGCCGGCAAGTACGAGGGTCGCTCTATCCCGATATCGGCCAACATCTCATAGGCCTGATCGGTGTCGGTTATCGGAGCCGTGTTATGGTACGTATTCCTACCCATATACAACATGCTCCTATCATACATATCGGAAGGGGATGTATTCCCGGACCTTACATACACCATCCTATCCCCAGTAGAATAAGTATCCTGAACCTCGTATATCGGGTTCCCTTTTCCTGTTATCCTATCAAGATCGGAGATAAAGCTATCGTATACCGAATTGCCGGCCTGTATGGAAGACAACATGACGTCCAGCGACGCCATAAGATCACGGATATCCTCCGGTCTGGATATAATCATCTCATCGCTGATCGCCTCGCTTATATCCACACCCATGTCGGCAAGATCCATGGCTATGTCATGCAGACGTCCGGCAACGTCCTTGATGTCCTTAAAATCATCCATATCGATTATCTCCCCAACCTTATCCCTTAGACCCTTCATATCCTTAGGCATACTGATATACGGTGTGGTACTATTGAAGTACGAGTCGGTAATCGTATTTCCGTCCTGACTCCGAACCTCCATACGGGTCATATTACGATACGTGTCATACATCCGATCTGCGTAATCCTGATCCTCCTGATACCGGAGTGCCAAGGAAGGGTATGGGATGGAGGCGAAAGCCTGATCGAACTCCCGGCGGTCGCTGATACCGCCTACCGCCCTCATGATCGTATCCCTTACCTCTATTGGATTCAAGCCCCTTCTCTTTCCTAACGAGTCATATGTATCCTCATATATCATATAATCATCACCAAGACCTGACTCGGAGGATAGGAAATACATATCCTTCTCATTAAGATCCCCGTCAGACATAAAATCGACAATCCTCCTCATCATATCCCTTACCCGATCATACGCTGATCTGTTGGTCATGATATTATCAATCTCATCGGCGTCATACATCCCGGACCTATCAAGATTGTATCTATTGAGGAATATATCACCGCCGGAGAGGAAATTGGATATGATCATATCATTAAGATCATTGATATTATCGACTCCCAAGGAAGTAAGAGTATTATTAATATCCTTAACCTCATCAGCCATGAAATTGCCGGCGAAATAGTTCTTCCGCTTGATAAAGGACATGACATCATCATACCTAGGTTCCCCATTACTATCCAGATCATATTCTGATGGCATGGACATCCAGTCGCCAAAGAAGGACACGAAGTCGGGGGAGTAGGCCGTACCCCAGACCGATAAGGCCTGCTTCTGGTCGCCCAGCACCTCCATCGCCCTTTGGTATAATCCGGATGGTTGGTCGTTCGGGGCAAGGACATTATCTATCCCACCCTCCTTATTTTTTATAACATAACAAGATCGTCCCATTACTAAATCGTTTTGACACAAAGATAGAAAATCCCGCCTACTCTCACGAGCGGACGGGACACCAAAATAACAACATAATAACAAACCTTATGTTTCTCCGAAAAGTGCAAATCTTTTTGCCGATCCTCACGAACAGGCAAAAGCTCAATCCTAAATAACAAAAAAATGAAATTCATTATTCATCAAATATCATATATATTGTCAATATATTTAACATTTGATTCTATAATTCTAAAATTATATTTGCTTATAATTTCCTTAACCTGCTTTTTATTCAAATGAAACCACTCTCTATCAACATTATATACACTATATTTAATATGCAGCTCACGCTCTATATCCATATCTACATATGCAATCATATAAAAATAGATATTACTCACCCTTAAACAACTCTCCCTAGTGTATAAATCCTTAGACTTACCAATTTTTACAAGACCATTACTAATATCTACTCCTATATAGGTACGCAACAGTCCACTATTTCTTAATCCATAGTTCTTTTTATTTTTTAGAAAATAAGTATATCCTATTATAGAATCATACAAACCATAAAAATCATATTCTGTCGAATATGGTCTTATCTTGGACATCAACATAGGTATAGCGTTATTTACTTTCAGATCATTAGATATAGTCAAATGAATATCATCAACATCCTTATTTGTATTTGATATAATGATATTATATACAACACCATTAAAAACATGATCTAAACACATTCTATCAATTATATACTCATCATAACCCGCATCATATAGTTCATCTTGTCGTTCTATGGCTGCAAGTATAAAATAATTATATAACTTCAAGGCATAATCAAGATCAAAATCACTTCTACCGAATAACGTTATTAGCGCCATATAAAGGAAATTGCTGTAATCGCTATCATTCAAAGTTATTCTGCAATCCTTAACAATAAACACATTGTCGTTTTTTGAACGATCACAATCGCTCGAAAAATTTTTAACAATAATCTCTAACTCTCTAGAATAACCTGAATAATCAGCTTGTTTCAATTTCCCTGTTTGGCAAAAATGACTTAAATCATTATACAACCCCAAAATATGATCTTTGTTCATAATATAAAACAACGAGAGCCACCAGCGTCCGTTACTCCACTGATAGCTCTCATTTATCGCCTACGCCTAAGCGATATTAATATCTTCTTCTGGTCTAGCAACGGATAGACACCGCAAATATAAGACCTTATTTTGAAACTACAAACAAACAGGAGATATTTTTACAAAAAATGTAATCAGCCATATTCCTCTGTCATATATAAAGCGTAGCTATACCTATCCTCTATCATCTCCACCACCTTCTTGATATCAGATAAAGTTAATTTCTTTATCTCCATATTCCTACTATCCATTCTGACAAAAGAGTCCTTGAACTCCTGATCGGTTATGGCATCCAACCTAAATAGATTATATTTTATAAGTAACTGGGTTACGTCAAATATCAGGATATTAAGATCAATATCACCCTTCAACTCATTAAGAAGATCACGCATCATGGTTTTGATAGCATCAGTATCAAGCTCCAGCTTCTCGGCCTCCCTCATCAACCTCTTAATGATGCCATTGTACTCGATTATGATATTAGCATTATCATCATCGGTAGGCAGAAGAATATCCATCGTACATTCTATACCTACCTTATCACTAAGTCTTTTATTGAACTCCGTCATATAATCGAAAGCCTGATCCCTGCTTAAAGCGTATGTATGATCAAGCAACTGCTTTTGTCTGTTATTGACAAAATAATGACTGGTGTATAACATCATCAAGACCTTAACTCGCTGAATGCGCAGGTCTTGCATAATTTTCCGGTGTAAAAAAGAATCTAATTGCATAATATAAAGAGTCCCCACCGGGGCCATCACACACCCGACAGGGACTAACTTTTAAATATCTTACTCGTCAGGTGATGGACTGACACCGCAAAGATAAGTCAAGATATTTTATTTAGCAAGGATCGTCCGCCTCTTTTTCTCCGGATACGACATTTCCGTCGGAAACCAACGACTTGTCCTCGGCAGCCTTCGTAGGCGAGGCGGACTCCGATTGGGAACCGGACGGGCTGCCGAACGGGGTCTCCGTATCCTCGAAGAACGCCTCATCCCTCCTAATACTCATCCTAAACTTAGGAGCTATGAAAGGATCGTTATTAAGATCAATATTGATCGTAACGTCATTCATCAAAATATCCTCCTTGGTCCTAGAATCACCTATCCATCCTCTTACGTCAGCGGTCATAGGCATCCTGCTAGCCGCTTCCTTGACAGCTTCAAGCCGGTTCTTGATAACATCCACATCTCCCGCCAACGGAATCATATATGTCTTATTATCCAGCCCGGATCTGGCTATAGCGTTATTAAGATCCATTATATCATCAATACTTACGCCTCCGCCTAGACCCTCCGTAATCCTATCAGCCATCGATCCGATCATGGATGAGAATGACGATATATCCTGATTTTTCAATCTTACGGGGTACAGGTAATTTCTTCCATTTCCTGTCTTTATAGCTACGACCGGGATACGTGAATCTTTATAGTCACCATACTTGTCCCTGACGATAGCCGTACAGAACGGGAATATATTATACTTAATATTATCCCTCATCGTAACCTCCCCGTTCTCTATATACCCTACGCTCTCGACCTTACCAACCGTCTCGTTGGTAAAGTCATTCTCGGATACCATCAACGTGCCATTATCATCACTTACGCTAAAATTAGGTCTTCCCGGCAAAACACTAGTGACTTTACCTACAAACGGTATATCAATCTCATCAGTAACAGATCCTATATTATCCCTATATAACTCAAAGGCCATACTCCTTAAATCAGCGTTACTCCCTTTTGAGTCTGGATCATTGGCTTTTAGCACCGAGACGAAATTGCCATCGCTATCCACGATCTTAATAACCATATTATCAACCAGCTCTCTGTAAGCCGACTTAGTCTCATCAGAATTAGGATCAACGGCGTTAAGACTATTGTATTTATCATACAGTCCCTTGGTGTATGGATCTGACATATCCATCTTAAACCTTACCATATCACCCTCGCGAAGGCTAGCCGCTGCTTCCTGATTCACCGACTCGTTGTTAGACCCAAACGTATCACCCGTATAATAAGGGACAATAGACCCATCCTGCCCCTTGCGATACACCATGAACCAATTGGAGGTAGATAAGGCGGTCTGCCGCCCCAGTATGACACCGGTAGCGTTCTCGAAAGCCTGAGCGTCATCCTCGCTAATCATCCATCTTGAGTGGTTATCTGACTCTATAACAGTAAATATGTCGGTTCCGTTGGTGAAATCCATCACCCTTCCATTATCAGTATCAGTGGCATCAGATCTTTTAAGCCCAAGACTGTCCATAAACCTGTCAAGTCTCATTCCGCCAACCTCATAATACATGACCCCACCGATCTCTCTCTTCTGGGCCATCAACACCACCGGATTCTGGGCGGCGTTAACTTCCGTCCTGCCGGTGGATGTCCCGGGTTCGCTCTCTGTGAGGACATCACCCATAGGTATGGATTTATCGTAATCCTTGACAGCTATACTTCCGTTATCATACAACCTCATCCATTCCACGAATTGAAGAAGAGGCTCATTGGAATAATTATTGATAATATCAATAGCCTCATTAAGCTTATCCTGATCAATCTCATTGCCATTGTCAGCCTCATTCATAAGATCATTATAAGTCTTTATAGCTTCTTTGATCTGATCCTGATCAAGGCCATTGATATTCATATCTACAATATCATCAACAGCGTCCTTGATATTATCATAAATATTATCATGGATCTTCAATCTATCTATTATCGATCTAGCCTTATTGATCCTTGAAATAGGATTATCCCCAAACCCGTTAACTAGACTATCGACACGAGGCTTGTTATTATCATATATCTGTCTCTCCCTAGGAGATAAGACATCCTCATTACCGTTCCATATCTTTATAGCTATATTATTGATTCTATCGTCAGAAGGATTTATGATATCCTCATCATCAGGAACCCTCTCGACTATATTACCTTCATCGGTCTTAATCTCGTTCTCCATAGATCTGGCTATCATATGATTATATGTCTTGAACATAAATGCCTCATCCTCCCCTATAAGACCATCTTGGTAAGCCTTGTCTATAGCTTGGTCGTTGGCGTAAAGATCATTGGCATCAGGATTATCAGTATTCCTGAAATCATACTTGCTATCATCCTCCTCATAAGTCTTACCCCATACGTTCGATAATATCTTCATGAACCCGCGCTCCTGCGCCCGGATGAATCTTCTGTCACGCATACGACGAAGAGACTCGTTTATATTCTTATAAGCCACAAGATTATGACGATACTCACTAAGCAATGCCATAGCCTCCTTATAATTATCAACCCCACGGATAGATACGACGTTCTCAAAATCAGCTATAGTATCATAAGCCGCCATAAGATCAGCGGCACTGATCCTTGAATCATTTCTATTTAAGAACAACTTAGATATATCAGCCTCTGAGTTAATTAACGTAGTTAATTTCCTCTCCAATGCGATCCTATCCTCTGTTAATTTAAGAAGCCCATCATTCTCCTTGACCAACTTAGCCTTATCAGATTCAAGAGCGTCCTTCGACGCGACACTTTGTTGAAGCCTCAAGATATTCTTCTCCATCCTCTGTATATCATCCGTAAGCTTCCTGAGTTCTTCAAGATCCCTGCTCGAATCAGGATTAAGACGAGAATATATATCAAGAGCGGGGCCTATATCCGTATTGTATATCCTTCTTAACTGATTGGCAATATCGTTCAAATTATCCTTCGCCTCAAGGCCATTATAAACCATATTGGAGATATAGGCGTTAAACGACCTATTGGATATACCATCGGTAAGGGAGTCGGCGAACCTATTGGCCATGGTAAAATTATCTACCTTCTTATTAAACTCACTGATAAGGTTGGACTTATACTCATTTACCTGCTCATCTGTCATATTCATATCGGAGGCTATATCGCTGTTAGGTATAGATTCGACTACCGTCCTGAAATTCTCCTTGGTATCATCCAACATCCCCATCTCCGAATCATAGCGGAGACGATTGAATACGGCGTCACTAAAATCCTTGTTTATAATCCTACCATCACTCTCGTACGATGTATCTACGCCGGATAATTGAGCGTTAAGAGCCATACTTCCACGAATAGCACGGACAGCGGCGGTAGTCAAGGCACCGGCATTGGCGTTGTAGGCCTCCACCATTCCCTTGTTACGGGACATGTCTTGGCTCCATTCCTTTATACCTCCAATGGTCTTTCCACCCATAACCGATCCGATGATCATACCTATACCAATCTCCTTCCAGCCTTGGCTAGACCCGTATGTTTCCTTGAACCCGTTCTTTATAGCCTCCATATAGCCTATGTTCTGACGGATGGCCATAGGATTGTATCTTGATTCTACCCAATCCTCGGCGGACTTGCTAGCCACTCCCTGAAGGCCTTCCTCATAAAGACCCTCTGACACTGGGCGCTTGATGATATTGAACGTATTTCCGGCTACCTTCTGCCATTTCTTTGGTGTTATGGCTCTTAACATACCGTTATCCATCCTCTCAGCCCCTACACCAAATATATTGCGTTTTATGAACTTATCCACGCCAAGATCCATGCCGAACATATCGCCGAACATAGCTATATTGGATAATGACAATATGCCGACGTTGGCGGCAAATACGGCGTTAGCGGCATTGGCATTGTCAGCCCTGAACTTCATAAGCTCCTCATATGGGACTTCCCTTCCATAAGCGTTACGGTAAGACTGCCTGAAATTCTCCTCAGCCTCCATCAGCATACTTCTGGCCTCGACAGATGCCTCCCATGCGGTGGACGTGCCAAGGAAGGCGGCGGTGTCCAGTCCCTTGCCTACCCTCTGTCCTATACGGGCGGCCCTGAGGTAAGCGCCGAACGCTTTCTTGGTATCCGAAGCCGCATTGCCTATCCTAGCCAATGCCACGCCTGCCCTAGCTCCCGTACGAGCTAAGTTCATCAATCCAGCGCCGGAATATACGGCTGACGATAACATGGCTCCAGCAGTAAAAGCAAGACCGGATAAGAAATCGTTAGACCAGAAATTAGTCGTGGTCATGCTTTGAAGGAAATTCATATCCCGCTCCTCACGATTGTAATAATGAGCTAAGCCGTAATCCATCTTCTTATCCTGATCATCCAACCACCTAGTGAAATCGTTATCAAAAACAGCGTTAAAATTACCTCTGGATACACCGGCGTAAATACCATAAAAAGGCTGGATAACGCCGCCTAATCCGTATAGGGCAGTCTTACCTACAAATTTCCCCAAACCTCTCATCCATTTCTCAGTCCTACCTTGACTCCTAGATAAACGTGTGTCGTTATCTACACCGGGGATATAAGACTCGTATTTAGGTATCCAAGTACCGCTACTAAGTCGATACCTTGAATCCTCCAACGATATCTCCGGACCAGTAAGATTAAACCTGCCCTTATAGCTTTGATCAGAAGCCATATATCCTAATGGGGACATATGTTTCATATCATCATAATAATTTGTCTTAACAGTATTCTTGATCCTCTCCGACAATGACGGTATCTGGGACTTTGATCTCTCGGAAGCAGAATACGGATCCAATACCGGAGGTAAGTCACGATCCGGTATATTATAGGGATCCGATCCAACAGCCTTTATATTATCCACGCTCATAGTAGGATACCCGTATTTGTTGGCAAGATCCCTTCCATTAGTAGCATTATTATCGGTTTTAACTGTTTCCATTATTTCCACTAGGTACTTATATACTTTTCTACACCAAAAGCATATTTTCACGCTTCATCGGGACATTGTTGAATCTGCTTACACGAAACCGATTCTAAAGAGGTCTCTCCACGTGCTTCAATTCCCGGCGTACCTCCGGTATCGTTTGTTAATCATGACTATATAAAACTGGTGTAAAATTATATATAATCACCTTCTACTATTTCCGTTATTCCTGTTTCTTATCTCCTGATCGATCATACTAGCTATGGGCGAGATGAAACTTTCAAAATCATCAGTAGTAGATCTACCTTCACTTCTCCAATACACCTCATTCTCCTTACTAAGTATCTGTTGCCATGCCATGACCAAATAATATTGAGGGCTGAAATTAATTTTTCTAGCTACCTCATCAGCATAATTAACGCCATCCAGATCAATTGAGTATAATGGAGTACCGCCATCCCTTGCTCCTCCCTTGCTGTATATATCAACATTTATCCCAGAGGAACCATTATTATACTTATATCCGGAAGCCCTTAACTCGTACATGGAAGCGTTATCAAACAATACGTCAGTAGCAATCATCATCTGATTCTTCCTGATATTACCGTCATTTATATTCGTGAACATATCTATATAAGGCATTGTCATATCCTTGGCTCCGCTGGCATAAGCCACAGGAGCTACCTGCAATGCCTTGGCCATCTTCCCATAAGCGTTATCACTTGAATTGGCAAACGATATAGATACAACACCAGAGTCGTAGGTCTCGGATGGGATGTTTACATCTTCTTTATAAAAAGTGAGATCATTGGCGGCTAGATCAGCCTCACTTACCTCAATAACGGATCTGCCATCACCTCCATTATTGCCAATGATCTGATACTTACCATCACCTATAGGGGATATGGTAAACGTTATCTTCGTATTGGCATTATCCTTATCCTTAGGAATAAAACCACCACCACGGGTAAATAGGTCACTAATCTTTATATAATCATACTCGGCTTTGCTTTTAGACGGATAATCACCGGAAAAGATATACTCACGCTCGGCGTACTCATGACGATATTGCCTTAAATAATCCTCGCCAGCACGCTTTGCGTCATCATTTAACCTACCCAAATCTCCACGGCTCCATTTATGCCTTAATAAATCATTTCTTTCCTTATGCGCTTCGTCATATATAGCGGTAGCGACAGCGATCGCTCTATTATCCCCAGCAAACCTGTCTTTTATTTCCTCGATATGCCTATTCTTGTTAGCCCCAGATACGGCAAGAGACATTATAGATTCAATATCATCAAGCGACAAAGACGTTCCCATAAGATCATTCAAACGATCCATAATAATACTTGACTGACCTGAATCTACCGATACGTATGGCGCTTCCCCTTGAATATTACTATTAACAACGTTTATATTATCATTTAGCAAAGAACTATAAGCAGATAGCTTAGCCCAATCGTCTAATGTTATATCGTTTATGCCATCTATATCAAAAACCTTATCACCATTATTGTTAATATCCCCAAGATTGAATGTACCAAATCCGTAACTAATGTCTATACCTGATCCTTCATACGATCTAGCCTCTTTCTCAATTATAGCATCAACACCATCCAAAACCGTATTCTCAGCCTTATTGAAACCCTCATTAATCTTACTATACTTATTCCTTTGGTTATTTAACCCAAGAAGCTTTATATAACTATCCTTTCCATTATAATCAAGAAGTGTATTCGTAGATCCACCATTAGCCTTAAAATAAGTCATGATAACCTGATCCCTATCCATATCCTTGACCACATTACTATTCTCAGGATCAGATGCCCATGCGTCGATCTTCCTCTTGGCATCGTCTGATAGAGACTTTACAAAATTCTCCATGCCTGTATTCACCGCCTTTTCATTGGCTATAAATCCATTCATGAACTCATCGCTTATATTCACATCTTCAAGATTGGCACTCTTCGTAACCACGGTGGGACCGGTCATGTCATCGCCCCCACCATTTCCATTCTCCGATTTACCTGATTTACTAGCTCTTATCAAAGCGGATTTCTCCATGGCTAGATTATGCCTTTTTGTCTCATTGAACTTAGCCCTCTCCATCATCTGTTGATTAGCCTTGAAATAATAATCATCAACACCAAGCGTCTCGTATGAGTTATTATAAGACCATCTCAATCCGACACCACGAAGGAACTGCTGCCGTACCATGAACATGCCGGCCCGCTCCGGGCTGTAGTTGCTGCCGATAACGCCCTCAGCCTCCTCCACGAAATCATTCTTCTGTTTGGTGATATCAGCCAACTCCGACTCCAGCTTAGCCTTCTTTATCTTATCGTTACCTACCCCTTTGAGTTTGGCACGTATAGACTCTTCCTTGGCGCTAAAATCATCAATATATCCTTTTAAGAAATCAGACGTGCTTTGGACGTTGAACAGATCGGGATTAGTTCTAGCCATGTATCTTCCTTCTAACTGCATCTGAGCCTTGCCGTTCTCGGATATGGATGCCATAGCTATATCCCTTACCTGAGCATAACTCATCTCATCTACATAAAGCTCACGCATCTCACCCGTCCTGTTCCCGTCAGCGTCAGTAACAGGTATCTGAACCTTCTTACCTTTGTTAAGGGAGATAAAGTTCTTCATCTTCTCGTCAACCTCAGCATGATAATCCGTATAAGGAGTATAATGTATAGGGTTAAGACGTGTACCTACCTGACCGTCATTCATCCACGCAACAGCGTCAGCGAAAGCCTCAGCCTCATTGATAGGGCTATACATCTTGGGATTGTTCAGCTTCATATCCTCCATCTTCTCGCTAAAAGCCCGGATCTCCCTAGTACCGGCAATAGCGTTCAGCACACGAGTATCCAAAGCCTCACCAAGACGGGCTTGTATGCTTCTGGCTATACCGTCAGAAGCTAGATTGGATTTACGATACACGTTATTCACATCCTGTATCAATCCATTTAACCTATTCTGAAGATATTCCCTATCCTGAGGTTTTATAATGTCAGAATTGATAATATAATCAGCATACTCGTTTATAGCCTGCCGATTGGTATCTATCTTCTGCTGCATGTATCCCATACCCTGCATCATGACATCCATGTTGTAGGGTGATACGTACTTGCCGTAATTCCTTAATATACTATATTGTGAAGCCATCCTTTATCCTTTCTTGCCTTTAGTTACTTCCTGAGCGGGATATAATCTCCTATAACTCAATATATCTCCTTGAGGATCAGCGATCAGCTGCCCATTAGGACCGATCTTGACATCCCCGAATATAGACCTTAATGTATTCATGGTCGTAGCCGTATTCCACTTCTGCTGGATCTCGTCATTTACGCTATCGAAATACCTGGCCCAGTTCTCGTCATTTATAGCCAATCCCTGCAATATACGTTGCTGGTAAGCTTGACGTTGGGCTATATTCTTATCGTACGTATTAGCCCATGACTGAGCATTGACATTATCAGCCCAAGTCCTTTGAGCCACGTTCCCTTGTTCTACCTCATTTATATACTTACCTATATTGGAACTTAATATCGCCTGTAGGTTGGATGATAAAGCCCCTCTCTGGGAATCCGGGACATTACCCATCTGATCCAATTGTGATTGGAAAGCACGATTGGCCTCAACCATATACTGATCAGCCGATCTCAACACCGGATCCACGGTAGGAGCGTAATGCCTTTCCAGACCTTCCGTTGTCACGGCTCCCGGGGTCATCCTGAACACCTCAGGAAAGTCAAGACCACCACCTACTATATTCCTGCCTCCATTGCCGCCGTTCGACTTACCGGCATTTGTGTTGGTTTTAGGAAGTGTATTAGGATCAATCAGCTCAGGCATATCCAGCTTAACATCAGGATCCTCCACATCACCTATATCCATAGGACCGGGAGCCACCTTATGCGGGTCAAGTATAAAATCAAGACCTTCCATGCCTTTCATGGATCTTAACGCCTGCATCTTAAGCATATCCTCCCCAAGGATCTTATTAACAATATCTTTATTCTTGTCAGAAAACAGTTGACTGAAATGAGTGATACCAGCGTCGTTAAGAGCTTTATGCTGTTCCTCTGTAACAACATCCAGACCGATCATAGGACGAGATGAGGAATATTGACCAAACTTATTGTCTCTCATCCTATCATGATATGAGGCTTTCTTATCTTCCGGGTAATTACCTTGGCTATCCTCGCCTCCAAAGGAAACGAGTGTCGTATAATCCCGAAGCGCCTCTGCGTTGGCGATGATCGGGTTCTCCGCCGTGGCCAAGCCCATCCACCCACCAGTAGTGCTGTATATAGCATCCTGAAGAGCCTTGGCGGCAGTAGCCTTCGGAGCGCTCATATAAGCATCATAAGCCAAAGGCATGAACGTCTTATAATACTCCAGCCTCTCATCGGTATTAATACCGCCATAGGAACCATCCTGACCCTGACGTTGATACCCGAACGTGTTATCCTTATTATTGTACTTGTTCTCTACAGGACGGAAAGTAAGTAGGTAATCGAATAAAGAACTACCACCTTTCTCCATCTTCTGACGAATACCAGCCACTTTCTTAAGCAATTCTTTCTTAGCATCGGCTATATCCTCCTCCGTAAGACCGTATTCTTTCATGGATCTGGATATGATGTTATCTATCTCACCACCCTTAGCGAAATACGTATCCTCATCCTTCTTCATCTTCCGGTCTTCCTGCTCCTTGTATATGACATTAGCGAAGTCCGTAAACCTTCCCTCTAAGCCATTAACGGTATCGTTACTATCATTTATAGCCTTAGATAATACGGAGGCGTTTAAACGCCTTGTATTCTCGTCATCTATCTTATCGTTTTTCTTCAGCTTCTCCAGCGCCTTTTTCTGATCATCGTAAGCCGATTTAAGACCGATCTTAGCCTTATACCTGTCCATTAACGTAGCATACGTATCTTTAGGCGTGGCTTTGATACCATACGTATCTCTGATGTATTTAGCGAAATCCGGCTCTATGGTTGTGTCGTCGGTAATAACCTTCGTTCCCTGCTCCAAGGAAACGGGGGTTCCACCATCGGCGTGCTTCTGCCCCATAGCCTCCATCGGCGCCTCTCCGGGCTGCTCCACGTACTCGCCCTTCTCGACCTCCACGTTGGCTTGATCTTCCATCGACTTAGGTAACGGATATAGGTACTCACCGGTAAGGCTTCCGCTATCGAACCTATTATTAGGTCCCAGATAAACGCCCCCACCATCCTTGTACTGCATCTGGGATTGCCTTCTTTGTCTGGCCTCACGCTCCTGAGCCAACCTGATATTGGTACGAGTACCTTTCTCTGACGCTATCCCAGAAACCACGTTACGAGCCAACCCCATGATACCACTAATTCCCGAGGCTATGGTGGTTATCGTATTAGCTGTTTTAGCCCCAGTGGATAAATCGCCATATCCCTCGCTTCTCATACGACCTATACCACGACCCATCTGAGTGAATCTAGACCCTATATCATCAGCGCCATAGTAAGGGATGGTGGTAAAATCAAAAACATCCGTACTACCAGACTTATCAACCTTCTTATTACTGTCAACCAACGCGCTCAAATCACTTGTATCAATGGTATTAATATCAGGATGCTGAATATCAAATCCTATCTGGGTAGACGAAACCAAAGGCTCCACTCCAATACCCTGAAGACCAACAACATTACCGGGCATAATAGGGGTGACTTCCCCAGCCTCTTGATATTTAGGTATCTTCCTCTTGATTACGTATTTGCTCATGTCTAATTAATTTCGTTCTGACACAAAGATAATTTAAAAAAACAGAGACTCATCATTTTACAATGACGAGTCTCTCAGCAAATGCTATTATTATGTACAGAATTAAATTCTTTTTATGAATAATGATCCTATGGCCTTAACCAAGTCATAAAAACCAGCAGAGCTGAGGCCTACAGCCACTCCATATAATAAAGCTTCCCACCATTCACTCCCTATAAGCAATGGAGACACCTTTAGAAACCACGCTAATATACAAACCAGCATACCTATGACTACGGCTGATAGGACTTTAGCCCACTTATGGGTGTCGATATACGGCACAACCTTAGCTAACTGCGTAGCTGACATCGTGACGAAAGCCATGATGCCGGTGAAGGTAGTTAAATCAATAGTGATAGCCCCTTCTGATGGGATTACCTCTTGCGCCATCAAAGCGAATGGCGTCAATAACATAGCAAATAAAAACAACAATCTTTTCATATCTAAAACGTTTAATTACTTCGCAAATATAGTATTAATTCTGTGTTCTGCTCATGCTCTTTATATTCAGCATCAACCCCGGTATCATATTAAGCACCAACTGCCTTTTCGCCTGTTCCTTACGCATACGCTCGGCTTCCGCTATCTGGGCTTCTGATTTGGGATCGTTCTTGATATTATTAGCTATATCCTCTATAGCCTTCTTGTTGGCTCCAGATTGAGCTAGCATCCTATACAACAGGTCTTGACCTTCCTTCTCCCACCAGCTATCCATGGCAGGATGGGAAGCCAAAGAAGGATCGGCGGGGGCTACCGTCTCGGGCACGGGCTGCTGTCCTCCGTCTCCCGTGCCCGAATCCCGCTGCCCGAACTCGTATCTCATTGGCTCGTTCTCCGGAACACCATACCTATCAGAGAACATATCGGCGAACTCAAGCCGCTTCTCGTTTCTTAATGTCGATCCAAGAGGTCTTCCGTATCCTTGATTCCATGCTACAGTAGCATCCTTATAATTCGTGGCGTTATCGAAATCAGCCTTCGAATACATATAGTAATTATATACATTTCCTTGAGCGTCCTTATCAAAGAACTTGCCTTGGTTCATGTAGTTCCAGCCTAGCCCCGGTACACGACCTTGATACTCATCCACAAGATAATCCAGTTGTTGGGTTAATGTAGGCTTCTTTCCGTACCTGCGCTGTAGCTCTTTCTTCCTCGGTCCAAGCCATTGCTGGATACCAAAGTCACCGGCGGCTCCTAGGGCAGTGGTATCCCCTCCGGACTCGGCGGCGATATTAGACAGGATGCCGATCGCTTGTGTTTGTGGTATCCCCTTCTTATCCGTCAGATAATCCCATATCTCATCATATACAGCCATTTTGCTATCCCCTGATCTACGAGTGTCAATCACATACTTGCCAGAACCATAAGAGCGATTGGTATTTACAGGACCTCCCTCTTCTTTCTCCTCCTTATCATCAACCAGCATAGTAGAACCAAGACCTACATAATAATCCAAATCCTCATAAACACGGTTGACAACTTTCTCGGCTATATCCTGAAATTTTTTCTTATCATCCTTATCCGGTATCCTTTTCTTTATCCCTCTCAACGTCTTACCTAGATACTTGGTGAACACGTCATTTGGGATGCTCGCATAGTCATCCAATTTATCAAATATCCTACCATAAATACTTGACTCCCAAGGATTGTCAAACACATTACCCTTCCCAACTATCCCCATTTTGTAAGAAGGAGCAGATTTAAGAGGGACACCACCGGTAAGGATATCAAATTCTGGATGGGTATCATCTAGAGGTTTATCATCAAGCTGTTTATAATATATAGGAGATTGACCGGATATCACACGATCAAGATCAGATCTATACATCTTTCTTGCTATATCCTCTATCTCTCCTCCATCTTGCTTATCTTCGATCTTCTCTCCCCATAGCCCATATTTCTCCATGGGCCATATGCCGTCTATGGCATCCACATAACCAACTGGATACTCCCCGTCCAGACGCCGGTTTCGCCGCTCGTCCGCCGGGTACAGGGCGTTGGCCAACGGCTGCGTGATATGACCCAACCCCTTATCCTTGGAACTCGACATAGCATCCACCACAGTCCGATATACAGGTCTTAATTTCTCAGGTAGATATAATCCCGCCTCATCAACCAACTCACCGATCTTTTTATTTATACCCCTGAGGCTGAAATTATAATTACCCATGCCATTATTCAACGGGGACAATGTACCTCTTATCCCATTCATACCCTTGACGGCAGCCCCTCCGCTAAGGATATCAAACTCCGGGGACACGTTTCTCAAAGGACTATCATCCATACCCCTGAAATACATGGGACGCTCACCTCTTACGACACGATCAAGATCCTCCTTATATAAATCCTTTATCCATGACGGGGTCTCCTCCCGCTTGTTCTTCTTTGCCATAAATCTTCTTTTTCACAAAGATAAGTATAATCAGATGCGGATTAAAACATTAGGCGGGTACATGATCATATCACCTACCCGCCTACATCCTCAATGCATATGATAAGCCGCTAAGGCTTTCTTAGCCGAATCCCTTGACTTGTACTTGGCCGGCCATAATTTACCAGTCTTGTTGCTAACCACTCGCCAATCACTCCCTACTTTCTTGATGCATCCTGACTTAGGGCATTTGCCATTCTTTTTACCACTAGTTTTTATTGCTGCCATAATATCAATAAATTTTCTCCTCATTACTAAACCAACGAACTATCATCTTGAACCGGCTCTCAATGTCATTCACGAACCTTGCCAAGAACCAATCGCCACGAAGACGATCACGCCACCTCCGATGATAATCGACAGCCCTAGGATCGATCTTCCGGTCAATGTCATTCACGTCCTTGATCCATACCGGGAGGTTATTAGTATCGTCTTTGACCTCGTTAAAATAGTCATTTATATTTATCTTCTGATCAACCTCCGTCACCAGTATCTCACGGCTATCGTCATTGGTTACAGGATACCTTAACCGCTGGCTCATATCGTTCTTGTCAGCGATAACCATCCGAAGCTCACCACTGTTGTTGGTATCGTTATAAAACCATGCCTTATTGAATCCGGTAGTCCTAAGAATTTGGTAATTAACCTCATCCTGATACCTTCTGGCATCCATCCTATATTGGTAGTTCGTGAGGATCTTATTCACATACTGCTCACGTACTGGTACCTCTATAACGAACGGATATAGCTTACCGTAAAATACTTGATACGATTGGTTGGTCAATCCATGAGACCATAACCCTATCTCCTGACTTTCACTTGAGTAGTTCTTTCCAGACTGGAAATAATGCTGGTGCTCGATATAATAATCAGGGGTGTAGGATAAATATGATTTCCACTCACCCTTCAGGCAGTTATATCCAACGGTGAACGAGACGTCCGTGAAATGGCTGGCGTCCTGTAGCTCCACCGCCTGCCCGTTCCTGTAGAACCGGCCGCCACGGAATTGGTACTCGCTCGGATTCCCTACCGGTATATAATCTTTCTTGGTTATCAGAACTCTCTTGAACCGATTGTCCCAGCCCATGGATAGCCCTATACCAAAGAACTTGTTATCGATATCGTAATAAGACAACTCAGAGTCCGTATCAGCGTTATATATCCGGCTACGGATGATCTTCATCTGAAGATGCTCCTTAAACCAGTTTCTAAGCCCCGGTGTGACCTCCGTAAGATTCCTGCCATTAGAATCTACCTTAAACACCTGACCACGCCTTAAATCGACCCAAAAATGCCCAAACTCGCAACTGATCATATCCCGACTCTGGGTCCCGGAATATCCTAACGTCGTATTATTATACTCGATACCACGGGAGGCGAAAAGACCACCTGTCCCTAGCTCGCTATTCTCCGGGGATATTCTCTCCGCCAACACGTCTATGGCGTTATAAAGCCCTACCTGATTCTCGAAGCGAGCCAGTATCTGATCCGACTCTATCCCTTTCATGCTTATAAGTTTCCCGAAAGAGGTCTTGAACTCATGGTAATCCATAGGCTTGTACGACAGCCAAGGATCGGTCATGCCATTCTCCGACACGTCGGCGGTGCTCCATATGACGCCGTTGGGTCTTTGGTAAGCGCAGTCCCAAAAATTGCTATCATACGTCTCTGGTAATGACCTTCCGCCTAGCGTAAAACGATTCTTATACACAGGACTTATCTTAAACACATTATCCCTTGATATAGGGACATTACGCTCCTGAGTCCATGATATATAATCCCCTACCTCCGGATAGAACCCCTCGTAAGGCTCAGGCCCGGCTATACGGAAATTGCAATTAATCTCAGACTCCACAAGAAACTGAGGTATGCCATAGAAGTATAGGAAGAAACGACCGCTAAGATACATATCTCCGGTCTTGCAAACCATCTCATAAGCGCTCTTCCGGCTAGGGAAAGAGTATAGCGATCCGGTATCCGTATCGGTCTTATCAAGATAATCCTCCCCGGTGTCGTAATTAACAAAATAACGGGGATACCCGATGTTCCGATAATCATAATAAGGGAATGGTATCATGTCCCCCTGACCAAACTGAGTCAAGTAAAACATAGGCATCTTCCTCTTAAGTGAGAATCTTGATATAAATACATCACCTCCAAAAACAGGTTTACGCTTATCCTTATCCATCAACCCGCAACCACCTAACGATACCCACCTGATATCCTCTATCTGTCCGTATTGAGCCGGAGAATATTTCTTTATCCTCATATAAGGACAGGATACGAAAGATTCACGTGTCATAAAATGAGGCGTCATACCAGCCACCTCATCGTTACGAATATTACACTCATCCTGAATACGACTGGTATCGTAACTTGAAACCAACTCCGGATATTCAAGCATATACTTATCCATACCAAATGACATGAACAACGAATGCTCACGATCGAGGTTGTTTATGATAATAGGCTTACCACCTACGGTTCCCCCTTGTGACGAGATGTCTGTAACCGGATACAACCCGCTCTTGATATATTTGACCGTTGACAATCCACGTAGCTCCGACGCCCCTATTTTTTGGTAAAATAAATTATAATGAGCGACAGAAGTATAATAATAAGCATAGTTCCGTCTAGGTCCCCTATCTATCAATGCCGTTAACCACTGATACCTGTACTTGCCTATATCCACCACGGACTGGGCTGTGGCCTTGGCGATACCCGTAGCCAGACGGATAGCCGTCAGCGCTATGCCGACAGGGTTGGCTAAAAAGAACACGCCTCCACCGACATATTGCTGTGAAGCCGACTGATATGTATACTCAGCTATAGCGGATATTAAATTAGCCATAGCCTCCACCGTAGCCAATGATGTTGCCATACTGTAAGCCTTACTCCCTAATATCGTCCATTTAGGGTGATCCTCCACTTCCCTGAATATACCGGAGGATTTACCTAATTGATAACCATCAACAAGGCACTCGGTGGGAGCGTCAGGCTTGTTAAAGGCAATATCAGGGCTTAAGAATGAATACCAGATATTACCCCTCCTGTTAAACGGATGCGTTATAAATTTCTCACGATTAATATCCTTATAGATATACATATCATCAGACAAATCGTTGTAAGGGTAATTAGAATAAAGGTTAGCCGATCCATCGGGATCATCATACTTAAACATATCATAAGCCAGACCAGTTCCGATAACGCTCTTATCCAACGTCCTATCGCCCCTATACAACTCATATCCTATTATAGAATCTCTTCTAGCCTTATCTATAAGACCATTCTCTACCGCTATATCCAGAAACTCATTAACGATATCGTCATCAAGCATCACCCCCATAGGATAAATATAGGAGTCAACTCCATATTGACCGGTCAGTTGAGACGGATTACCCATAAAAGGAGCGACAGAGTTATCCGGGAACTTGTAATGGCGTATAGGTCTCTGACAAAACGTGGTTGACGTATTTGGGTACTCAGCGTTACCCCCATTACCGGTGAAATAAGACTTACCCCCAACGGATCTAGGAGACCCATAGTATTTCGTCAAAGAATCTATTATGTCCTTCCTCTTTGATCCTCCCGATGATATCCCGATCTTACTTGAATCATACAACTCAAAATTAGCCGGGTACTTATTGGTAGACTCCCAATATCCGAAATCACCATACTGATATGGTCTGGGAGCGCAATCAGCGGGTTTATCCCCACATGAGATACATTTCGCCTCATAGGTAACAAATCTCCTTAATTTCAATTCTTTTGTGAAGAAGAATACGTATTTCACCTCCAGTGGCCGAATGCCAAAACAGAACGGGGCGGGGAAGATGGCGGTGCCGGCCGTATAGAATCCGGCAAGCTCCTTCATGTCCTGCCTCATGGCGAAACCGGTGAAGAACACGCATACCGCAGGCTCGATGCAAACATATATCTTATGGAAAGTAGTCTTGTCATCATTCCAGAACAAGTACTTTGGCATCATAAATATCTTATGATCCACGTAATTAACTATAACACCTTTCTTGGCGTCATTAGCCAAAGGATTAGGAGCCACGGTACCTTCCTTGTCAGAGAAAAACGTTATACGAACCTTGTTGTATGATGATGAGTCACCGATCGGATAATTATAGTTACCCATCATCTCTATATACATAATATCGTTATCAGGATCGGATAAACCGCTTACGTATTTTCCGTAATCCAACTCCACCCATCTAGCGTATGAGGATACATGTGGATAAAACTTGAAATAAGTCAAGTTGCTCCTGCCGAACCAATTGGTCTTGGCGTCAATATCATTCTGCACAGACACACGACCTTCCCAGTCAGTAGTTATACCGGTATTAAACTTAGAATTATCACCATCGCCAAAAAGACACATGGCATTCTCAATACCAAATTGACTCTCGTATTGAGGAAAATAAGCCTCCATCGTATCCATTAACTGATCAAGCATCGTCTCTGTATGATGCTTACCTTCCCATCCGGGATATTGGTACAAATATGTGCACTTACCCAATGACCTACCCCCTTGGAATGTAGGAAGTTGAACATCGTTAATAGTGGGGTTCACGTAAGGATCGCCTACCGAACAACCATTAGTACATATACCCTCATCATACAACTGCCGGACATTAGACATATCCTGACACAAGACCAAGGCAGAAGAATCTATGTCAGACGGGAATTTGTTCTCATCCTGACCATCCAGCCATTCCTGAACCAGATCTATGATATTTTTGCCTCCACTAGAGTAATTATCAAAATCACACAATACAGAGAATTTCCTTTGTGACTCGGCGTTACTTTGTATTAAGGTGGTAGGCTCGGTCTCCGTATAATCACTAGCCAGCTTATATGTAAAATCAATCCTAGAATCCACCAAAGAGTTTTTATCCAATATAGTCCTGGTCTCTATCCTCTCGATATCATCACATCCACCAGGGAAATCGGGAGCCTTTATACCGTCTTGATCCTCTGGCAATGATATAGCAGCGCATAACTCGTCAGTAATACCTACATTAGATTCTATGATATCACACAGGTTCTCTATATTATCAGCGATATAATCAATAGCATCATCTACCGTAACATCTTCCCCCATCGTATTGATAACGAATTGGGTCTCTCCTACCGTGGCATATTCCTGCTCTACATATCTGAGTTGCTTGACATCTAGCTGATTCTTGCATTCTCCTCCAAAATCATCAAATCCCCAAGACGGGTCGTTTATGATCTTTGCCGTATTCTTAAACTGCCAAAGATGACGGCGGCTGTTCCCGGCGCACTGCGGGTTGTTCTCCAGCACCGACGCAGCCGACAGGTCGTCAGAGTTACCGTCCTCATCAACGATAACCTCCATCTCCTCCCTTGTGGCCGGACGAGGGATAAGCGGGAATCTAGCCGTCCTGTATCCTGTATTGGTAAAGAATCTTATACCCAACGGATATACCTCGTCACGCATGAAAGAGGCGTATTTAGAGCAAGCCACACCGTCTTTATACAAATTCTCCGTGGCTATAGATGTCTGCCATTTAACGAAATGACCCAAGAAGTTAACGACCGGTTGAAGATTCCATTCGTTCTCCACGGTCAAGCCGTATTGAAGAAGACGATTCCCGACAGACGTCATGCCTCTGGCTGTCTTATATACCGGTATTTCCTTGGATAACTTCTCCATGGTCGTACGCTCGCTATATTGATCCGTAAGATAATAGATAGTCCTTTCCGTTATCGGATGTATACCTTCTATGAAATACTCAAGAACCGGGCTTTGCTCACCATTAAACCCAACCGTATTCTGTATAACACCTATCTTATAATGAGATACCTGCTTATCTATATTAGACACGGTAAGGCGGATACCCATGTTGGTTGACTTACCCCATAAACCATCGCGGATAACCATATCTTGACGATCGAATAACATGATTGGGTTGGTCAATGAGCAATATCCGGTCTTCTCAATCCCGAACTCATCGCACAACGCCACGCAGAACTGGTAGGTCCCGGCACGCAGGCTCCCCCCGAACTCCACGACCTCAGGCTCCACGCACGGGGCCGTCAGCAACGGGAACACCAGCAGCTTCTCGCAGGCCAGCCTACACCTCTCTATTGGCTTGTCATCCCCACATGTCTTATACCCATGGTAATGATACCAAAAGTCACCATCATCATCCGGGTTAAGAGCCTTATCGACCATAACATATCGCTGGGGATTATATCCATCGGTCCAGTATATCACCTTCCCGCATTTCTCGTCCTTGATCTCTATATCGAAGATCGGATGATGAATGGAGAAATTAAGACAAGGGTCATCAACCCAGTCCTCTATCAAGACCTCCATCAAATCACATATCTCATCAAAACGACCATCCGACTCCTCAAGCCTCTCGCCAAGGATACGATGGATGTCCTTTCCCGATCCAGCCAATTGATCCTCCACGGTCTTGATATAATCCAATGACCGCATGAACGTGATCTTAGACGTATTATCATCCGGATTGGATAGAAAGAAATAAGTGTTATCACCAGCTATGTCATTCTTATACCCAATAACCTTATAGCCATCAAATCGCTTACATAAAAGGGTACTAGGCTCGTTCTGGATCTTAAGCTGGCTTCCATCGTCACCCTCTATGGTAGCGTTCAAGGCGAAACTATATTCAGACGGGGATAGATCCTGTGGATGCTTATCCCTGTTCATCCCGGAGTCGGGAACCGCTATGTTAGAGTTATTTTGCACGACATTATCTTTTTCGCAAATATAATAAATCCACCAGATAATCACTTATGTGGCGGATTCTAATAAACAGTACGTATTATGCAAAACATTCAAATCGTACAAAAATAAAAAATCCTCCAGACTTTCACAAGTCAGGAGGAGAACTAAATACTTTTAAACGCTCGTGTAAAGTACAAAAACACAACAATTACAAATTTTCACCCATGTAGTTCGATTGCTTATCGGCATCCTCTACAGATATTTGACATACTCCCACGCCTAAAGGCAGTGGGATTCTTGGATACAGACGCAAGAAACCCCGATATTACTATCGCTGGAATTACTCTTGCTCTCCAATTCGGAAATGCCCTTCCGAAGTATATTCCTAGCCGCTAATACATCCCTGTCATTAATTGACTCACATTCAGGACAAATCCATTTACGGTCTTTCAACGACAACAATTTATTGATATATCCACATTCACATGTTTTGGAAGAAGGATACCATTTATCGATCTTATGTACTATTACTCCGTATTTCAAAGATACATACATAAGCTTATCAATAAAAGAAGAATGACAAAGATCAGATATCTTCTTACCCCAAATGCGTCTCATGGCTTCAATATTTAGATCTTCAATAAAAATATAATCATATCTCTTACACAACTCATGAGCTAACTTCCATTGAAAATCAGATTTAAGATTATTAATTTTCCTATGCACTTGTTGTAACTCGAATAATCTTCTACTTCTGTTATTTGATCCCTTCTTGGCGTTTGAAACACGCTTACCGCACTTCTTAATCTTATCCTGATACCTTTTAAAGAACAAGGGAGAGGCAATCTCACTACCATCGCTTTTAGTTAAATAAGTTTTCAGTCCAAAATCCAATCCGACAGATGCACCATCATGTGTCTTTCTATAGGAGTTTACAGGATTATGATCTGTAACGATAATCAAACTAAATCGATGACAGGTCTCCCTAATTATTCTTATTTGTTTAATATTGCCTTCATAATGTCTACTGTATGAAAATTTAAAACGCTTCTTCCCTTTATTAATCGTAAAAATATTTCCATTTAACATAAACCCTCCTTGTTTATCGATCTCTTTTTAAAAAAACGACTATAAGACTCATCAAGCCTTTCGAGTATCTCCTGTACTGTTTGCGAATGAAGAAGATTCCTTTTTATCCTTTTAGCGAAATGTTTTTGCATCCTACCTATAGATATGTATTTCCCAGACATCCGGTAATAACGCTTCTGTAAGGAGAGGGCATGATTCCATACAAAACAACATTCACCAAGCATCTTATTAAGATGCTTGGTTTTCTTAGATCTGTATATATTATATTTGTATGAAATCATTTTATTATATTTGCTTCAAAGTTAAACAAATCAATTCATCCACAATCTAAATCAACGTGGTTTTGTTGGTTATCAAACCCCATCCCCGCTACCAAGGCCAAAACGCTCTTTGATATGTCACTCATGGTGGTATCCTTGGTCGGAGCCTTAGGCATAGAAACGCCTTCCATGACAAAATCCAACGCCTTATCTACAAGACCATCGAAATCATCATCTCTTATATAATCCTTAAGTACCTCCAGTATATATAACCGGACATGGAGTTCGTTATTTACATCATTCAATGTGACCATAATACTAGTTTTCGGCAAAGCTAGATTATTCCCACGCAATAAAAGATCAAATATGTCATAAGTGAAGGATTAAAAAAAATAAAAAAACTCTCCTATCCTCACGAACAAGAGAGCCGATGTGTTTATATTATGAAGAAAAATCTATTCACCTATTCTTACAATACAGTCACGAGATTCCTTGTTATAGATCATCGTGCCTACCTTAGAATACAAGGTTTTTATATTTTGCCAATTATCCTCACCATGGGCGGATACGTTGGTAGGGGCATCACCGGTATAAACCTCCTCGCCTCCGATATTGACAAAATCATATCCACGTTTCTCCATAGAACCGCCCTTATATGCCGTGAACCTGATAGTGACATTACCTTTCTCACGACCACCATACCAGTTACCGTATATACTACACCTGATCTCAAGAGGTAATTTATCATAATTATCGCCATCCAACAACGGCCCCATCTGGATCAAGGCGGCCTCATTACCTGATTCCATGTTATCACCACCGTGGATAAGATAATCACCTACCCGCTCCTGCGTGGTCTGGTACTGTTTACTCCAACCAACCAGCTTGCCGTCCACGTCCGGGAGGCCGGTGTTATCGAAACCGGTAGCCGTGTCAAAGTCAATGCCGTCCTCGTCAGCCCAGATATACCTAAGCACTAGGTAATCGAACTCCGGGATGATCACCACCGGGACCGACTCCTGCCTGCACACGAACGTCTTCTCCTCCTTGGTGCCTTCTTTTATAACTTTGTACGTAGCCTGACGTATCTCTCCAGTCTCATTGATATCAGCGGTAACCCTAACCTCAGCAGGACCGGTACCACTTGTCTTATCTAAATGTATCCAATCAGCCATATCATCGTATTTTGTTAAACCAGTTTAATATACTTATCAAAAGCGTTGGGCCACATACGCTCATAAGACAGCATCCTCCTCCTATTATCCTCAGCCAGCTCCCGGTAATCATTCAAGGTAATCATCGACATCTTAAGCTCTTTCATGGCCCTAGCGAACTTACCCGGCTCCTGCTGGGCGTATAGTTTATAAGCATCACCAGCCCCTTGTATCAAACCGTTAACGGCGGCGTTCTCGAAGATCTTCATCTTGATATACGTCTCGACATAATCCTCAAGATAACCTAACGCCGTTTCAGGTATATACGGGAGACCGTCATCATCCTTGGGTGTAGCACGATATATGATGTAAATAAATCCATCAAACCCAGTATACATAGTATTGCCAGATATAGTTATATCATAATTATCCCAAGCATATTTATCCCGATACTTGTCGGAAGCGCAATCACGTCTCAACCCACGACCTATAGACAGCCTTACGGGGTGATGGTAATGGAAGCGAACCTCGTGAGACCCGATATATAGCTTCTCCGTGATCGTCTTCTCAAACTCCTCCTTACAGCACTCCGTGCAGGAGTTCCAACGGAAGCCGCGCTCGGTGCGCTCGACCCAGCCGATCTCGTGTTGGAGGTCAGCCTTAGCCTTATCGCCCCCCGGAATCTCACAGACAAGAGGCTCACACCTATAGGCGTCAAGCATGTCGAAGAAATCGGAAGGTAATACCGCCTGTTTGTTGCTGGTCTTGACAATCGCCTCGGACATGACGGCTATAACACCCCCAAACCTTTTTAAAGCGATCTCAGCCCACCTGTAAACAGATGAGGTATCTATAGCCCCACTATCATCGTATTTATGTAAATCGGCCTTGATCTCGGCCAATAAGCCCTTTATCGTCACGTTATTAAATTATTAATTTATTTATTAAATTCACATTCGTATCACAAAATGTTTACTCTAACCGGGTTAAACGCCAACCCACTATCGATTATCTTACTGACGTAAGAATCACCGAATACTTTTCTTCCAATCCCAATAGCTCCGTTGACATCAGCGTTAATCAGCTTTCCGATAGAGCTTTGGAACAATCCACGTTTCTTTCTTTTGCCGAGATAAACATCATGCTTACACAGTTTCTCAAAAGCCAGATGATCTACTTTGGAGGTATAGGATTCCTCATTGGTTTGAAAGTTTATTCCAACCAATTTACATTTGTAAGAAATCTTATCAATTAGCTTGGAGAACGGAATCTCAACGAACTTCTGATTTATCCTCTTTCCTAGATTTACTCCATTCTTCCATCCTCTGTTTAACCCTACTACAAGACTACCAATATTATTGTCAATACAATAATTGACAATAAACCTGCTGATCTTATGGATATGATCATCTATCCAAAAATTCCTATAATTATTTAGCCGTCTAAGTCTCTTTGAAGTTCCCTTATCGCCAATATATGACATCAATCTGGCTTTCTTCTTATTATACCACTGATTGAAGGATTTAATAATCTTACCGTTTACAATGAAAGGCTTGATACCTACATTGCTTATACATGTACATAAATTATTCAATCCCAAATCAATCGAAAGGACATTATCCTTATTCAGGTTTAGATCCTGTTCCTTCTTCTCATAAATAACCTCAACCACATAGCAAGTCGCTTGCGGAATTACCCTAACCTGACATAATTTGTTATCTCCTATTTTTGTTTTAATTGATGGAATTATGTTTTTGATGAAATGGATGTAACCATCCTTTTTTAATCTACAAGAATTTGTTGTAAATACAACCATATTCTGCTTCTTGCCTCGTTTGTACTTCGGCAATTTAGGTTCTGAGTTGAACTTAGAAGGATTCTTTTCATATTCCTTCTTTAATCTTATCCAAGACTTTATTACCGAAAATACTTGAGCTACGACTTGCTGAGATACCGCTGTCGGTAAATTCCTGAAATCAATCTGATTCTCCTTACATAGTTTAGTAGAGAACTCATATTCCTTTAGATAGTTACCATCGAATATCCCTTGCCTGACGTTGAAAAGAACATAATTGTACAACAACCCGGATTTGAGGCAGATATCCTCAAATCGGTTGTCTTTTATGATATGTCTCTCAACTAATCTCATTCTTAATATCTTATGCCATAAATATAAACATTCTTTATGAAATAAATGATTTATTCAACCATAACAAACTCTTTTGTACAAAGATAGACAATAGTATATATCAAGCAAAAGATCCAGTCTACCCTCACGGGCTAACTGGATCACAAAAACTTCTACAGCTTATACACCCATTTAACTCCAAATACCTTACTCTCCGACTCGACCTCCCGGTACAAGAACTTATATCTCCTACCTGATTCCATAGCCAACCTACACTCCCTGTTCAACGCCGGAGAAATATAGAGATGGAAATACTTGTTCCGAGGCATAAAATCAATACACGTATGGACATAAGAATATCCACCAGTTCCACGTCTGTTAATAGTACCGGTAAGCTTATTTAGATATATCTTACGATTAGGATTGATCTTATGGCACAGATAACCGATGTTGTTTATATAAACCCCACCCTCATTATCCAGATACTTATCACGTATGACCTTCCATATCAAGGACTGACATTCGAGAATATCATTCTTGTCCACGATCGTATGTTTCCTTCTCTTGCCGTTCTTAGACATAATAGATCTATAAAACCGAAGAAAGTACTGATCAAGTATTTTAAATGACTTTGTTTTCATATCACAAATATAACGATTTCATCCTAATACAAGAAATTTATACACAAAAATACACCGCCTGTACCAAGGATGAGGCAAACAGGATAGCCGACAGCAACCTACAGTCAGACGGTATCTCTTACGCCAATGGATTAGCTCAGGCCGATAGATGCGATTGCCCAGAGCCAACAAAGACGTGGTCATGGTCGGTATCTATGAATAATGATTGCATGAGCCATGAACAACTTGTCACATCAAGAGGATTTACGATTACATATAATAATCAATGTGGTAGATCTATATCTGGTTCTGTGAATGGTATAGGATATACACAAAACGGAGAAGAGCAGGTCAATAGCGCTAGCTTTACAATTCCCACAGGGTCAGGAACCAAGAGTGGAAGTGTATATTTTAGCCGAGAAGTGGTATGTGGAGATGTAACAATCTCTGGTCATGATTCAGGTAATTGTTGACAATCACTGATGTTATGGTTTTTAATAAAAAGGAGAGACTTATTAGCCTCTCCTTTTTAGATAAACCTAAGATCTCTTTTCTTAGTATGATTAAGTATCCTACTGATATGCCTTGTACTAAAACCTGTTTTGTCTTTTATCTTATCATAGATATAACCTTTGGATACGTAAGCTGACATATCTCCTAGATCTTTTATAATCTTGTCATACATATCATGCACCTCATTATATCTTATGATAGAGCTGTCTCTCATCCCTCTTTCGCCTATACCGTCAACTATGACGTTATTGAAACCGAAGAAATTAATTATTGATCTTATTATATCCATCATCACTGAATCTTTTGAGTTTTCTTGTTAATATCCATATCCGGATTCTCGTCCGTAGGAATCTGCAATTTGGTTATCGTCTCCCTTAACGTCTCTGAGACAACATATTCTAGTAGCTTGTCAGGACATACGAAATCATAATCCCATTGAGATATACATGGATCATCTTTTTTCGTTCCACATCCCCCTAGCTCTAATGCCGCTTTTCTGTCAAGAGTTATAAGATCCACATTTATAGCCTCTATATTAATATCAGGGATATAAATATATCCGTCATTAACATAATAATAGTATTGCTCTATATTACCATATTTACGCTCTTTATTATTAGCGTATTTCCTTAACGATATAGGAGTAAATATAATATCATCCATGATATTCGATACCTTTATAATAGCCGGCCCTATACGGGTGTATATCATATCGGGAAGACTTTTCTTGGATCTCATAAGAATCCGGCATAACTTGAACTCATCAAAACAGCAATCAACCTTCCGAACTCTCTCCATCTCCAGACAATTGATATGGGTATATAGCGATTCCTCGCCGAACAAAGTCCCATCAGCGTACTTCTGGGCTATATATGATCGAGCCTTCTGCCTACCTATGGACAATATCCATCTTCTACTGACATGAGCGTCTTTACTAATAGAGTTCATGTCATTTATGATCCTAGATACAAACTCTGAATTTTTCATGTAGCGAAATATTAAGGAGGGGATATACCCCTCCGGTTATTACTTTTTCTTCTTAACCTTGCCCCCACATTTCAGTTGAGGTTTCTTTTTCTCGGAGACCTTGCCTCCATTAGCCATTTTCTTTTTCTTATTGCAAGCCATAACTTAATGTATTAATATTAACGATACAATATTAATGATTTTATTTAATAGATAAACAATGCGCATTGAATAAGCTAAATTCACATCGAGTCAGACGGTATCTCTTACGCCAATGGATTAGCTCAGACCGATAGATGCAATTGCCCGCAAGTGAAATGTAATATGAGCGTATGGGTATCCATAGATGAAACGTATTCCTCTCCTCCAGGGGCTAAGTTCACCCTCCATTGGAGCGGTAATGACGCTTGCTCTAGCTTCAGTCAAGGAGGAACTGTTAGACTATATTGTTCTAATGTATCTGATAACTATTCTGCGCATACTACCATATCGGGTAAGTCGGGAAGTTGGTCTAGTACCGGTTTTTTTAGCTCAGGATGTAACCCTAGTAATATATCAGGATCTTGGGATCCAGATTAATAAATAAAAAAAAGGAGAGGCTTATTTTAGCCCCTCCTTTTTATCATATATCAGGATCTTAACAATTACCAGATCCTCCTCCAGAAACACTTATAGACCCACATTGTACTCCTGAATCAAAACCTATGACACCAGTTTTTTTACCAGACCCAGTAGGTATACTTACGGAAGTACTTCCAACCGTAACGGTTTGTCCATGATCATTCCTACCAGTAACAGTTACAGTTATTGATTTAGATGATCCACATTGATTATTGTAAGACACTTCATAGGAGCACCTTAATGCGGATGTAGAACCAGACAGGCCATTACAAGGATCACCGCTCAGCATAGCGTTGGCGCTCCACGTCTTTGTTGGCTCTGGGCAATTGCATCTATCGGTCTGAGCTAATCCATTGGCGTAAGAGATACCGTCTGACTGTAGGTTGCTGTCGGCTATCCTGTTTGCCTCATCCTTGGTACAGGCGGTGTATTTACCAGCGATTTGCTTATAACTGATAGTCTTAGGAGTACAATTGCCAGGACAGTTCGTAGCCTTGACATTTCCCCATCGGTCATCATTGCCAACCTTAGAAGGACATATCCTAGCATCAACTAAATTTTGTAATGCATCCTTGTACTCTTTATACTTGTTATAAGCTTGTTCACTAGCCAGATTCGATGAAGAAGCACAAAATTCACCAGCGCTAACCACCTTAATAGGGCTATCAGGAACACATACATCACCGCATTCGCCCGAACATCCCTTACATACCTCATTGGTATAGACAGTGTAGTCATGTGGATTACAGCAATGTTTACCACCATTCTGCCAATATCCATCAGGATTGCACTCGCTAGAATAATGTTCCTCGCTATTACCATTATTACACCTGCTATTATCCATATGGTATGTATTATCACATCCGCATCCACAAGATCTGGAATCATACTCAACTACCTCGTTTTGATCAGAAGCAGAGGAACAAGGATTGGTTTGACGCCTTCTCTTACGATAGGTACACCCGTCGCAATAATAACTCCAATTACCATAAGTAGGAGTATCATCATCGTCAGCGCAATCACCGTTCTTGTTGGCATAAGCTTGAGCGGCGGTCTTAGTCGCCGTATCATTCTTGAAAGCGTTTTGAACCTTGCTGTCGGCATCCGCCTGAGATACGGTAGATGTCAACGCTGACAATCCTAAGGCACTATAAGGAACGGATAGAGCGACACCATGTTTACATGTACCACAATTATTCTTATAGAACGTAGCGCTTCCAGTACCGGTCCATACACAAGTTCCATGTTGGTTAGCGTAATCCTGTCCTTTCTGGTCTAGGATCCGCTCTGCCTTGCTCCTGGCATCAGCCAAAGAAACCTTGCTGGTGATAGCCGTACCGCCGTTGGCTTGCGTAGAGGTCACCGTTATTCTCTGACCAACCCCGCTTCCGGCGCAATTATTTCTATAGAAGTCACGGCTTGCCACGTAAGTCCATGTACATCCTCCGTTCTTATTGGCGTAAGCCTGACCATCAGATCCACGAACCGCGTTCTCAGCCTTCTTGTTGGCGTCAGCCAAGGAAACGGTGGAGGTGTACGGGTGTCCCGGAAGCTTGCTGCTACTTACGGATACCATGTCTCCTACGCCGCCATCAGCGCAATTGTTCTTCTGGACCTGACCGGTATAGCTTCCTGTCCACGTACAAGTACCTTTCGAGTTAGCCACGCTCTGTCCCTGAGCCGTAACAGCCGCCAATGCTTTGGCGTTAGCGTCAGCTTGTGACACACATGACTTAAACTTACCATCAGAGCTAGGACTTGGGTCCGTAACATCATTCTGGGTTACAGTAACAGAACTACCCACACCTCCGTCAGCGCATTGGCGGGTAAAGGCCTTGGATGCCGCACCAAACCAGAAACAGGTATTGCTACCACCGGCTATATACCGCTCTTGATCGTTAGGATCAGTATAACAGGTATTCGTATTGCGTTGATGTAATTGAGAGATACAGTCCTTACATACGGTCTCTATAGTTTCCCATACTGGTTGCTCGGTCTTCGTATGGCACGTATCATCGTAGTTCTTGTTGACGAACGCCTGACCCATCCTATCAATATAGGCCTTAGCCAAAGCGTCTGCCTCTTCCTGAGAACGGGTTGAGGTGAAGAACTGACCCATAAGATCCGGGGTTACGGTGATAGGATCGGCGTACTGACAAGTAGGACACTTAGGAGTGAACTCCTTGCTATAATTACCTACATATATCTTCAACTCATCACAAGTACCACGATCATTGGCTATAGCCTGACCTTGCGCCTTAACAGCGGCCTTAGCAAGCTCATCGGCGGCGAACTGGCTCTCGTATGAGTAGAACGGACCTCCGATCACGTCAGCCTCGGTCACGGTAACCGAAGACGGGATAAGACCAGACGGACAATTATTCTTCTCAAACGCCTCACTATAATGACCGGTGTACTTAGGAGCCTCATGGCAAGTACCACGCTCATCGGCGATCTTCTGACCTTGGTTCATGACAGCGGCCATAGCGACTAAGTTAGCCTCATCCTGTGACACGCAAGACTGGAACGGATGACCTTCCACCATATCTTGTGTCACGGTGAACGGATTTCCTACCTGATTAGCGCCACAATTGCTCTTCGTGAACTCGAAGCTAGCCTTACCGGTATACATAGTGGCGTTAGAGCAAGTACCCTTGGTGTTAGCCAAAGCCTGTCCTTGAGCCTGTACGGCGGTCATAGCCATAGCGTCAGCGGCGGTCTGGGAGTCGTTAGACTGGAATGGATGTCCTTCTACCATATCTTGGGTGATCGTCACCTTAGATCCGATCTTACACTCACCACAGTTGTTTCTCGTGAACTCCAAGGAAGCACGGCCGGTGTACGTACAAAGGGCGTGGATATTGGCAAGAGCCTGTCCTTGGGCGTCAACGGCGGCCTTGGCCTTGTTGTTGGCATCCTCCTGTGATACGGTAGACGTGAACGGATAACCGTCAACCATCCTATCATTTACCGTATAAGTACCACCAGCGCCAGTACCACAATTGTTACGGGTAAACGTACGTGTATAAGTACCGGTATATACAGGCACCTTCTCGCACTTACCTTTCACATTAGCCACATCCTGACCTTGAGCCTCGACGGCGGCCTTAGCCTTATTGTTGGCGTCTTCCTGAGATACGGTAGACCTGAAATCTCCTGTCACCATAGTCTCATCCACGACAACCTTGGTGCCGTATTGGGTCTCATCACAGTTATTACGAGTGAACTCCTTATTATACCTACCGTAGTAGATCGTCTTCTCCTTACACTCACCTCCTAGGTTGGCTTGTTGCTGGGCGTTAGCCTCAAGATCGGCCTTAGCCTTATTGTCAGCATCCTCCTGAGAGATAATAGAGAAGTACTTACCAGCGGCAACGACATAAGTGTAAGGTTGACCGATATGGAACTCATCGCAATTGTTTCTAGTGACTGTCTTCTCCATCCTTACGTTATAGTAGACGTTAGTCTGACAGTCGCCACGCTCGTTGGTGATAGCCTGACCTTGCGCCTCGACAGCGTCCTGCGCCAGCTTGTTGGCGGCATCCTGCGATACCGTAGAAGTGAACGGATATCCAGAACACATCTTCTCGTCCACAGTGAAGTCAACAGGAGTAGAACCCTCAGGGCAGTTGGTTCTCTGGAATACCTTGGAGTACGATCCGGTAAATACCGGTATCTTCTCACAGTTACCCTTGATATTCGCTATATCCTGACCTTGAGCCTCGACAGCGGCTTGGGCTAGGCTATTAGCGTCTTCCTGAGACACGATAGATCTGAAGTCCCCTGTAACCATCGTCTCATCGACAACCACATCAGTACCGTATTGGGTGGAGTCACAATTGTTACGGGTAAAGGTCTTGCTAAACTTACCATAATAGATATTCTCCTTAGGCTTACACTCACCCTCCAAATTGGCTTGTTGTTGACCGTTCTTCTCAATATCCTCAAGAGCCTTTCTATCGGCGTCCTCCTGAGAGATGGAAGATACGTACTTGCCCTCAGGAATGATATAAACATACTCCTGACCGTCACTAAACTTATCGCAATTATTACGTATAAACGTCTTTCTCTGCTCCTCGTTATACCAGATATCGGTTATACACTCACCATGCTCGTTGGCGTATTTCTGACCGTTCAGGGCTATATCCTCCATAGCCTTGGCGTCTGCGTCCTCCTGCGAGATAAACGACTTGTAAGTCCTTTCCTCGACCGTATACAACACCACCGATCCATGCTGGTTGGCCAGACAGTCGTCCTTGGTGAACGGCTGAACCATCTTGATATTATAATAAACGGGCTTGGCGTCTTGGGCTATCATATACTCCTTGACAATATTACCGTCCTTTGACGTTATACGGAACTTAGCCGTACAGATCTGACCGGTATAATTAGCCTTGTATACGATATTAAGCTTATTATCGCCTACCCCATGGCTCTTGTCGTTAATGGCAAAGCAATTACCCTCGACACAATTCTTATCTATTTCCCTTGCCATATTATCCTTCAGTTATTCTCCATGAAACATCATCTCCGGCCTCTACCCTCACGATTTGGGTATCACCATCCTTATTAAGCGTCAACCTTTGCGGATCCACGTTGAAGGGTGGTTCCGGTTCCGGCTCACTACCATCACCGCAAGTGCAACATACCAGCTCGATATCATACTCGGTATTGGACTTGATATCGATGACAACCTGACCGTTCTCGCTAGTCACGTTATCGAAGTCATGATCAAGTATGATATAAGGTATATCATTAGGCTGTTGATTGATATTAACAACCTTACCGTTCAAGACAAACATCTCATGATGCTGTTCGTTATCCATATTCTTAGGCATAGCTATGACAAAGCTAGCCTCATACAAATCAGTGGCTCCGGGATCCTCAGGATCGGCATACACTATATATCTGCTATCCTCTTCCGGAACCTTCATGGATAAGCCATTCACGTTCATGGAGACTATATAAGACTTGCTCACCGAGCCACCAAGGGTAAGACAGGAGGCCTTGACCGAGGCGGAGTTAAGCTTGGCGTTGATGACCGCCGTCCCGCCCTCCATATCGAACATGATACTGGTAGGATCCACGCTTACCCGCTCCATGCCCTTCTGGGTTATGGTAGCGAGCTTCGTAACCTTGCCTTTCTCGACCGCTACGTAAGTCTCCCTAGGCAACCTACCCATCCATCCCGGCTCTACCTTAATAGCCACCTTGTCGGGGCCGGTACCGGAAATCTTGTCGTAGGACACCCATGAGGAGCCTTGCTCGATCTTGGCAAGAATATCTTTTAAATTACTAGCCATATCAATCCGCTTGCGTTATAGTCCATTTATCACTCTTGCCGACAATAATCTCAAGGATCTTCTCTCCACCCTCAGGAGGATACTCGAAGTTAGTAGGCTTAATCTCAAATACGCTGGCGCCTCCACAACCAAGATCACAGATCATATCCGGCAACCATCCCTCCTCAAAAAAACGCTCTATAAGCTCCCTTACGGCCTCTGATAAAGAATCAAGCTCTAACCTATCTACTGGGATAGATCCTTTCTTAAGGGTCTCACCACATACCCAACCGTCACACTCGGAAGCCAAGACCGTATCGTACACTCTCTTAGCCATAACAAGAAGTATTTAAAATATTACTATTCAATGTAGTATATACGATATTAACATCAGTGAACTCATCACCCATGCAATATTTCTTCTTAAACTTAACGGATCTACCAGAAACGACATACCCGTCATTAGGGACGATAGTACCACAATAGGTAACGCTGAGCACGGTCAACGGCTCGTATCTTAACCTGACAGCCTGAACACCCTTGAACGAGTCACGCTGGATGGACGCCGTGGCGCCAGATACGGCAACCAGCTTCCTTACCAGAGACTCGATTACGCTATTCATGCCATCACCGTTCCTGATGTCTGCCTCAGGGAACGACTGACCGTCATATATGATCTGGGAGCTGTAGATACTACACTCATTCCCCGGTCTATATTCCGGTTTACATGGATTACAATTTTTCATATTATCAAATTAATTTGTTGATCATTCTTCTCAACTCGGATATCTCGGCATCCCTATCCCGTATAGCCTTTATCATAGCGTTAAGGGTATCGGACATATCGCAATTAGGGGATAATCCCAATGATTCCACACGTACCTTATCACTGGGATAAATACAATCGGTACTCATGTACGTAGAGCACGGCACTTTCGTGTCGTCTACAGTAGGTCTGTATTGTTTTTTGTTGCAACCGTTCATCACCAAACCTCCTCTTCAGTTCCGCTATCCCCGCCGCTACCACCGGCGTTGACAAGCTCGTTTATAATCCTCTTCAAATCCAGAACCTCACGATGGTATAAATCTATCTGCTTATCCCTAGACGCTATAATACGCCTCAATGAGTCTATAACGACAGAAATGTCATTACCTTTCTCTATACCATCCGCTACCAACTCATCGCCTGAGTATAAGACACATTTATCATACAAGGTTATAGGACATCCATAACCAACACAAGGTTCGTCCTGACAACCCCGATCGCAAGGATCACAAGGATCGTTAGGGCATTTGTTAAGAAACCCATCTATCTTAACGCCATGACAACACTCTTCGGGACGTTCCCGTGAATGATCATGACAACAACCACCTGAATTGCACATATTAATAATATTAATGTTTTTAGCAAAGATACTTATTTGGTTTGATTATAAGACAACGAGACGTATGAAACAATAAGAGGTAGAGACCATAAGCCCCTACCTCCAAAACACTAATCTAACATTATGGAAAACACAAACGCATTCTTACCAATAACACTGATCTTCTTGATCGATATTCTCAATCCATTTTTCGCACTCAAGATTAAGATCAGCGTATTCCTGTCCTTCTACCATCAAAACCTCACGAGCCTTGGCGTTGGCGTCTTCCACCGATATCCATGACCTAAACCTGTTGGCTTTGATAGAATAATATACCTTACCTGATTTATATCCGAACGGACATACCTTCTCAAACCAATCACCGATCTTCGTATTATAGAATACAGGTGAACAACTACCCTCGGCGTTAGCCTTCTCCTGACCTTCTTTCATGAACTTCCTATAGGCTAACGTATCGGCGTCTATCTGGGAGATATCGGATATGACAGCTCCGGATGGTAATTCATATACAATACCTTCCTTGCCTGATGTGCCAGCATCACAATCGTTCTTGTAAAACAAGCCACGAAGAGGCTGTGAGGCCCAGTCCTCGCAGCAAGCCCCGACGGAGTTGGCCTCCCCCTGCCCGATCCGCCCAAGCTCCACCCTAGCCTTATCATTGGCATCTTTCTTGGATACATAAGAGACAAACCTGCCTTCCTCTATGCATACCTGCTCCTTGAATCCCTTACCGCTTACGCAATTGTTCTTGATAAACTCATCGCATACCTGATCATTATACCATACGGACGGTATTATGTCGGCATATGTGTTGGCGTAGTCCTGACCGTTAGCCTTGATATCATCCTCAGCCTTGCTGTCAGCTTCCTCCTGCGTATCGCCAAAATAAACATCGGCCGGGACCCGGTAGTCAATAGAGCCGCCCACGTACCCGGCAGGTGGGTTGTTTCTGGTGAACGTCCGTACTATTTCTTTATTTCCATATATCATCGTAATTCACTTTGTCACAAAGATAAATATTTTACCGATATGAGACACATAACCGTAAATGCAAATACGCAGTTACCTGATTATCAATTTTTGGGCAAAAATAGAATTAATTATCCCAGTGATTAAACGACTCCGATCCGGCGAACACCCCATAGTCCCTAAACATACCTCCACACAATATGAAATCACTTTTCTTGCTACCATTTATAGATGACAATATGTATTTATATCCCTTGCCTGTTATGTAAATAGTCCTAGCATATATAACCTTACCAGATTCGGTGCATATATTCTTATCACGATAATGAGCAAACTCTTTCCTTACAGCATTAGCCGTAATCTCCCAATCTCCATTAACCTTAACCCTTTTGACTATTATCTTTATCTTAACAAGAAAATCACGTAGACATCTATCACTTATGATTATATCATTCTGCTCAAGTTTCTTGGCCAAATCCCTTATCAGCAAATCTGACTCTCCAGACATGATAAATGACTCGGAAAACTCTATATCCTCTCTCTTCGATTCAAGAACCTTAGCAACCTCCTCAGCTTTAGCCTTCTCCTCTAATGCCAGCTTCTCGGCGGCCACCCTGCCACGATATTCCTTAGCCCAAGCCTCAGCAGCGGCGGGAGGATCATTAAAATCAGGAATCACGCATTTGCCTGTAGTGAGAAGCTCTTTAATCCTATCCAAACACCACAACCTAAAATCAACGCTAAGCCACTGGGCGAAATCCAGAGCCAGATCCTCGCACATCCATGTGCCAGGATTAACCGTACCCCTGATAATCGTAACAGGCTGAAAATCAGCATTACCATATTTTCTGGTAATGGCATTAATTAACTCATTTACAGAAGATAGCGATAAATAATCATTTGGTCTTTTTCTAAACGGTTTTGCCATTTCGGTAGCATTCACATAAGTGATACCGTTCTCTGTTTTGAAAGTTATATCATTACCATTGTAGCTAAATATTGTAGATAATCCGTTTTCGTTGGATTTAGACGCCAAAATCCTACTACTATTATTCATAGAATCATTGGAAATAATTATATTTGCACTCATAATAAATAACCTATGTCCATTACATCGTGAGATATGATGGACATACAAAAATAGCCAATCGAATCGTCTATGACAAATCAATTGGCTATTTTTTATATCCAACGCATAAAGATACTTTACAACTTACAAGAGTATCTATCTAACCTACTTGTTTAGAAGACCCCTTACAAATTGGATACTTGATTAACAGATACTCAATATCTAATAGCACCTCATAAATAAATATCCATACCGTTGATTATCACCAATGTCGATTTTTCTCCATTGGCTTATCATCCATTACAAATCTTATCCTCCAAAGCATAAAGAACTTTCGCTACGGTCTTATCACCACTTACCTTCACGCAAGACTCGCCGAGATCCCGGACATCTATAGCCTCCCTGATAGTTGTAAATTTTATAGTAAAACATAGTAAACTACTTAATTTTAAACGCTTCACCGGGACTCGCAACCTCATCCCTCAGCGTCCGATTATAGAGGATATCAACTCCTACCCTCTTGATATTCAAAGCGGCGTTAAGATCCCTGTCAAGGGTCAAGCCGCAATTCTCACAGATAAAAGTCCTGTCCGACAAAGTCAAGTCATCCTTCTTCCAACCACAATTACTACAGGTTTTGGAGGAAGGATAAAATCTGTCTATGACAGATAGGGTCTTTCCATACCACTCACACTTATACTCAAGCAAGGACCTGAATAGGCTGAAGCTGGCATCGGATATAGAATTGGCTAATCTATGACTCTTTAACATGCCTGAGACGTTCAAGTCCTCAATACATATCGTGTCGTAGTTATCGACAAGATAAGTGGTTAGATTATGTAAGAACCATAATCTCTTATTAGATATCTTATTGTACAATCTAGCTATTCTAAGCCTATTCTTATGCCATCTACTGCTACCCTTGACTTTTCTTGACATATGCTTCTGAATCCTTGATATCTTGGATTGGTTTTCTCTAAGATGCTTAGGATTATCTATGACAACTCCATCAGATAAGGTGGCGAATTCCTTTATTCCTAAGTCTATACCTACCTCCTTACCAGTCTTAGGTTTCTTGGTTATCTCGCAATCAACGGTTATAGACACGAAATACTGATTAGAGGGATTCTTAGATATAGTACAAGAAATAATCTTACCGTTATCAGGTATATTCCTGTCAACAACCATCTTCACCCATCCTATCTTCTCAATTCTGATCCTGTCTCCCTCTATCCTGAATTTCTGGTTAGGAAGTCTATAAGACTGGGTATTACCTTTCTTCTTAAACGAAGGCCTGCCTATCTTCTTTTTCCCGTTCTTGGAGAAATACTGTTTTACGGTCTCCTTGAAATCCATCACCTTCTGTTGGATAGCCGCTGCCGATACCTCGGATAGCCAAGGCTTATTATCAATAAGATCAGACTTCTGGATAATATTGGGCTTAGGATTGATATCCTTATCATAGGAATTAAAAGAAGCTACATTGGCATTCCAAATAAGACGCACGCATCCAAAGGTCTTGGAAAGCGATATCTCCTGAGACATATTTGGATATATACGATATTTGAATGCCTTTATCATGCCTCTAATTTAGTAATTATGCTATTGATTTACAATATAATTAAGTGATATTTATAAAGTTTTTATCATACTAGTAACCTGTTAATATGTTCCTTTAACGATCTTATCTCATCCGGGCATAACCCGCAATCATTATCACACAAGGATCTTTGTAAACGAATTATCTTGCCCCAATAGGATATATCGGGCTTATTCCCGATCCTATACCTATGGTATCTCATATATCTACCCCATTGGCAGGACAGCCATTCGTCTACGACCTTACATAGATCTATCCTATCAAGGTTTGATATGCTTTGAGCGCCCATCCAGAATCTCCTTTCTCATTTCCTGTACCTCCTCGTCAGGCGGGCATCCATACGGCAGATTCTTGATCCACTCACGGATCTTTTTCTGCATATTAAGATAAGATACACCAACGCCATCACCCTTGGTACGAACTTGCCTATATATACTAACCACGTCACGCTCCATGGTCTGCAACGGATCTTGCATAACCATACATCCAGCGGTGCTTCTAGAAGCATATTCCCTATCGCTAACAACGGTAGAAGAAGAATGATTCATCATACTTCTCTCAATTCTTTCTCTCTCGGCCCTTAATGCCTTTTCCCTACAAGTATTACAACCCACGACTAAATATTTTTATGTTTAACAATCCACGCAATTGGTAGCCATCTCAAGAAGCTCTCCGACACGATCAATGATCTCATGAGCCGCCTCTATATTGTCCAACCTAACGTTAGCCTCCGCTACGACCATAAGTGTCTCCATCTCCTGTATCTTATTTATAAGATCCTTATCCTTGTCCTCGCATAAGACATCAGTCTTAATCCATAGCCGGTCGAGACGTCTGCGTATAAGATCCGTCTTAAGATACTTGCGACTGAAGCTGTAAGTAGAAGGGCTACCTATGATCTTAATATCATATATACCGTCTGGAAGATCAAGATACTTGACATTACAATCATCGTAATTAAAGCAATTGAGACCTAGTGTTAGGCTAGTAAAGGTATTGACCTGATTCTTGCCAAGGAATAACGTAACGGGGTCGGACATGCCCGGTGTAGTGATCTCGATGATCGCCTTCCTATCCTCCAGCAGCCCCCACTCAGACTCATCCAATACCTGAAGCACTTTGGGATCACGTGTCTCTAGCACCTGAAATGACAGCCGAATATCATTCATATTAACCTTCTTATCGTACCGGCACAAGCTATCATCATAACGGGCTTGCATATCAAGATCAGGGACATCGGTATAATATGTCTTGACCTCATGCCCGTTGATAAATACCGATGTTATCTGGCAAACATGAGACCTAGCGACATCAAAAAACACCATCCTTACATTACCCTCATAATCAACGCCAGATGTCGGGTATGTCAATATCTGGGTATTATACTCACCATCGTTACGTCTAGCCACGACAGTAATTACGATAGGTTTCTCTATATCGTAATCATCCATAATAATCCTAGCGGCGAACTTATCATGGATTATCTTCGGTATGATATTTATCTGGTTCATGTTAATATCTTTTTCGCAAAGATAGCACATGTCATGTCAAAAATGAAATCTATCCAACCCCAAAGATGTCATCAAGATCGTCCATGGTTTTTATAAACCCGCGGTCAAACATAAAAATCAATGACCTCATCAGACCAACGCATCTCCCTATGTTTATTGTCATCGTGTCAATGATAAACCTAAACACAGGGGAGTTAGGATTGCTAAACAAAACGGTGTTTACGAAACGGGTGGATAAATCAACAATGCTAGACACGGCCTCGCCTGTATCATCACCATCTTCCCCATAATCATGAAGAAGCTCATCGCGATTATCACGAAAAACAAAAAATGGCTCCAAATCCTCATCCAAAAAAGCCGCTATTGAATGAGAAATGTAGCATGAAGCGCAATCAAAAACAAGCCTCTTGATATCATCCCCGTCATAATCGCCCAAAAACAAGGCGATAGCCGGCATATCGATCCAAAAGGATCTTTTGGTTATAAGACACCTAAGATCTTTTCTTGAACCCAGCAAGTCCCTCAAAGCGTCCTCGCCACCATCAAGCTGTTCGAAAAGCATAGAGGCGTTAAACAGCCTGTTCTTTTCATTAAACATAATCTTAAAATCACCGGACCTGACTATTTTCATGGCAAAAATATTTTAGTTAAAACACAAACAATCACTAAGCGGCTCAGAAGAACAGACATAACCGTCAAGGAACGGGGTGCTATTATCAGGAATCCACACATCATCAGACAACGCGGCCATACCAAACTCATCAACTATCTCATCTCCAGACACATAATCATAAGCCTTGACGCCAAAGATCTTAATCCTTTTAACCTTGCCAAAAGCGGACTTGACTTCCTTTATCTTCCTATCCAACTTCCTCACCCCATCGACGAACTCAGAGAAAGTGACACCACGCTCATCTAAATAGCTCTTTATAGCCCTCTCTATGGTCTTGATACTGACATTACCAAAGCCCTTCTTCCTGACCTTGTTCTGAACCTTTTCCTTAAAAGAAATGCTCACCCCGTTGTTCTTGGAGGACACAAAATCCTTAAGGTCACGTTTCCTGATCGAATCCATGGAGTCATAAACAACACGTTTGATATCCTCAGCGCGCTTCCTATTGCACTCATGGGCTTTATAGGTAGGATTATTTATATTTCGTTCATCCTCTAGCTTATGATGCTTAGGAGGGCAATTGTCCCAATAATAATACCTCGCCTTGTTACTATGTACAAAAAGGTCAGGATGCTCCTTCTTCGCCTTCCTCACCATAGCATAATAACCGTGGACAACAGCCACGTTAACATAACTGATCAAAAGCCACCTAACTAACTTTATCTGATAAGCGAGATTATCACCACCAAGACGATGATGCTTGATATAGTAATTAACTATTTCATTCACAAAGTAATAGAACCACTTGATGTTGTATTGGACCCCCAGCGCCCTAAACCTTATAGGGTCAAGACATATGATAAGAATGCCTATCAACGTCTCCGATATCGGCTTCTCAAGTATCTCTGACTTGGATGATGATTGACGCTTTATCCTAGGGTTATCGCAACAAGGATTAGCATTGTCATTAAGCAAATAAGGTAGGATGACCTTGCCGGAATCCCTCCTCAAAGCTCTATTTTCTTCTGACATCCTCTTTTTTTCAGAGAAAGATACGAATTGGTCGAATATTAATGTTAAATTTGCCATATGTTATTTTTTTTAGTATAGTACAAAGATACTAAAAACTTTGTCATTTCAAAATGAGTGCTTGTGAAAGTACTCATTTTTTTGTTTATGATTATTTAACCGACAAAACCACCATACTTTAGAAGGTGGATGAATTGGTTTGATTAATTTTGAATCAAAATTGTAAATAAAAAACGATTTCCTACAAATACAACATCTATCATTCCAATAAAACGAAGTATCTTGATAAAATGCTTCATGAATGTTGTTTTGTATGGAATCATGCTTTAGCTCTACAACGTAGATACTATAAACTGTTTGGGAAATATATCTCAATTGGTAAAATGAAGAAGCATTTTGCTAAAAGAATTAAAAGAAATCTTCTTCATTCTCAAACAACACAAGAAATACTTGAACGTCTTGATGAATCTTATAATCGTTTCTTTAAAAGAAAATCAAAGAGACCACCTAAGTTTAAAAGATCAGATTGTTTCAACTCTTTTGTTTTTAAACAAGGAGGTTTTACATTAAACGGTAATGTGCTAACCATCAACAAAGGAAAGAAACGTTTTAAGTTTTCATACAGTAGAGCATATGAAGGTAATGTTAAACAAATAAGAATAGTCAGAGAAACCTGCTATCGTTTTAGTTTGATTATAGTCACAGATTACAATCCTGAAAACTCTTACAGAAAGACATATAATGGTGCATCTGTAGGATTGGATTTTGGTCTGAAAACTTACCTAACTAAAAGCGATGGTAACAAAATTGGGTCTCCACTATTCTTCAAGCAATATCAAAACAAGATTAGAAAACTAAATAGAAAGTTTTCTAATGCGAAGAAAGGATCCAATAATAGAAAAAGAAGACTGTTTGAACTTCAACAAGCGTATCGTAAAATAAACGATCTTCGATCGGATTTTCAATGGAAATTAGCTCATGAATTGTGCAAGCGATATGATTATATTTTCATTGAAGATCTAAACATTGAAGGAATGAAACGTTTGTGGGGTAAGAAAGTTTCTGATCTCAGTCATTCTTCTTTTATTAACAAACTTACGTATATCGCTTCAAAGTATGGAGTGATAGTACATAAGATTGACAAATGGTATCCTTCCTCAAAAACTTGTGAATGCGGGCTTGTTAATAAAAACTTGTCGTTACGCGACCGCACGTGGGTATGCCCGGCGTGCGGCTCAGTCAACGACCGTGATGTTCTTGCAGCCCGTAATATACTTCGGAAGGGCATTTCCGAATTGGAGAGCAAGAGTAATTCCAGCGATAGCAATATCGGGGTTTCTTGCGTTTGTATCCAAGAATCCCATTTGCTTTAGTGATGGGAGTATGTCAAGATCACGGCTTTTTACGGCGATCGCTATGGTCGAAATCCAACTTGGACATTGCGTAGGGAGACTATCGTAGAGATAGTTAAGAAAAGAGATGAATCTATTTATCCACCCTTTTTTATAAATGCAGTTGTCTATTTTGCGACATGTGATATAAGGAACTTTTGCCCCTCCAAGAAGGGAATCTCATTATAAATACTTTCTTTATTTATATCATAAGTTAGTTAATTAAGAAGAGTTAGCTAACGCTTTGTTATTATCTAAAGTATATGAGTTAATTACATTAACTCAATAATCTGTAGTAGATTAAAAATCTAAGATCTTAATAATGATGTATATCAATGATTTAGTTTGGTGGATTTTCGACATCTACTTATGTTGTCAATGGATCTTTGATCGACACCTAACTACCTACATCAGACATTAATGCATTGATATGTTTACTTCTTTCCAACGCTTAAGCGTAATACGCCAAGGGGAAAAAGGAGGTGGGCTACGAGTCGCTCCGCTCCTGGCCGGCCGTGTGGGGATACCTCCTGCCCTGCCTCACGGAGCCGCCACATTCCCTTTGGTGTCAACATAGATAGACCTCAAAGAGATATTGCCTCACCTAGTGTCTACTAGATAAGGGGTTTTCTTCAAGGCAGTTTCTGGTTGGGTAAAAATCTGGTCAAAAAAGTTGTCTGGTCAAAGACAAAATTTTATATTCGCGATACGGTCGGTTGGATGAGTTGGTTTAGTCGGTGGTCTGCAAAACCATACACCCCGGTTCGAATCATGGACTGACCTCTATGCTATTTGCATATTCTTTAAAAACTAATTAGATAAGGGACGGTGAGAGATCATAGTCCCTTTTTATTTAGGAGGATCAAAATCAGACGTCCATCTAGCTACATCACTTATCCTAAAATTATCTATCACAAAAGATCCTCTATTACTACCATCCCTTTGTCTATTAAAATCTATATTATATAACCTCAACGAATAACTAGGGCATTGTAACTGCCCCACAAGAATACCATTAATAAAACAAAACAATTTATTATCAATATTCCTTGCCATAGCAACATGATACCATCTACCAACATTTACATTACCTGCATTGATCCCATATAATCCTCTATAAATGGCGAAATACAAACATAAGCCATTATCATTTGCTATACCAAAATAAAAAATACCACTAAACCATTCATGACCAACAGCGCAGCCATCAATGATAGCTAATGGCTTATACCAAAAATCAATAGTAAATGGATCTCCATCGTTAAAATAAATGGATGACAATACATTGGATGTATCGATCATTCCATAAGAATCGGACGTATTCGTGTATTTGTATCCAGTCCTTGTAAGATCTGTAGCGAACTCCCCTCCCTTGATGCTTAAACCATCCTCAATATTAGGGGGGGTATCCATCAACCTTAAAATTATTATCAAATCTCATCAAAAACCTTGTATGTTCATCAACAAGATCATCATTATTATTATTCAACATTCTTCTTCTCATAAAATCTTTATCCTCTTTAATATATATACCAATACCAACAATATCATCAAGATACCAGCTACTATCCATACTATAGGCCATCTTGATTCTTTCTTATCATCTACATCCTTAGATTTGATATCTATCTTATTGTCCAAATCCTTTATATCATTCCTCGTCTTATTGACTCCAACGGAATCGGCCGTCACCGTGCTGTCCCGCCGGCCAATGACGATATGGGTATCTGTCTGCGAGGACACCGGCCGTTCCCCCGTGGCAGGATCAACATCCTTGTCCGTATCGAACTTCCTCTCCGTTATAACAATATCGGCATTAAGATCAGATGTCTTGATCTCTACGATCTTCCGATCCATGACCTCATCTATCATCGTCTCTATCCTGCTGATCAACCGGCTATCAATAGACGTTTCGCTAACCTGCCTCCTGCTTCCGCAAGAGGACAGGGACAGCGACAGACCTAAACAAAAAATCGCCCTAAGACTTATCCTTAACCTCATCATCAGCAATCTTCTTTATATCGTCAAACGTCTCGTCAGGTATGTTCTTGGAAAAACTAAACATTTTGAATACGTTTATCCTCTTAAATACGGCCTTGAATACCTTAACCAAATAAGCGTCAGCGAAAGTATCCCCTATGGTATTCAAGAAAAGCATGACATATCCCACAAGGGCTATATACACACCATATTTGGTTACGGTAAGTATCATACTAGCCTCCTCCTCGATCGGGTATAACGTCTTATATATAACACATAATGTCATTACTATAAAACAAGACAAAGCGAACTCCTTAAGAATATCAGTAAACCTGACCTCCCTAAACCATCTCTTAAAACTAAACCGTCTTCTACGACTTCGTCGGAGCTTCCAGCCCCTTACGCTTTGCGCTAACCTAGCCAAGAAATTCGCTATTAATACTATAAGTAATACGGTCAATAAATGGTGTACTGGCTGGAAATAAGCCCAACAAGAGGCACCATACGCAAGCGCAATATTCCACAAAGCCCCCACTCGCTCTATCATGTCTTTGTCTTTCATTTTATACCTTACTCGCAAAGTTAACTACTATACCGTTAAGTCCCTAAAACACCACAGCATGTATACCGTTCCTCGTATCAAGACTATCAAAATGCAACCAACCCACCTTCCCTTCAAGCCGGAAAGGATATGGTAACATATCTTGATGATCCAAGATCAAGCCTCTAGCCTGTTCCGCCGTCATCGACTTGACATCGAAATCCCCAGCCTTACCCAACACATGAGCGGATAGATAAACATCCTTCTTATCCTTGACGATCTGGCACATGTTGCATCTAAGACCACGCTGGGAAAACTGCCCCTGCTTGTCCCAATTATTACAATACATAGGCTGTTTGATTATATCCCTCCGTAATATAAGAAGATTATGGAGAAACGCTGTATCAAGAAACTGCCACGATCTGTCCTTCCACTTATTGTATGTATGAGGACACACCAATTCCACTATATCAAAATACGAACCTAATTCTTTTATAATATCATTCCTATCCATATCATCCATTTTTAAAATAATGTAAAATAACAATACCACGATAACCTGATCCTCCTCGACCGCTCGTAGCCCCACTACTAGAAGCCTTAGAGGCTCCTCCTCCACCACCTCCATAATAAGTGGCATCACCTCCATTTTTGCCATTAATAATAACACCATCAATATCCTCGGCTCCAGCTCCATCACCTCCTCCGTGATTGCCACCTTTACCTCCGGATAAAAAGCCTGCATCCCATCCTCTTGTATAAGCTCCCGATCCACCACCAGCTCCCATAGGGTAAGGATAACGATCAGGATACTTATTATTAAAAACATATGATCCATCTTGCCCTGGATTTCCCCGGGAAGGATCATGACCATCCCCTTTAACTCCATATCCTCCTCTTCCACCTTTACCGGCAATAGCCTGATATATACCGAATATACTATCACCACCTATATCTCCGACAACTACCCTATATGTAACACCTGGATTTACGGATATAGTCCCAGTCAGTACACCACCTCCGTTACCGCCACTCCCGGCATTATATACATCGGAATATCCTCCATTAAGACCTCCGGCGACCAACGCGAACTCAACCTCTTGGACCCCATCAGGAACCTCCCAATATCCATTATCCTGAGGAGATAGTTCCTCGAATACCTCTATTATCTTCTTTTTGGGTAACATCCTTCTTCTCATCATAAGGCAAACAGGATTTTACCCCCCCCCCAATTTAATTTTAAAATATTGATATTCATAATATTATTCTGGTTTAATCGTCCATCTCTGGGCGTAGTTATTTTTTAGCACATATATCTTCTCCATAGGTGTAGCGGGAGACCCGTTGGACGAGCCTTTCACGAATCCCTCTGGGGCCTGCTCCGTGCCGGAAGGACGCTGGTTTTCGTTTGGAAAAGAAGCCATATACATGCTTACCGGAAGACTATAGAACTGGTTCCTCTTCCCATCCTTAGCCACGGATGTCATAGTAATCTGATCCCATCCTACAACAAGGTCGTAGAAGGAGTTTACGAAATCATCTGATCTTTTTTGGCTATGAGTGGAACAATCCATCCCAAACCATGTAATAGCCCTCATCTCATAAATATAATCCGGAAGCTTATCCACTCTAATGCTATTACTATGAAAGATTCTAAAACCTGTAAGATGATCCAATCCTCTACCCGACATATTATCATCATTCCAATTCGTCCTCCTTTCTCCATTCATCCAGTCATCTAAAAAATGAAAACCAGTAATGTTAGGATTTATCTTATCTACCTCAAAAAAAAGGAGGGTGTCTATATCAAAATAATTCCACATATCAGGAGGACCTGGAGTTATTTCCAACGAAGTTAATTTAGGAAGATCATTAAACTCCTTTATATACCTATCCAAATAACATGAAGACAATTTAAGGGCTTGAAGATTTTTCATATTCTTTATATCCCTTATCCCGCTAGATTCTATATCCCTAAGATCAAGCATGCCATGCATATCTAAATTATATACCTCAGTCTTGCTGGTTATAGCCTTAGGCATTACAGTCATCCTAGTACCAATATTTTCAAGAGATATATAAGTCAACTTTTTAGATCTAGACAATTTATCTACCGGTATACCATCATTAGCGTATGCCGTATCATGTACCATTAAAGATTCAAGACCCGGCGTATCCACGATCGGGAAAGCGGTCATCTTGCACGTCATGATTTCAGCATAATAAATATCGCAAGTAAAATCTATCGCAACAGATCGCTGCACATCCCTCCTCCCGTCAGCGTAAGCGTGATTATCCACAGGTACGTATTGCGATCCATCCTCCTTCCTGAACCACCACGTAGTATTGGGGTCTTTCTTGTGTTGTATTGCCAAAGAACGGAATATGATACGATAATTATCCTCCCCTTGAACCTTGGTCATAGGAAACTGCTCCTTTATTCCATCCCCCCAATCCACATTAGCCATACCGGGCTTCCTTGATCTAAACTGGACATACGTGTTAAATGGATTACCAATCACAGGATCGGGTACATAATTATAATCATCGGTATAATAATTTCTAAGTGCCCTATCCCATGTAGTGAACCACACAAACTTATTTGATGAAGCCTCATATTTATATAATGTCTTAGCCATTACCTATCTTGTTAAAATATTCTACAATAACATTCCTGTCCAATCCCATAGAATCACATAAATACTCCCCTTCTGGTTGACCCCCAAACGATAATACCTTATCCGTATCATGAGCTAAAACATCTCCATTGCCTACAAAGGTACGCCCATCGTCAAATACGATAAGCTTATATGGCTTATACGACCTCGTGTCAATATCAGAAGATCGTATTGACCTTAACACCGAAGCCTCTGGCGCCATACTAAACCTCCATCCATAATTATTCATAAGCACATAAACCATCTCCATAGGAGTCGACGGAGAGCCATTAGACTGATCCTTTATAAAACCAGAAGGTGCCTGTAATACGCCACTAGGCCTTTTATCAACAGGATTGGCAGCCAAATACATACTTAGATACAATCCATAAAACTGATTTCTTTTGCCATCGGAAGCAGAAGAAGACATAGTGAGATAATCAAACCCCATCACCTTCTCATATAATGTTGATATAAACGTATCACATCGACTTTGGGCTGACAAGGAGACATGCATATAAAAACTACTCATGGATCTCATCTCATATATATAATCCGGTAGATTACTTACATCTATATAACTATAGCTATATGAGGCGTTAAGGCTAGTGATATTTTCCAGCCCCTTGCCGATCATATACGGACGCCAGCTCACGACAGACCCATACCATCTATTTATATGATCGAAGGTCCTTAAGCTAGGATTTATCTTATCCACCTCATCCATAGCCGGGCATGTATTAGGGTCAAACGATGGCATAGCCACTCCCGGGGATATATATAATTCTCTTAGCTTACTAAAAGACAGCCATTCCCTTGGATATACCCTAACCCTGCAACCTGCCAAAGATAATGTTACAAGATTAGGCCACATAGAGGGGAATTTCCTTATATTAGAAGACTCCGTATCATTAAAATCAGCCGTTCGACTTAAATTAATGCTTTTTAACTTAGTCAACCTATCCCAATCGTCTGGTATGGATGTCAATGTCCCTACACCTAATTCGTTAAGTGCTATATACTCTATATTTACCGATCTACGTATCCTATCTTTAGGAATATCGGTTATATTCCCATCGCCGGTAATGGATAAGATCAAGTTGATAATACTTGGGGCGTCTAATATCGGAAATCCTACCATCATTATCCTTGCTGTTTGAACGTATGTAATATCATTCGTAAAAGTCATGGTAATGACCCGCTCTTTATCTAGCCCATCAGCGTAAGCATGATTAGGCGCAGGGATATACTCACTCCCATCTTCCTTATAAAACCACCATGGATGGCTATCCGGATTCTTACGATAACTTATATCCCTTCTCCTGAACATCAACCTATATCGCCCGTATATGGATTCGCTCCTATCCTTCACGAAAGGGAATTGCTCTTTATTCCCGTCACCCCAATCGACCTCACACATTCCTGGGGTCTTGGAATAAAACTGTATACTTTCATTGTAATTATTAACATCCAATATAGGATCAGGCACGTCATCAGTAGTATCATTCCTGCTAACGCCCCTAAAAGCATATTTGCCTTTAGTAAAAAAGGTTATAGACCCTTTATTCGTATCCTTACATATCAACTTCATACCTCTCCCTCCTCTATTCTTCTAAAATACTCGACAACAGGTGAACTATCAAGCCCTAGATTACTACATATATCTATAGCCTCGTATTTATCGGCAAGACTGTACTTGGACATACTTTCATCTAACACGTCTCCGCTGAACACGGATACATGGCCGTCCTTTACGCCAAGGACGAACGGGGCGATCCTAGTCTTCCCCGCCCGCCGTGCCCTCGTAAGGGCGGCCTTAGAAGCCGGGGCAGGCGCCAAGATCCACGTCTGTCCGTAGTTGTTGGTAAGCACATACACCTTCTCCATAGGTGTCGTAGGATTACCATTACTAACGCCCTTGACAAATCCATCAGGAGCCTGATAAACGCCAGACGGTCTCTTATTAGTAGGAGCTGAGGCAGTATATAAATCTAAGGTGAGTTTATAAAACTGATTCCTATTACCGTCAGAAGCCGTCTGCGACATCGTTATATAACTCCACGACATTATCTTATCATAAAACGTGTTAACGAACGTATCAGCCCTCTCCTGCGTATTTATAAATCTACCTTCATCACGCAAAGTCCATATCCTAAATTCCCTTATCTCATACAAGTAATCCGGAAGATCGTCTACCGGCGCCGTACTTGAAGAACAATACATATTATGGATCTTATTTAACTTCCCTCCTACTAAATCCTGCTTCCATGAACTACCGTGAGCCATAAAATAAACGCTTTCCTTATCATCCCCTACCTTATCCACCTCATCAAATACAGGTATATTATTCCGATCGCTTATAATGTTTATACCTTTTGCTGGAATAGAATTAAAAGCCGGATCATAAGAAGGGATGTTACACCAGTTGAAGTTAAAACCAGTAAGATTCTTCCATTCAGAGAACCTTCTCCAATTAGAATCAGGATCATCCCCAAAGTTAAAAACGCTATTGCATCCGAAATACCTCAGATCTTTCATGTTTAAAAAACCTTCTGGCCAATTACTCCATACACCAGAATGAACAAAAGATCCCATCTGTATATTATGAAGATTAACGCTCTTGCTTATCCTTTCATATGGGATATCACCATTTTTTAAAACGGACCTGACCATAGCCAAATAAGTTATATCAGGAAGATTAGCTATAGGGAACTCATGAAGGACAATACCATCCATATTAAATTCCCCATCAATTACGTTAGAGAATCTCATCGTAACCTCTCTACGCCTGATATCGCTATACTTATGTGGAGGAACCGGTATGTATTGTGAGCCATCCTCTTTCTTAAACCACCATACGGTATCATCCGGATTCTTCTTATACTCAATGTCAAGAGACCTGAATACAATCCTATAACTACCATCAGATATCTTAACTAAAGGATATTGATCCTTTGTCCCGTCCCCCCAATCAACGTCCACGAATCCCGGGTTAGATGCCGAGAACCTAAGATTGCGATTAAAAGCATCCGATGATATTATCGGATCGGGTATATAATCAGCACCCTTACCATCAAAACAAGGGAATCTATCCTCATTCACTATAAACGTGACATAGGACGCTACCGTGTCGTATCCTGCCAAAAAAGCCATACTATTAATTTATTGAGGTTATATCATAAGACACCCATTCCTTATATCCATTAACCATCTCATATACTTTGTTGATGGTCTTGCATACGACAGCGAATCCGATATCCACGTTAGGGAACTTCTCGTTAAGCTCATCAATAGTAAGTTCCCTGACAATACTCTCATCCCATTTCCTCATCTCCTTTACCTCCATAAGGATCGGTTTCCCGGTTACGCCTACGCTCATCACCCATTCTCCCTCACGGTTGGAATCAGCCAGATCCGGGAAGATCGTAACGCCAAAAAGATCGGAGAGGGTGAAGGTCTCGCCGGTACGGGTGAAGGACGCCGCCGCCCCAGGCGTAAGGACCACCTCGTTCACGGCCAACAGGCTCGTAAGTTTCTTGACTCCTCCTGATACCGTGGCGTTAAACACGACAGTAACATTACCGGTAGCGCTATTAACGAACTTGATCTCATCCTTATCGCTATTTATAGCTTGTAAACGTGATCCAGATACGATATTCACGATCTCATAGTTCTTGTCATAAGTGCTCTGTAGCGTCACATTACCGTATTTAGTATCGATAAGGGTAATCCACTTAGCCTTGCCTCCTACTACCTCCACAAGCTTATAGAACACGTCATTACCGTCAGCGTCAACCCATCTAGCTATAGCTCCAGGAGCGAAATCAGTCACCTCCCGATCTTGGGTATAACTAACGGTGCTTTCCGTAGGCTTATTGGCTAAAGTAACGTAAAGACATTGTTCTACGTCAGCCTCCATCTTAACTATCCCAGCTCCATCGTAATAATAATCAGGTACGTTTTTCTCTCGTATCAACAAGATGGTACCTTCCTTAAGCTTGTCGGCATTGGTAGGGTCATCCACAAAAGACTTCATCTGGATATAGGTATCAAAGATGATCGACGTACTCTTATCCTCTATCTTCTGGTTGATATCATCAACAATATTATTAATCTCATCTTTCGTATAATAAGGAGACAAATCCACCTTCGGACCTTCCTGCTCTAAAGCCTGAGCTCCATCCCACCAATAATCAGGCACATCCTGCTCCCTGATCCAGAAGCTGTCCCCCACACGGAGCTTAGCCGTGTTCTCCGGAACCGCCAGCCACTCATTCATGGCATCGACCGTATCAAAGATATACGCCGTGTTCTTGCCCTCGGCTATACGTCTTACGACAGCCAACTCGCTCTCGACATCGCTAAGTCTTTCCTTTATATTATTGATCTCCCGCTCCAGCTTATCATAATTATCCTCCTGATCTATAGCATCGCCTATAGACATATAGACCTCATTGGTGAGCTTATTATAAGTAATACGGGCTACTTTCTCGTAAGATGTCTTATACGACCCAGCTCCTTTATGGGTATTACATACAAAATCATATGTATTCTGATATACAACAGATCCACCGGTATTTATAAAATTATATCCATCTTGGCTCATCGTACCTCCCTTGTATCCGACAAGCTCAAAAGAGCATTTACCCGTACCTTTAGATCCAAACCATGTAGCGTAGGCCATAAAATACGTCTCTTCAGGTAGGATGTCATAATATTTAGCCCTTAAATCCTTCACTGACGTCCAAACACATTCCTTACCGGACCCTGTATTATCACCACCCCATTTAAGGACTTCCCTAACAGAACTATCTCCATTTCCGGGACCAGACCAACCTACAGCAAGATTATCTATGGTGGGAACATTAGAATTAAGGGCTTCCGTCATCGTATCCAAGTCCCTTCCGGAACTTGACTCCCATAAATACCTGAAAGTAACATAATCAACATCCCCGATCTTAATGCCTCCGGTATTGCTGGGATATGTCTTTGTGACTAACTCATAATACCATTTACCATCACGAAAAGTAACCCTTATCCGCTCTACCTGCTTAGGGGATATGGAGACATAAGATCCTCCCACGGAGATATTATCGCCATCATCCGCCCTAGAGGTACCATCCTTTGGATCCTCGGGATCTACGGGGGTGTAGATAGTAGCCTGCTTATCACCTGTATTGATGACAACGATATAATAGCTATCACCTTCCAGACCTTGCTCATGAGCCATCGTAACAAACCCCTGTTCGCTTTCCGGCCTCCATTCGACTACAACCATATGTTTGTCCATAGGTATACCAGATACGCTATTAACGTAGTTGGTTGATGACATGAAAACAGCATGGTCATCGTAAGCCTGATCCACACGCTGATGTTTGGTGGCCAGACTATCAAGACGTGATATCTCAATGGGGTCGATAACCTCAACCCCATTATAATCATACCACTTATATCCTATCATCGTATTCTCACGACGATATTTCCTTTTTCTTATGACCTGACCTCCAGCTAAGGCGTCAATCATAAAATAATCATTACATACTTTAACCATAGCCATTCAGATTAACAGGTTTGACATAAACAAGCCACGATAGTAGCACCAACAGGAATGGAAGTAAGCGTAGTCCCCACCGGGTAGGTAGGAGAGGATGACTCCATCACCATCAACGACGTCCGCTCTACGACCATATTGTTATCAATCAACCGGCTCCCCTCCACATAGAACCGGCCATCGGCTACCTCATAGCACTCTCGCACCGGAACCATATGTCTTTGGCTTTTATCAGCATAATCGCATATCGTGACCTTAGCCCCATCAGGAATAGAAGACAACTCATCTCCAACACCATAATCCGGATGATCTGAATATACCACATAAAGCTTGGACTTAATATCCTGCAATGCAGGATTGACCGTCCTAAAGCCCTTTAGATGGATCTTATGCCCCCCGATCTCATAACAATCATCTACATCCATGATATTGAGATCACAGCTAATAACGGTCCATCCGTCTATAACAAATTGCGTAGGTGTAGTATTTAATCTATATGCTGGATCAGTAGACTCTACGATCTTATAATCAAATGTCTTGAGATCAAGATTACCGTTAAGAGACTCTTGCCTCCGGATCTTTACCGTACCATTGCCGGTATCATAACAGGTCTCGGTAGTATCTATAAGCCGATCCATGTAATCCGGCTCCTCGCATTCGATACGAGTAAAATTAGATGGCAAAGAGATATATTGAGTACCAATCTTGATATCATTATCCGTAGAACTCAATACATGATGATTATACGACCTAACATGATTTAAAGGGTTGATAACGTAAGTGGATTTAATTCTTACCGATCCTCCTGGAGTCGAGTAACATTCTATCGCACTTCTGGTAATACGATCATCCAACCTTTCTATGGCACACCTTTCACGGATAAAAACCGATGGGATGCTATTCATCCTATCCCCTAGACCATATCCGTTATCAGACGAGTCCACAATTTCCCAGAACTGGCTTCTTTTCCCAAGATCACCGTCATAAGACACCACATGTCTCATACGCACGCTTCCGGCTGATGTCTTGTAACACTCCTCGATATCAATAGGCATCCTATCTTCCATATCCGTGAAATCACAAGACACCAAAGAGAATCCGTCCGGGAGGGTAGTCAGTTCGGCCCCCGGAACGAAGCCGGCGTCATCCGATTCAAGCACCTCGAAGCGGACGTATCTTGCCTTTATCTTGGAGTCATAAGAAACCAACCTACGAAGCTTGACATTGCCATTGCCTCCGTCATAACACTCGACATAAGACCTGATGTCACGCTCCTCCATATCGTCGAAATCACAGACAGTCCTTACCCACGTATCTGGCAAGGAACTGAAGCTGGCGCCCTCAGGTTGTGACGGATCGGTAGTCTCCAGGACTTTATAGCTCTTATCCCTAACTCCTATATTCCCGTCCCATGACGTAAGAACCTCCAGCTTCACCTTACCGGCCGGTGTCTTATAACATTCTACAGTTACCTCAATATCCCGGTCCTCCATATCCGTGAAGTCACAAACGACCTCAACCCAGTCATCGCTTATGCTGGTGATAAACTTACCTACCGGATTCTCAGGATCGGTACTTTGCTTGACGCGATACCATTCCTTTCTGGTACCCATCTCGTAATCAAATATCTTATATCCCTCTATCTGCACCCTTCCGGTTCCGGTATCAAAGCATTTAAGCACCGGTATTATCTCCCTTTGGGTCATGTCCGGGAAATCACATACTATACGACTCCATGTATCGGGTATCTTATCATACTCCGTACCGATAGGATTGCTATCGTCAGTCGTATTTACCACCTCATAATGGGATACCTCCGGGTTCAGGCGGGGGTCTACCGACTCAACGCCCTCGATCTGGACCTTGCCCCCTTCCGTGGCGTAACATTTACTTACGAATATCAACTCCCGATCGGTCATCTCCGCTATTCTACAATCTATAGCTACCCACTCGGCAGGAATCTTATCCAATTCCGTACCAATAGGCGTATCAACATCTGAAGAGTTGATGATAAATATCTTCTCGGCCAATATCTCACCCTTATTATTCATATAGGTATGGATACGAGCCTCTACCTGACCTCCCGGAGTACGATAGCATTGGTTGACGATCGACACACGGGCGTCCTTGATGTTAATGAACTGATAGTCCTTTTTAGGAACCTCGCTTACAAGTCTCTTTACTCCTTTATCATCGAAGTATACGTAACACCCGTCATTCCTCATCATGACCGGATACGTCTTTCCGTCTATAACAACACCGGAGAAGTCATCTGGCGGAACAGAGAAACCCATGCTACCAAATATGGAAGCAAGTCTCTTTAGATACTCATTAATAGCTGACATATTACAACATTTTAATTCTTATGCTTCAAAGGTAATAAAAAAGGGGAAAGAATTGAATCTCTCCCCTTTAGGAAATATATGAACGCAAAAAAGGTTCTTTATTTCGGCTCGGTTACGATAGCCGGACCAAGACCAGCAGCCGCCCCGATCATATTGATCATCTCCTGAACACCCTCATGAGCGCCATAGCGTACACGTAAGATCAAGTTAACCGGATCATCGGCGATAACCTTTCCGAATCCTTGAGCGTATCTATGAGGATTAATCGTGATCTGGAAGTCCACGTATTGGGCTGTTTGTTCAACACGGCTGTATTCGTTCATGAATGTCCGTCCCATGAAATCCTGATGTTTCGGGAAGCCGTTGAAATGAGCGTAACCCTTCAACTCATCATCCATCATATTGCCGCCGACATGAGTACGTGGCGCTTTGCTGGACAATCTCTCGAAGTGAAGTTGATCCCACCAAATAGGAGAACCCTCATCCAAAGAATCGGGGTAACCGCCACTAGCACCTACGATCTCAACGCTATCCTCGATATAAGTCATTTGATCCATCAAGCACTCTGATGGAGATAACAACATTTCCTTGCCACGGAAACGGATACCGCACTTGCAGTTACTACCAAGCTCTTGTGCTGATTCCAATTTCTTCCACATCCTGTTGCGGTATGATGCCGGAGCCTCGCTGGTGAAGAATCCCTCGAACACCTTGTCGCACTCATCACACAACATGTTGGTATATACCGTTGTCTGGAAGCTATGCTGGCAAGCCGCAGGAGTACCGTAATCCGTGATCTCCAGTTCCGGGAAAGCCTGTTTGATTTCCTCCAAAGCACTGTTTCCGCACTCATCATCCGGGATCGTGATATAATACTTCTCGGTGGATACCTTGCAAGAACCACAAGCTGACCAAGAAGCGGTACGAACCGTAGGATTCTCACACATATCGGATGTCTTAGCCACATAGTAGATAATAGCCGTAGGATTGGCCTCCACGAAAGTAGAGATCTCCTCATCCGTCAATTTCTTGGAAGTAGCGGCAATATACAAACCTGATCCCTTGATCTGACTCATCTTGTTAACCGTATCGGCTACAACGTTAGGCAATGACTCCACCGTAGTAGACATATCAACACCGTCATCCTCCAAAGAAATAGAATAAAGATAACCACCCTTAACTTCCGTATAATTAGGAGGACAGTCTGTACATCCTTTCATGATAGAGATAAGACGTTGAGTATAGTCAGCAGGTTTAGCCCCTTTCTTCATAACCTTATAACGTGACATGCTACCCTCAATAGTCTCTCGTACGATCTTCAACCCAGGATATTGGGCACGAACCTCAGCCAAGGCCAGATCATCACCAGTATCACATACCTCCATACAATAGAAGTTGACATCTTCCGTCTCAGGCTCCGTAGCCTCATTGGTGCATCTTGTAACAGGAGTAATATCGATATAATCAGATACCTTTCCACCACCAGCAATAGGCTGGTTCTTCATCCTCTCGATACATTTCAGGACGGCGGGCAACAAATCAACCTCCTCGCAAGGATCGCACTCCTCGCATTGATTTGGCGTATTATCACAATCATCCAAAAGAATTGCGTCATTGATCTCTACACGACCCTCCTCATAGCCAAGAAGCTCGAAGGCACGACCAGCGAGAACCAAGCGAATAGCGATACGGTCTCCTTTGGAAACTGAGAATGCCGTATCATCAGACACACCGTTGTATCCTAAGATAACATCATCGACATAAGCATGATCTTTCTTCGGCCAAGAAGCGTAGATCTCTGTGATCTCGTTCAAGGAGAATAACGGCGTGGAAAAATCCTTGTCATAGATAGAGCGGGAAGCCGCTTGTTCATTACGACCGATACGGATCTCATAACGCTTGTCGTTACGAGGCTTACCGGTAAAATCAGTCACGGCCTTACAACCGTTCTCGGAAGTATCTTTAGTATCATAAATACCGATCTGTCCTTCCTTCAAGAAGATGGAATCAACATCCACCATCTTAGCGTGCGGGGGTACGAAAAGTACCCGGTCTTGCGGTCTGTGCAACATATTATAAATATTTTAGTTCAAAAAATCATTTACCTAACGCAAACATAATAATAAAGACGATCACGACAATAAAGTACAGCCATGAGTATATAAATATTAATACGGATTACATTTTTTGTAAAGCTACTCTATTAAAACAAATCCATATTCATTTATAATATTATCAACATCATTAGATGACAATGAAAACCACTCTCCTGAAATCCTCTTGTCGGAAAACTTATCATGCAAACATCTCTCTATATCACCTTTTACACAAGCTATGATACTTAACCTTGGATTAGCGCATCTTAAATCCCTCTCTCTCTTCTTTACATTAAACGTCTTACCTATTTTAATATCCTTACTTAAACCATCGACAGCCAAATAGGTGAATATATTACAATCATGATCATCATCTACATCATTTACCAATATATCAATTATATCATCGACAGATTCGAATATACCCATTTTTATAAACTTGCATATATCTTTTTGAATACAAACAATCCTTTCCGATTCTTGCTTGGTGTATAAAAACTTATCACATTCACCGGTAACAGTCTTATTTATAGCAAAAATTATTCTCTCAATATCATCAGAACTAAAAAATGAAGACAGATATCTATACATATCACTATACTCGTTTCCTCCCCTTATATATATAATAGCGTCATTGCTTATATCTGATCTTCCAAACATTTTTATACATTCATTATATATAGATGGATGTAATTCCATGGCGACCATCATCCATATCTCTTTAGCACACATAACCAACCTATTCGATCCTCTACCGGTAGATTTATACACCCCAAGCGATTTTAATGTCTTGACAAGAGATGTGTTGTTTACGTCGTTAATAAAACTTGATAAAGATATACCTCTTATATACTTGTCTTTTATAACATAATATATACGCTCAGAACTATTCCTATTGGATAAAATTCCCTCTATCCTCTTATCACTCCATCCTTCTACGATTCTCTTTCTTAAATAAGCCTCTTGTAAGTCAGTCAAAGACATAAATGATGTTTCTTCATCACATCTAATAGGTACACCGAATAAAATTTTACTACTTGAAATCATATCATAATATTTTACACAATTAAATATTATGCAAATATAGAAATAAAAAAGCAAAAACACACATACCATGAAATAAAAAAAGACCCGCCTATTTCTAGGCAGGTCTTTCTATCAAACTAACGTTGTTTATTTAAAAGAAGCCACATTATCCTTATCCATTCTATATCTATACAATTCATTCTCGTTAAGGTTGAATTGCTTGGCGACCATATCCAGAATCTCCTCCACCAAAGGATCAGGTAGCTCAGGGTCGATGTCAGTGGACCGCTCACCGGCGGCGTTGATATACCCAGACAGGTCCACCCTGACAGGACGGCGGTAGTACGTCATCTTAACCTCCTCGGTACGGAAGCCTGACTCGTAGACCACAACCTTCCCGTTCCCTATGGAGTAGAATGTCTCACGGTAGTCATAAGAAGGACGGTTATTCTCGTCTCCAAGAAGCTCATGGATATTCTCGTTCTTAGCCTCCCACATAACGAAATCAGTGGCCTCACACCCTTTGTATGAGAAAACTCCTTTTATGTTAGAGAACCATAGATAGTCGTCAGGTAAGTTAAAGGACGTAGACTCAGGGTCATCTATCCTACCCGCATTATCCAACGACATCCAATAAACAAGAAGGTTTTGGATGGAGCGTATAGTCTCGTCATCCTTCCTATTTAGATAGTACTTAACTAACCGGTCTTGGGCCTCGTTGAACAACAGCACGAACCTTCCCGGATCAAGCTTAATCCCGCCATTGGCCAGATTCTGCTCGTTCTTCTGCAAAGACCTTAAATATGCTTCTTGGATTGTCATCGTTATTCCTCCTTAACCTTATCACCTTCCTCTACGTCATCCTTCTTCTTAATATCCTTAACCTTCTTGGTCTTGGACTTATCATCGATATTAGACATAGATATGATCTCCTCATACTCATCCAATACATTAGCCTTTATGTTAATAAAGGCTTTCTTGGTAGCCAAGAACTCAGCGGATGTCCGAACGTCAGGCCCTATGATCTGGCCATTATATTGTAATCCGGATGGAGTCATATTGATACGACCATTTCGTTGAAGGACGTTTACGATACGGTAAAACTCAAGAACTTCCTTGAAATCACCTTCCAATGACCGATCCCAGATATCAAGCAGATAATCAACATTGGTCTTCTTCTCATTCATCCAGTTTGATAGAGATCCTGTATAATACTCATCCTCCGTGAAATCCGGGCGAGTTACGATACCGATGTAAAGAAGAAGATCGATGACAGCCTGACGATCGTCGCCGCCTTTCTTAAGGGCGCTGATAAACTTATAGCTGATGTTCATCTTATTGATCTCACGCTGCTGAACGAAATCCTTCATATTGTCTTTCTCCACGAAACAGAACATGGAGTTCATGAAAATAGGGTCACCATCCATTTCCTGAGGAGTCAACATGCCGGAAAATACAGCCAAATATAAATAAAATAGATCTACGGTATTAGCCGTATTATAAACCTTACCCATGAAGATCTTATCCTTAGCGTCATCCCAAAATTCTAAATTGGTTTGAGATAGATCCATCTGCGACATTTCCTCGAAAGGCTTCATGATATTATCCACTCTCTGCTTAACAAGCTTATCGATCTCATTCTTGTCAAGTCCGTTATAACATCTTGATCTTGGATAAAAACCGGTGTTATAGGCCTTGGAGAAATCATCCCAAGGGCAACATACGTGAGTGGCGTTCTCCGGGAACGGAGCTTTAGCTATATTAGCGTCTTGAAAAGCCTGAGGAGCACTTCCATCGTGTTTGCCTACAACCTCATATAAGGTATCTGACATGATATTGAAACCGTTTACCTCGGCCAATACCTTCCTTGATTTTAAAATTTCTTTCATTTCCTTTTTTGCGTTACGTTAAAAAAAGAGGAGAGGACACCCTCCCCTCTAAAAACCAAATTACATATATGAAAAAACTTAGCCGAAGTAGTTCGGTTGAAGCTCGATAATCAAGAACTTACTATTATCCATAACCCATGCTGCGGAAGCAGAATGACACCAGAATTGCTCTTTCATGCCCGGCAAGGATGATACGATCTCATTACCGTTAGCTTTATGCGCCCAACGACCGTACTCATAACCCCACCACATGCTTACGCCTTCTGGTTTGATATAGAATACGTTGTTGTTCATATTACCTAATTTGGCGTTAGCCGTATTAGGAATAGCGGAATACGCGTTAGTCGATCCAGCGTCAGTGATATTCTCGATAATACAAGAATAAGAGGATCTAGGATACATGCCATTCACCAACTCGCTACGATCTGTCATGTCGGCGTAATCCAAAGAAGGATCATGCTCGAACTCAACATTACCGATGCCCGGGATGAAAGCTCCCTTAACCTGAACAGGACCTAAGATCATGGCGTCGTTAGTACCGGAAATAGGATTAGAAGGCAACATCCTATCGCTTCCCATACCCCAGCTTAAGTTCTGCAAGGTAGTGAAGAACGATTCCCTGATCAACTTCTCTAAGTTAATCATAGCCATAGCTCCTACCTTGAACTTAATCTTACGTTCCGTAATAGGAAGATCCTGACGTCCACGGAAAATATAAGCTGCGGCAGCCATAAGCGTATCCTTAGTAATACCCATCGGGCGGCTATAGTAGATAGTGTAACCACGGCGAAGCTGACGATAGATACCTTCATTCAAATGGATAGGACCATTTTGATCCATGATAATACCACCTTCTTGCCACATCAACTGTCTAGCTTCCAGCTTAACCAACTCAGCCATACAGAACACCTCCAACGTAGAGGCTACTTTAGCTGTACGCAAATCAAGTCTACCATTAACAGTCTTACCGATAATAGCCAGATCAGGAATATTACCCTCATACTCACTTCTCATGGCATTCATACGACGAAGAGCGGTCTCCACAAACTCTGAAGTGCTGTTCTGGGCGGCCTGCATGGACTTCATACCAGCATACATAGTTGTCTCTCCTTCAACACCACGGTGGTTTCCTAAACGGAACTCACAGGTCATGGAACCGGCCTTGTCAGCTCCAGATACCTTAGAGAACTGAGTGCTGTACTCACCAAGAGCATGACCGATCTTCCAATAACGGATACCAGGACGTAATTTCTCTTTAGGGAAGTATTTAGCCTTACCACCGATAACACGACACCAATAACGTGTCAAGTCACCTTCTGTCTTAGACGGGATCTCACCTGAGATAAGGATATTACAGCCGTTAGCGGCGTCATAGGTGATGACATCATAAGCCGTAAACTCAGAGGTATTCAAAACGATATCAAACAAACTACCGTCAATACCCGGTTTTAGATGATGACCTGAAGTATCCTCAGCCGTAACGACAGCGAATGTCTTTGTAACAGGTAAATCATAACGGAAAGAAGCTCCAATACCGTTAACGGAGATCGTAGCGCCGTTATTAATCATACCCATATACATCGGAACGGGGTAATTAGCGATATTAGAGAACAGATTCAACAGACCCAAATGATTCTTATCAGGATCCTCATAATACCAGCTCGCCAATGAGCCTAAGTTATGCTCTACAAGCGAAGTCTTATAGTTCTTGGCATCGGTAAAGGCAATAACGTTATCGCCATTCACGGTAGCCGGGAAACTTTTTGTAAGAAACGGATTCATTTTCAATATATTTAAACGTTATACACTCTTTGATCCACTCAGATCAAGGAAGTTAGCTTCTATAGTATCGTTATCGATATTAGTCTTATTCTGCTTTCCTCCCTTATTGCCAGAAAGAAGAGTGATGGTCTTCTTATTAACCTCCATCTTAGCCTTGTTGGTTTTCTGTTTAAGGAACTCGTCCTTATTCATCAAGAACAAGGCCAAATCAGCGGCCATATCCGGATTCTTGATAGCCTCGGAATAGGCTTTATCTATAGCCGTATGACCTTGATTGTCTATCGGCTTGGTAACGAAATCGACAGCCTTACCTATCATCGTGTCAGTCAACTGAAATCCTGAGCTTATAGATGTCTTTAGACCTTTCTTATAGACTTTCATCTGCTCAACTAATTCCTGTCTCCTTTTCTCGGACTTTTTTTTCTCCTCCTCGATAAGGTTATCCATCTCCTTTTTCAGGATATCATGGAACTTATTGGCCTTGGACTCAATAAACTCATCGCCCTTGCCGATCATCATCTCCATATTATCCTTTATCTCGTCTTCCGGCATACCCAACATCTTATAATAATGCTGGATAACCGCAAGCTGATCATTTTTATTACTCATATCAAGGCTATCCAACGGAGCCTGAATACTCTGATATTGGCTTAATAGTTGGCCAACGTTACCACCGGCCTTATCCACCTCTATCATCTTCTTCATGAAATCAGACATCGAGCCGGTATCAACCTTGTCTTTCAACAACTCATCAGCCTTGTCCTTGATCAATCCCTCCACTATATCGAGTAAATCATCCTCTTTCGTGATAGTAGAAAGATCGACCGGTTTATCATCTACCATAATATCAAGGTTGTCAATACTATCGATAATACCTCTAGCGGCCATCTTCTCCAAAAAGGATTTTCCGTTAAATCCTGATACTACATTATTATCAGTACCGCCTTCGCCAATGGAATCAGGGTCTGCGGTGACCGCATCGCCGCCCTTATCCCCGCCACCGTCAGCCGCTCCGCCGTCGGCAGGCTCTTTATTGGTATCACCTATAGGATTACCATCCTTATCATATTTACCCTCGATATTATTCTTATCGCCATCACCGTCACCACGGTAAAAAAGTTCCTCGACACTCATGGTCTTAAAACCCTTAGCGAAATCACCCATGTCATTCATACAATTTCCTTTTTTGCTTTTTACAAAAGTATTATTAATCCAATTACCAATTAAATCAAACCCATTATAGTATATGACAGAATTTTACGCCAAAATGATTACATATTTTGTAAAAATATTTACAAAACTTGTAATCAATTCTTGTTTATTATTGACGTAAACCTATCTGTATCAGAACGTTTATTCCTAGCATCTATCTCCTTTTCCTTTAATTCCAACTTCCTTTTCTCTATCTCCTCACGAGATCTTCGCTCAGCCTCGGCATTAGCCTGTCTGGTTCTCATATCCTCCTCACGGATATCCAGATCTCTTTCCTTCAAGGCTCGATCCGCTATAGCTTCCACATAATCCATACCCTCTGCGTTATCTTGTGTCCTAGCCGCTTGACCGGCGGCCATTATGCTCTTACCCCGTAAATCGAAGTTACCCTTGATATAAGCCAGCTCCTTCTCCTTCTCATGCTCGTCATTACGGGCCTGTTGATCGGCCTCGGCTTTTTGCTGTACAAGTCGTTGTTGATTCTGGTACTCCTCCTGTCTTACACGATCTGCGTAAGATCTGGCATCCCTTCCTATCTGATTCATCTCAGCCGTCGAGTTGGCATTCATCATTCTAGTGATATCAAGCAAGTCATTGCCCAAAGTATTCGTCTGTAATATATATTGCTTCAAATTCTCCAATTCCAGACGTTTCTTGGAATTAGAGACAGCCATAACATTAAGATGACGTAACGACAAGCTATTATCCGTAAGACTGATGTAAGCCAAGGAAAGATCGCTGTTCCTGTACATCACGGTCCAATCGTATCCTTCCTTCTGGCATACTTGAGCCACGGCTAGATGAATATCCAATGTCCGTTTCTTGAAGTCATCGAAATCATTAAAATAAGTCTGGGTCTGTAACATGGTAGCGTTAACCCCCTGTTTTACGCCCGTAGAACTCTCGTATCTGGTTGACTGACCCATTGCCTGCTCGGATATACCTATCATCCTATAAGCCATCATATAGGCGTAAGAAGCCATTTCCATACGGGATCTTATCTGATCCGTATTAGTAAGATCATATACACCAAACTGGTTATATATGCTACTCATCTGCGGATTCTGGTAAGGATTATTCGTATCATTACCACCTACACCCATAAACGATACAGACTTAACGATCTGCATAAAAGTAGCTAAAGCACCCTTCTTGTCCATCATATCCTTATATTCCGTAGGCAAGAATCCCAGGTCGCCTAAGAAGAACTTACCGATCTCCTTCTCGGCGTTATTGTATAGCTGGTTCATAGCAAGGTTATACATCATCTGGAACGGTTGTATGCGATCAGCGAGACTGGCCCCTATAAATCCAGAAACCGGAATGACATAATCATACAGACTGCTGTCACCATGTATCTGATGAGGTATTGGATCCCCACCGATATATATAGGCTTATCCATTAAATTACCTCCGGTGATCTTAACGCCAAATCTAACCTCAGGGACATACTCCAAGATATAGGTGTTCACCTCAGGATCACTGACGGCTTCTGCCATGACCCTCTTCACTTTCTTTATACCATTCTTCTCCAAGAACTCCGGGAGAAGCTCATCTGTCACAAGCTCCTGATCCACCATTCCGGTCTCCGTCATGTAAGTTATTAAGAATATCGGTTTCATGGATACCCAATATCCCTCCATGACTCTAAAAAGACGGGAATCTATCTCATATCTCTTGCCATTGGACATGTCAGAGTTAAAATAGCCAAAGGGATGGAAGCGGGGCAAGAAGCGGGGCTGGGTGTGTTCCTCCCCGTCAGGTCCGAAGGTATGGTACTCTCCCATCGGCACACCATAATAGTCCTCAGCGGCGACTATAGACTCATAGTCATGGTATCCTTTCCATGGAATAACCTCATTCTCATACATACCGGTAATAGACGGTTTCTTTTTCTTCCAATCATACCTAGCACCGTCATTAGATACCCATCCCTCATAATCATCGTCACCTCCCATAATCCGACGCTTGTCTTTGGCCGTCATCTTATGGCCGTATCTTGATATCAACTCAACACCCTCGTAATAATGAAGACGGCCTACATAAGATCCATATTGCGGGTATTTCACATCAGGATGGAAAACCTCCATCGGACTCCATACCTCCGGACGATAATAGTCGAAGCCAACGAAATGGTTCCGGAACATCTTTCCGCTAAGAAGACGATCCCGGTAATTCTCCCTATCAAGCTCATCCATATAAAACCGGCTACGGTCAGCCTCGATCGTATGATCCCCCCATACCGCCGCCTGCGTCTTCCATCTGGTACTCATGAACCTTTGGATATCATCAGGGGTCATAGACGCCTTGGCCTGTTGTATTTGCCGAACGTAAGCCTGACGCTCCTCCTCGGAATTAAACTCATTGTACGTAGGATCAAGACCGGCCTCTACAAGACGCTGATTAACGATAATATCCCACTGTTCTTGTATATGACGATGAAGTAAGTTTGACATCGTATCCTCATACTCACTTATAGCCATATCCCCTACCTCGTTAACCGTATACTTATCCTGTAGGTTCGTCAACCATCCCTCAAAGGCATTCACGATACCACCTATGATATCATAATGCTTCAAGAAAGAGGGTATCCTTATATCACTCCTTAACTTCTGTACGTTCCTTAACTGTGGGATAACATCCGCCATCTCCATAAAAGATAACTTACCATCCGCCATCAGATAATAGTCACGGTACATTTGGTTACGATCATATTGTTTCAACCCTATCGTCTCAAGAGCATCCATGCAATCCTCTTTCCATTTCTTGTTCTTTTTTTTCGTGGAAATAGCCTGAGGAGGTAATCCTAATAGCGCTCCTTTTGCTGGAAACGAATGATCTCTATTGAAAATCTCCATGTCAATCTATTTTGTTTTTAGCAAAGATAAGTTATTAAGCGACACCAAACTACCGAAACGCACCTATAGATACCGATCCGAACGCCGAGGCATATATCTCATGATGTTTATAAGCGTCTTCCTTACGGGCGTTATTCATCTCATCTATCTTCGATTTAGGCATATAATTATTATCATCAAAATACCTTGCTAGCACAAGAGCATGACCGAAGGATATTATCCTATCGACGTTCAATCCTGGCTTGTACTGTATTATTTCATCCAGTAGAGCTATATCATCGATCAACTCAATACCCTTGACCGTTATATCAAGACCAGTACTATCGTCATATCCAATAACGAAATCCTGCCAACAGTAATCCACCACGCATGAGAAGAGCAGGTTTTGGTTACCGGGAGTCGGGTATAGCCCCAGCTTGCTGTTCTGCCGGGAGCCGGCCTTCACATACTTATTGGCTATTGCCTCACCAGCGAATAAGAAAAAAGAAGCAGGCATACCACTCTTCCGGTTAAGGTACTGTTCATACATCTGGTCAGCGTTCTCCATAAGACATATAGCACCATATCCTTTCTGAAGTACCTCGCACGTACGACAAAACTGATCTATGGATGATGGGCGGGATACGTATGAAGCCACTATTCTATAGGCATAAGGATCTCGGATACCAACACGTCTCTTGAATACATAAAAAGCACCTAATGAGGGCGTATCCGACTTAGCCTGTTTGTAGGGGTCGCAATTGTGAACAGATATATTCCTTAATAAATAATTATTCGTATCACATTCAAAATTATACACAGGACCGGTATACTTTTCTTTAGTTATAGATGATATCCTGACATATATATACTTATTATCATTACTAATAAATATACCTGTGGAAGGACTTTTTCTTGTGCTGGTATCCATACATACTTTAGACAATTTAGATATATAATCAGGAGTTAATGTCTCAACCAACTTCCTGAAATACACAGTATAGTTATGGCCTATCCTTAAATGATAACATGATCTTTGAGATTTAACCTTATTGCCATCTATATATTCAGCCCTATTTTTTTTCATTATGGATATACCTCCAACTACTCCAAGAGATAACAATATATCCTGTATACCCTCAAGAAGATCCATACTGACACTTACGAAATCCATGCCCGAATAATTGCGAAAATCATTATGGATAGATCCATCCGTATCCAGATATCCATGAATTAAACTAACCTTCATGCTAAACGGGAGGTATTTAGCAAATTCAGGAATATATTTACCATAACAATATTTACCAAAATTATTAACAAGCCACTCGCTTAGATAAACATGCTTAAAATTTAATTCCCAATTACCCTTCCTGCATCTCTCCGAAGGCTTAATACCAAAAAGATTATCTATAACCTTGTAATACCTATCCCTCTCTTCTGGATAGTCAAAACAAATAGCCATCTGTACACGACACTGCTTATCAATCCATCCATTCCCTAGCCACATCCCGACAAACCACCAAAAATCATCAGAAAGCATATAATCCCTAAATCCCGGAATATCCATCCTTTCTTCGGCATACATATTTGGGATCCTTGTCCACTGTCCCTCTTTTATATCCTTGACAGGTATGTAATCAAACTTGAATAAATCTTCCCTAACCCTTCTCCCTACGGTCTTATGATCAGAAACAAAAATAGGATGATCAGAAGTAAATCTATTTATTCTTACGCCATTATACATCTTTATCGAATAAAGATCCTCTTCGACCATATTTCTGACAAGTCTCTTGCGTATCCTAACATTATCCCCTTCATTATTAACCAAGAAATCATCATAGTCAACATCCTCTACATTCTTATATCCATCAGGGGTCAACACCCTTTCTCCGGGAGGCATACATCCTGCTACATAAATAAAATCATCAAACCTATTAGATTGAGGCATCTCGAATATCTGGACAGGAGCGTCAATAACACCGCCGCTAAACGGGAATCCAGCCAGTTGCTTATTCGATTTAGTAGTCCCCAGTTTATTACCTGACTCAAGAAAGACATCACACAGCATACCGCTATATTGCCCCGACTCAAGAAGATCGTTCTTATGTTTAATAGCGTACTCAACCGGAAACAGGTTTTGAGAAGAACTTAAAAAACAGTCATCAATCGTAAAAGGATAGAACATGGTATGAGAGGTATAAGCTACCCTGTCCTTTGTAGAAAGCTTCTTCCGTTCCTCATTAAGTTTATTGGTGCTAGCCTCGAAGTCTGTGGCGTCAATCTTGATCTTATTAAGCTTCTTATCATCAGGTTTTCCTAAATAATCACCCAAACCTATAGTTACCTTGACACCAGAGTTTGCCATTTGTCCCGGGACAAACATCGCCCATTTCCGTTCTTTCCATGTTTTTCCTTTCATGGCTCTACGGTTTAGGATATCCCAGTCCATGACCAGAAGGTTATATGTCTCGGGATCGGAGAACATCTCTTGAGCGTCCTTAGACAACTCCACCTCACCACCGGTACCAGCTAAAATAGGACTGAGACGCCAGCCATAAGGCGTGTCGTAGGATGGCATGGCGGCCGTGTAAGGCTTCTTTATCGGACCTTTACCTACCTCGTCGAAAATAGCCGTAGCCGGTGTCAAACCAGCCGTCTTCTGCGTGGAGGTCTTCCTACCCATGTTGATGTTGGCTATAGAGATAATGGCATGGATATCACGTACGCCATTAGACATCCTCTTGCCTAATGTAACGCCCGAACTCCAGTCGGTCTTGGTTCTGTTGATCCTAAAAAAAGGATGTACATGATCAAGACCATACTCACAATACTCACCGATATTGGATAAGTCACTGTCGCTGAATCCTACTACAGAATGACTAAGACCGATCGTCATCGTAGCGTTCATCTGGAGAAGTGATGACATGATGGTCGTATTATGGGATACGACAAAATTGGTAGTAAGAAACTGATGCGATTTATTATCGACCTCAATACAAGTAGCCTTATATCTACCGTAATAATCTATATCAGATATCCTAAGCCTATCGTGAGTCTTAGATATATACATATCGTCACCATCCATGACACAATAATACCCCATAGACCAAAATATTTTCCTTACAAAGGATATAATATACTCGCTTTTATAAACGACCTTAAAACGATCGTCACCGGTATTTATACCGCAAGCGATCTTCATGAACGAGCTTATAAATAACTCTTTTTGTTTTCTGGATGAATAAATAATATCATCCATCTCCTTATTGCTTAACTCGAAGATCCTGTCGGTAGCGCCACAAAGGAAGGAGGCGGCCAGAGGCCCCATGAGCTGGGGCGATATCAGCCACCGCCGCTCAGGGAAATCTACCGCCTCACCAATATCTATAGTCATTTTGGAGAAGTCAGAATGGATGATACCCATAGTGCTCATAACCTTATAATCACCATGATACTTGACTTTCCACTGGTGCTGCCCGCAACACACCACGCTGCGACCGTCCTCAAAGGTCACTTTGTACGTATCAACGAATCCCTGAGGATATACGCCCACTATGGTAGTAAGCTTCCCGTCATCACCGTATATGATATCTCCTATATCGGCGAATCCTATTTTTTTAGATCCATGAGGAGTATATATCAGCTCCGAGTCCAGAAGAGCCTTGCCAAAACGACGAGTACCAAACATCCCCAACCCTTTCTTCTCCATACGGGCACGTTGGTACATCTCGGCGAAAAACCATTCGTTATCACGCAAACGACTGATCGCTGGCACACGTTCCCCGTTTGGAAGATCCTGAAATACGGGAAAGAAATTAACATGCCAATAAAGCCATGGAGGGATGAACGTACCATTGATAGTCACCCCGTACTTGACCTTATAAGCCTCTTCCTTAAAGAACTGCTTAACATCGTCATCCTGATCCTCCCAACCGAACAGATCATTCCATACAGGAGGATTTTTCATGTTTACATAAAATTCTGGACTCGCGCTTAGACTCATTTTATAATATCCTTTAAAACAGACTCGATTCCACCAGAAACCTGACCCTTACGTTCCTTTTTCTGGACATTGCTTACAGACCTATATACATCCATGATTCCGCTTTTTTCCATATACGATTCATTCCATGAATTGATCTTATCGATCAACTTGGATATGAAATCGAACGCCCTTGCCATATCCTCCGGCTTCTCCTTGTCCCAAGGATGCTTGGCGATATACGTCTTGGCGTCATCCACGGCCTTAGCTATGACTTCAAGATTATCATTGACCCGATCGACATCCTTACTCGTCGGCTTTCGTCTTCCCTGTGGCATTGGCCTTTATTTCCTTAAATTCGTTATACTGCTTCATAAGAAGCTCATAAGATTGAACAACACCTATCTTACTTACTTCCGTCACGCTCATATCATGGAACATATCCTCAAGCTCCTTATCAGCATATCTCAGACGTTCCTTGTCATCATAAAACACAAATCCAGACGTTCTGTCTTCCATAATGCTCTTTGCGGTAGACGCATATGTCGTATCGAAATCCAGATCCATACCGAAGCTGGTAGCTAACTGGATTATAAACATCAACCTAGAATTGACTTTCACAGCCTCTATATTCAACATCTGTATCTTATGAGTCATCTCATGAAGAGAGACGAAATCCTCCTCCTTTATCAACGATGATGATTTAAGGGCTATCTTCTTAGTCCTATCCTCAATCTCACTATAAAGACGCTTGCTCTCACGTTTTATAGCCATCCAATGTCTTATATGAATATCTGCTTCTTCTTTAAGATAATCCCTGATCTCTTTCTTAATATCCTTATCCTCTTCCATTACGCGTTGTAATCGTTATTATTTAACTCAATCTCATCACTAATACTTTGGTCTATAGACCTCAATAGATCTCTGGTACTAATATCCCTCAAGAAGCGGACATTACCACCATTAGCCCTAGCAACTCTCCTTAAAGCGGAGTAAAGTATATCACCCAGCGAATATTCGGGTAACTCACGGCAACCGACTTCCATGACAATAAGGGCATGGATACGATCATCTATCTTACTTCTTACGGGACTTCGCATAGTATTTACTTATAAACTTCCCCTATAATACGTAGCGGGAAATGTTTGAAATTACGTTCAGGATCGTCCTTAGTATAACCAATAAGAGATAGATGTTTCTCAAAATGACCTTCCGTATATTTTGAGGTATCCAACGTCATCCTAAATATAGTTCTATTCTCATTGTCAGGATGTTTGTTATATGACACGTCTCCCATACATCCACATCCAAGATGATGCTCCTTGACATGGAAACCATCTTTATGGGTAATGAATAACACGATTTCTATCTTATCACCTATTTTCTGATCAAAAATATTTAGATAAAACTCGCTCTCGTCATCCGTTAGTCCTATATCAAAGGAATCGTTAGGGCACTCGATATTAAAATCGTTATGATCGGCTGTTATGACCTCCATAGCATTCCATTTGGCTTTCTCTCCTTCCACGAACTTCAACGGGCATACCTCGGTCTTCATCCAAGCCTTCTCCTTGATAAAACAACCACACAACGAACATGCCTGTCTTCCCATCAATCTTTGCAGCAATACCTTAGCTGGCAACTTAAAGAAAGCTATATTAGAAGAGTTCTTAGGACATTTCTTGCATAAATCAAGACGATTCTTGTACCACTCCGGATAATCCTTCTCATCCTTAGGAATCCTACCCAATAAACTGTCTTCCCAAGCTTGGGCTATTACTTGGGCTTTACCAATTGTTTGCACGATAATTATTTTTTAAACTGTTTTTGTTGAAAATCCTGTAATTGTTCCCATGTCATTCCATACCGACATTGATACATGGCCTCATGGTTATCACGTATAAGAGGATCTCCGTTCTTCAACCCCTCCATATCCTCTATCGCATTAATCTTCTTATCAAGACAATCAAGCTCAATAGGCATCCTTTCATCCGGATAACGATTACCTTCCTTGACAAATATCCGGCGTATCTTATCACGCCTTACCCGCATCTCACGAAGATTGCATATAACGTATCCGATAAACGGGATCCTGATAGATATATTGTCAGTATACTTAGCTAGATGATGGATGTAAGATACGGATGCTTTCATGCACCACTCTACCTGTTGTTTGGTGAACTTCCCATCAGATCTTCTTACCACCTCATCCACGATATCCCTATCGAATGAAATAAGATTCCTACCCATCAATATCCAATTTGTTTCTCTTGAACACAAACCCCATTACACGGGTATCATCACCCTCCCCGTCAAGAATAAAATAGTTACGTAAGCTTCTCATCTCAATAGACAGCTCACGGGTACGGAAGTTCCCGTTCTTCTTGTCCACCAGAAAACCCCCACGTTTAAGCTCGTTGTTCAGGACAGCGACGTAAGATTCCTTCTGTCCATGACAATCCATGTACTTAGCCCTGGTATCATCCGAGTATCCGTAGTTGATGTAGAAAGAAAGTAAGTTTATCGTCCTTTCGGTAATCAAGCTTCTACCCTTAGAATCCAGATAGCCGTTGTATATCCTTAAGAACTGCTGGATCATATCCAGCCTAGTATCGTAAGGCAATGCGAATACGAAAGCTTTTCTCTGCTCGGTCATACAAAATTAGTTTTCGACAAAAATACTTTAAAAAAATATTATTGTCAACAAAATATGATATAATCAGTGTAATGTATGCTGACTAACATATATTTACGAGAATCCAAAGGGAAAAGGATGGTGGGGTAGGTCGAACGAAGCCGTGTATGCCCACGGTAGGCTACAATGGCGAGGGAAGTGAAGTTCACGTACGATACGCGCATGGACGGCGGGGGACAGCCTTATCCTGCCTCACGGTATGAGACCGCTCCCTTTTTCTTTTTGGCTTATTGACCTCCTATCCTTCCGTCATCGTCCAAGGATATAGCCCAAGGCATCCAAAGGGAAAAAAGTTGGTGGGTGACGTGCAGGGACAGCCAAGGTAAGGCTACCGCCATCATACCGGACAATGCCGCCAGAGGTTCGCTATTGACATGGACGGCGGTAGATCTATATTCACCTGCCGGAGCGTGAGCGACCGCATACGACCTTACCTTTTCCCCTTTGGATTCCTTCCTCCCAGGCTATGGGATATAAAACCAAGGGGAAATGGGAGGCCTTGGGGCATGGGCCTGCCGTAGAAGATACGGGCGGCCGGAGCGTGAGCGATCGTACAAGACCTCGCTTTTTCTTCTTTGGCTTTTGCTCCACCCGATCCCCCTACCGGGGTACCGGCTTCCGGTATAGGATACGGCTTCTACCATGTTTAGCCTGCGGTATCCTGCCTGACGGCACCATACCTTGGCGGTAAAAAGCAATGTTTTATTAAATAGAGACTTTAAGTGGAGTACACAGGAACTCGACGTCAGGAGAGGTTCTGTGTACGGATAGAGATATTAGCGAGTAAAATATATTTATAGAGTTAATTATATTTAATAATATACCTATTAACGCGCGCGTAACAAGTAGGTTGAGAAAAAACCATCGTTCACGCGCACAGCGTTTTACGGACACCACCTACCCTCCTTAAACAACAAATGGGCGACCTTCACAGGCTACCCATTCATCCGAATAACTTGTTTCGTATTGATGAAACTCGTATATTCGCAGCAAATAAAAAAAAAAATCATGGAGACAAAGATATCACTTTTACAGAAAATGAAATCAAATTTCGATAAGATTCTTACCGAAGCATATATCCCAAAAGATATACAAGCAAAAAAAGATGAGCTTGGATGCCTAAGGCTTCCGGCAGGATCACTTGTCTGCCCAGTAGATTACAAACCTGTAACTAATAAGGACGGGAAGAAGGTTACGGCCGTAAAATACTCGAACAAAAAAGATAATATCAGAGGTTCCGGCATGGTTATAGAAAAGAAGTGTAAGCAGGTAACGGCTTATCTTTCTATCATAAATGTACAGAAGCATGTATTTTTAAGAAATAGGATGAGAGATGGTTACCGTGACCGTATCGAGATCAATACCGATGATTTTATAGATATCCTATCCGATGGCATAGCTTATTTCTGCTACATACATGTTATAGAGAACTGCCATGAGGATATAGAATATCAGCTAAAGACGCTTAAGGCTTACGCCGAGGGCGAGATAAGAATAGCTTTATCTGATATCATGATCTACTCGTATAAGGCTAAGAAGAATGAGGACACGAAAGACATATTCGTAGGTAAGAAAACATCCGTATACAAATGTCTGAATAAGAATTTAAGCTCAGACGAAAGGCGGAATATGGCTAACAAAAGCCGGAAACTTGATCGGGTAAGAATCCTTTCCAAGATAATATTCAGGGCCAGAACCAGAAACGTACATCACATATACAAGGTAACTAAAAGAAAGACAGTTAAGTTTAATGTATTATACCTTCTTAATGAGTTGAATAAGAAGCTTATAGGAATAGGTATGCGTGAGATATCGCAATCCACTATATACAGATACATAAGCATGTTCTTAGATATGTGTAAGAAGAGTATATCCGATTTGTATGACGAGGTAAAAAAAAACAATGGAGTGGCGAATACCAAAGACAGGAAGAACGTAACTATCGGATGCTTAAGACTATTATACAAGGGGAAATATATGCATATCCTTATATCGACAGAATACATAAGAGATGTATTTTTAGGAGAAAAATTTTCCGAGATGAGTAAGGCTGGATGATTTGAGTATCAGATATAAAATTTAATATTTACATATTATTCACATTTATTTTTAATAGTTAATTATAACTATTCGTATCTTTGTACCATAAACTTAAAAAGATATGGTACAAGAAGATTTTAGAAATGAAAACGACCTCCTTCGTCATATTATGACGGTGGATAAAAACGTGGAGCAGGGTCGTGCCTTGAAGAAGATTTTCACCACTAGGGAGAATCTGTTTATTACCGGTAGAGCCGGTAGTGGTAAAAGTACGTTCATGAGACGTATCGTAAAGTTCTTGGGTAAATGTGTTATAGTAGCCCCCACTGGTGTTGCGGCTCTGAACGCCGGAGGACAAACCATTCACTCTTTCTTCGCTATAAAAAACGATCCTTACATCCCCTCAGTAGAGAGGAATATGTTATCAAATAAGGTTGATGTAAGTCCGTTCATGAAAAGCAAGGTCAAGAATCTTGATACTATCGTTATCGATGAGATTAGTATGGTAAGACCCGATTTGCTTGATGAGGTTGCCGATATACTTAGACAATGCAAACGAAGCAGGGAACCTTTTGGTGGAGTTAGGCTGATTATGTTCGGCGATCTGTCACAATTACCTCCTGTAGTGACCGTTGATGATTTTATTGATAAGTATTATGAAAGCCGATTCTTTTTCTCGTCAAAGGCATTAAGAGCCTCAGGATTCTCGGTAATTACCTTCGATAAGGTATTCCGTCAAAAAGACCCACAACTTTTGTCTGTATTGGAGGATATAAGATGTGGGGTTATTACCGAGGAATCTAGATCTATCCTAAAATCAAGGGTGATATACCCTGAGAATATGAATGATACTATAGTAATATGCTCAACCAATAAGGAGGCTTATGAGATAAACAAATCTAATCTTGATAAGATAGATAATAAGGTATTTAAATTCGAGGCTAAGATATTCGGTGAAAAACCTGCGGCTCCATGTGAGGATGAACTTATAATAAAAGTAGGAGCTAAGGTTATAATAACGAGGAACGGTAATGGATATGTGAATGGTTCTATGGGTGTAGTAACAGATATAGACCCATGTGATGACGCTATATCGGTTCAGCTTTCCGATGGAAGTGAGGTTTATATAACTAAAGAAAAATGGGATAAAATGAAATATAGGCAAGTAGATGGATCTTTAGAAGGAACGTCTTGTGGTTATATCATTCAATATCCGTTAAGATTAGGATACGCTATCACTTCTCATAAAGTTCAGGGGATGACATTAGACAATATATTCGTTGATATGAGTAGGGCTTTTGAGATCGGTCAGATATATACCGCTCTTTCAAGGTGTAGATCAATTGATGGTCTTTATCTAAAATCAGTACCTAATGATAATGCGATATTGTTAAGTGAGAATGTATCAAATTTCATGGAGAAGGTGGATGATAACGATGGGGTGTTCCTGCCGGAGAAGATATCTGATATCGGTAAGGGTATGATAAAGAAGCAACAGGATTTATTTAACTTTGAGGAATTTGGATTATAATGGCTAAGAAAGAACTTTTTTCAGACGTAGATGAATTAGTATCATCTTTAAATAAAGAGCTTGGAGAAGGCTCGATAATGAACTTCGGCGATGATAAGCCTATAATATCCATACCAAGGGAAAGCACCGGTTCGCTGGTGGTGGATAAGGCTCTCGGCGGCGGATGGGCGGTAGGCCGGATTCATGAGCTGGTCGGGATGGAATCTTGTGGCAAGACTATGATGTGTACGTTAAGTATGATCGAGTTCCAGAAAAAACATCCAGATAAGCTAGTAGCTATAATAGACGTGGAGAACGCTTTCGATATTGAGTACGCTAGGAAAATGGGGTTGGATATAAACCGGTTTTTGATCTCCCAGCCAAGCTACGGTGAGCTGGCTATTGACATCACAGCCAAGTTAGTCGAGTCTGGGAAGGTCGGATTTATTGTCGTAGATTCTGTAGCCAATCTGGTACCGAAGAAGGAGATAGAGGGCGATATGGAAGACAGCAACATGGGATTGCAGGCTCGTTTGATGTCTAAAGCCATGAGGGTTCTTACAGGAATCGTAAACAAAAGCGACTGTGTTCTGGTATTCATCAATCAGTACCGAGAGAAGATCGGTGTTATATACGGCGATCCTAAGGTAACGACCGGAGGTAACGCCCTTAAGTTCTATGCCTCTATCCGTATGGAGATGGCGAGAAAGAGGGTTATATTAGGAGAGGACGGATCTTCAGTAGGTCATGAGGTTAGGATAAAGGTTCTGAAGAACAAGACAGCCGTTCCGTTCCAAATAGCAGAGACAGCCTTGTATTATGGCGTGGGGTTTGATAAGGAACTTGAACTTTTGAAGTTATGCGAGGAAACCGGTATCTTTACCCGTAAAGGATCATGGTACTGGTACGGGGATGTTCGTGTAGGGAACGGAGTCGATAATACGTTAAGTATTATGAGAGACAATCAAGAATTGTGTCAAGAATTAAGAACTAAACTAAATATTTGAGGTTATGGCTATCGGAGCAAAATTTGTAGACGTAATACCTTCTAGTGTTGAGAACGCTATAGAGGTAAAAAAAGAGGATGTAAAGACCTATCTATTCGTAGGTATTCCTATGAGCGAGTTTATCGGCAAGAAACATGAGTTTGAGGGATATATATTCATGTGCTTACAAGGTGTAACCGGTGGGGTTGAGCTTGGCGGTGATATAGCCGTAGCCGTATTGAGACCGGTTCGCCCCGCCGTAGGGGAGGCTTCTTACCATTTGGTGGATATCAAGAAGTGTAAGTATAATAGAACTGACGTAGTTTTATTATTTAGAGAGGGAGATTTTAAGGTTGTTAAACGAGACGATTGTAATCTTATCTAATATGGGAACATATATCTCGATAAAATCAACGGTAAACGCATTCAGGTACGGTATTGATCCTGTACCTGAATGGTTCGACAAGATATCCCAAAGAACCAAGGAACTTGATGTGATGGTTGATGGTAACAAGGTAAAGGCTTTTTACGGTTATTATATAGGTATGTATCCGGATGACTCAATACAGGTGTTCAGACCGGAGGATTTTCATTCATTATATACGCTCAAGATATGAGAATATACACAGGACTGATAAAAGATCTAGGATGTAGATGTTTTTATTACAATAGTGGTATGAATATACCTATTGGGTTCGTATGCGCTGAGATACCTGATATTGTATCTATATTAATGTCAAGGAAAGGATTGCCTCATTTTTATGAGCATATAGCGATAAAACGTGAAGATAACATTGGCGATAAGCTATTCTTTGATTTTAATGGGTATACCGATCAAAGATCAATTGTATTCAAGGGACTTGCATTACCTGATGCCAATATTGATGAATGTATTAAGTTCGCTCATAATTCTATAGTAAATCCAGACATGAGCAGCGATTTTATAGAAAGCGAGAGGAATGTTATACTAACCGAGATTGATAATGATGAATCATGGATTAATGATAATAGACTTATAGAATTATCTGGAATAGATAAGCGTTGTTTTGTAAATATATTAGGTACTAAAAGATCTGTCGGTAAAATAAAGGAAGATGACCTTACATTATGTCGAGATGCGATATTAAATAAATCAGAGATAGTATTTCATTTATATGGATGCGATGATTTCGTGGATAAACATGTATTAGATATGACAGAATTGTCAAATACTATTGATATCAACTCATTTTATCGTAATAAGCTTAAGGAATTTGCTGTATCTGATCCTAAATATGGTATTTATAAATACAAGAAGAACCCAAGACAGTTATATGTGTCGTTTATATTGGATAATTGTGATTTCAAGAAATTATGTGTATTGTTTATCGTGTTATCTATGATGTGTGGCAATTATAATTTCTCTATGTTTCATTATCTTAGAAATAACGGATTATGCTATTCTGTAAACAAGAGATACATGAATTACTCGAATAGAATAATTGCTAGCTTAATAATTGATGTAAGTCCAGATAAATGTAACATCACAAAAGATTGTGCGATTGATTATGTCAATAATTTTCATCATATAGCGAATAATGACAATATAGAGCTTGTCTTAAGGATGGCTAAGTTATCTGATAAGTTAAATATGATGAATATTGATGATTACTACGAGAACTACATATCTTTTGTAATGTCAAGATTTAATGGGATAATGGATTCATATGACGTATATAACAGTATATCTGTGGATGATGTGCGTGATATGGTTAAAGATATTACTGAGGATAAATTAATAATTCAATATTGTTCCTGATATGAATGCAGTTATAGGAATAGATCCGGGTATAGATACCGGAGGATTGTCTATGATCCCGGAGAACGGGGAGGTTAAGGTAATTATGACACCAAGGATATCTGCTAAGGGAGATATCGACCTTAGGGCTATATCAGGTTTCTTCCTCGATGCCGCAGATAAAATCCAAGAAGGAGGTGGGGGGACGCTGGCGATCGCCGTAGAGGACGTCCACAGCATCCACAACAGCTCAGCCGCCAGTAACTTCACCTTCGGAGGACGGCGCCGGGAACCAAACGCGCTCTTCGCTATGATGGTGGAGATGATGGAACGATACCACTCGCATCCGGACGTCAGGTTCATGTTCGAGGAAGTACAGCCAAAGACATGGCAGAAGGAGATCCATACGACTGCCGATCGGGTGTATTCGGCGGCTAAGTTAGACACGAAGGCTACATCCATCCGATGTGCCATGCGCCTTTTCCCTTTGGTTTCTTTCGTGAAACCATGGTCAGGAAAAGGAGTACAACCTACTAAGATACAAGACGGAATGTGTGACGCTACGCTTATAGCCGAGTATATTAGACGTAAGTTTAAACTATTTTAATACTATTAAGTATTTATTGTATTTGTATTAATATAATTATGATTATATTTGCGATGTAATAAAAAGTTGTTCGTTATAACCTCGGATAATATGTAAGATGTTGAAAAATATTTTACATATACCGGAAACGGTCAGGTTATTAGCCTAAGTGCTTAGAGCACTACGTTACCTTAGAATGTATAGTTACCCTAGGGTGTTTATCCAAGCCCAAGGCTCTAAGGCAAGTGGTTAAACAGGAGTAGCGTATTCGGCAAAACAGTGCTGCTTGTATGAAACCTTTGGTAACATTGGCGATGGGTACTAACAGGATTTTTATCCTGATTTATCCCATAATCGGGATTCATACTCCGGAATCATTTCCGGTTTCGGAGTATGATTTTTATAAAGCTTGTACATGAATTATGGATGATAAACAAATAAAATATGTTATATGGTATTGAAGTGCTTGTCGAAGTCATTAAATGAGAAGTTGGGCAAATTGGAGACGGTTGTTAAGAATGCCGGTCCCAACTCCCTTTATAAGGATCTTAAGATAGATGTTGTCAATAATCTGGCTTATATCACTTCCGTAAATGCCAAGGTATGTGTTATAGAGCGATTGGAGGTCGAGGCTGACTCTAACTTCTCTTTCTTGGTAGAGGCAAGCTCTTTTATTAAGTTCATGAAAAAACAGAAGAAATGTGAGATTACGATACTGCTTTCAGATAAAAAAGATCAGATAACGATCCGCTATTCTTCTGGTGAGTATAGTTGTCCGGCTTTTGATATCAATACATTCCCTCAGGTACATAAGATACTTGATGGAGGAATTAAGGTTAAGATGAGCGATTATGTTTCGGTTCTTAACAAAGCCGGCGATTATACGGAGGTAGATGATTTTTATCCATGCATCGAGAATGTGGTCATTGATATTGATGATATTAATATTAATATAGTAAGTACGGATAGAAATACTATTTACAGGTATTTTGTCCCTAATCAGGATAAGGTAGAGAAGATGTTTATCCCGATGTCGAACGAATCTGCGATATTGCTTGATAAGCATATCAATAAGTCATCGGATATGTTGTCTATAAAAGTGGACGATACTAAGACTTATTTCTCTACGCCTGATATGGATATGTATGAGACCCATTTTGAGGGTAATTATCCAAATTGGAGGTTCGTGGACGAGCATTTTGTCAAAACAAGTACCTATGTCTTTGATAAGGATCTACTCGTCCAAGCCCTCCAAAACAATCTTAAGGTAAATGAGTTCGATCATTGCAAGTTGATATTTACCGATAAAGGATGCGGTATTATGTCAGAGAACCCGTCTTCCGGTAAATCATGTAAGGAAAGACTTACTTCTTTGTCTCATCATGGTGAAGATATTATATGTAACGTATTATGTGGAAGATATCTTGGTATTATAAAAAGCGTCTCATGTAATAGGGTGGTTATCGAGCATGATCATAAATCTCATTTCAATAAGATTTATGGGGAGGATAATAAGAACGAGTATTTCTTGTCATCATCAGTTATTGTTTAATATTTAAAAATATATAAAATGGGAGTTAGAGAAAATTCATCAGGTAGTAATAACCATTACTTTAAAGTAAGTGGTAGCGGATTATTATATCAGTCATCGAGAGAGCCAAAGGAAGGTTTCGAGGAGCATATAAACGAGAAGACCGGAGCCGTTTCTTATTGGAGGGTATTCTGGAACGGTATTGAAGGTTATTTGTCTGATATCAATGTGCGAGAAGTGGAGTTCAATGGGGTAAAAGCCAAATACGTATCCATAAAGATAAGTGATGAGGATGGGAATTACTTCATAAACGTTCCTTTGATGACTCAAAAAGGAGGTATTAATAATTACGTGAAGTCACTGGTAAGGTACTTGCCTAATATCGACCTGAAACGTAAGGTGGTGATCAATCCTGCTCATGCTAAGAAAGGGGATCAATATGCTCCCAGTAAATTCTTTATCTCATACGCAAGGGAGACTCCTTACGGTAAGGACGAGCTTATCCAGCAATATTATAAGAATGGGCAGAATGGATGGCCTGACAGGGTTGAGAGTACTGATATAATGGGGAATAAGAAGTTTGATTATACGACCCAAGACGCTTTCGCTTATCAGGTACTTAATAAATATATCCAAAGTATTAAGACAGATGGTGTGAAACCTACTCAGTCGGCAAGCCAAAACAACGCTGGTGAGGCTACAACGCAAACGCCCCCACCGTCATATCAGCCGCAAGCCCAGCCGCAGACGCCTCCTCCATCATACCAGCAGGCTCCGCCTCAGACAGCCCAAGCGCCTTCTTTTGGAGGTCAGCAGCCGCCACAATATCCTCCTTTTGGAGACGACAGTGACCTACCTTTCTAATTAACTAATTGAAAATGAGTAATTTAATGGAGAGTAATTTCAATATATCTACTAAAGTGAATCGTGTCTCGATGCCTACCCAAAATAAGGTAGATACGGTTATGAAGAACCTAGGGCATCGATCTTGTATAGCGTATTCCGAGGAAAAGGATATGTATTATAAGGATGGAGAATGGGTAGCGTCAGATCTTGACGCTACTATCTTACCTCTTAGGGAGATGTTCGAGAAGACATCTGATTTGAAGTTAGGATTGAAGATCGTTTATTTAATAATCAAATTATAATGGCCAGTATTGAGGATATTAAAAAGCTTCTGGAAAGCAAGTCGTTTACATCAGCCAGAGACCTTGATGAGCTTGAGGAGAAGCCGGATGATAAACAAAACGAGGTTAGATTGAATTGCGACCCTATGGTAGGGATGATGGAGGAAGAGGGGAAGATCTTCCTTAACTCCGTAAGATTCTCGAAAGCATGGAACTCGTTGGGTAAGGATATTCCTATCAAGCAGGGTAATGCTTTCCCATTAGGACAGGGTGATGTCCTTGATATAGACACAGGGGTATGGGCATCGTTCCCGGATAATACCATAGGGGTGTTGATGATGCTGCCGTCGTTTACCGGAGATACGGGACTTACTTTGGTAGGATCACCGTTCGTCTCGTCTAATAACGGGAATATCATGATCAGGGTCACTAATGTCCGTAAGGATATGGCTATAGTCGAGAAAGACAAACATATAGCTGAGTTAATTATAGTCGGCAAGATAAAAGCCGATATTTTTAGAACTTATAAAAGTAATGAACATGTTCGGATTGAAGATAGTAAAGAGTAGTTATATAGATACTCTAAAACAGGATCTTGATGAAGCTATTAGCTATTCAAGTAGATTAAAAAGGGATTATGAGGATGCTAGTAAGAAGATAACGGAATTGGAAGAGAAAATAAAGTATCTTGATACGCTTGTCGATTCTCTTGATATGGATATAGATTCCAAGGATTCTCATATAGTTAAGATGGGGAATGAGCTTAGTAAATCAAGAGAGCTATATAATGAGTCGGTAAAAGAGAAAGAAACTCTTAAACGGGCTTATATGGATATCGAGAAGAAACATAAACTATCATCTAAATTACTCGATGAGGCTAGAAGAAGATATAAGGAACTTGAGGATCAGAATAAGGCTATGTCTGATCGTATCAAGTATCTGGAGGCAGAGATTTTAGACATCGATGTTCCTGATGAGGTTGTTGTTGATGAGGATAAGATGGATCCGAACTCAGGTCATATTGATATACCTGAAAATAACGCCCCTGAGGTCGCTGATGCCGGTATTGACGTAAATGTCGAGAATAAGGCGGAGGATAAGAAGAAATCTAAGAAACGTAAAAAATCTAAGAAAAGTGAATAAGATCTTGTTTTTCTTGTTAACGTTATTTACCTTAGCGGTTGTCGGATGCAGTACGTCAAGAACCTACTATACGGAATATGATACTACTGATATATCTTATGTGGTGGACTCCATAGTGTCTTCCGGGACCGTGATGGGCCAATGGAAGGAGTGGCGGTTTACGCTGGACGACGGCCGGGTCGATAACTTTGGCTTCACCGCCCTATACGACGCCAAGGGAAAGGCTAGAGGGTCTATACAGGTAAGGCAAAGATCCGATACGTTTAATATCAAGATAATTGATTACCATAAAAAAGATAAGTAATGGAATACGGACTAGGTTACATACCATCGCCAGCAGATGATAGGGACGCTATTATGAACATGCAGCATGAGGCTGTCCCTGATGAGTATAAGGTCAATAACGTTGATAGCGTAGTGGATCAAGGATCTTCTCCTATTTGCGCTGCGGTAAGCTTAGCTGAGATACTTAACTGGAGAAAGAGTATAAGGGCTATTAAAAGACCGGCTAAGATCTCTCCCTACGATATATATGATCTGAGAGAGGATAAGGATCAAGACGGGATGGTTCTTCGTGACGCTATCAAGTCTATCAAGAACGTAGGCGTAGATGGGGAGAAAATAAACAGTTACGCTAGGATCATAGATCCGGTATCGGCTAAGGTAGCGTTGATGCTGAATGGTCCTCTGGTTATAGGTCTGTATTGCTATAATTATGGTAATCGATTCTGGCAAGGCCAAGGACAGAACTTGGGAGGTCATGCCGTTATCCTCACCGGATGGGACAAGGCCGGCTTCGTCCTACAGAACAGTTGGGGGACGGGATGGGGTAGGTCTGGCGTGGAGACGTTCCCGTTCGAGGATTGGTACTATATGCTAGAATGTTGGACAATAGTTTCATGATATTACTATATAATTTTCGAGAAATTCCGTCCCACATCCTCTTGTGAAAGACGATGTGGTGCATTTAGGACCCGTAGATCAATTGGTGAGATCATCTGGCTCATAACCAGCAGGTTGTCGGTTCAAGTCCGGCCGGGTCCACAGTTGGATTAATATAATTTGTCATTAGATTTAGAGTTTAGATTTTGTTTGATACCCTTGTCCGTGAGGATCAGGGTATACGCCCCAATAGCTCAAGAGGAAAGTAGCACATCTCCCCTAAAGATGGGATCCACGTTCGAGTCGTGGTTGGGGTACATGGTGTTTTCTTAAACATATTCCTGTAGGTCGGTAATTAATAACCTCAAATAATATATAAGGTGTTGAAATTCATTTAATATTTTATATATATCTATATAGGATCAGGTTATTAGCTTAAGTCTTGAAATAAAGGCTACGTTATTGAAGAATATATAGTTACCTATGGATGTTTATCCAAGTCCGTAGCTCTAAGGTAGGTGATTAAATAGGGATCGTATTTGGGTTCCGGTGTTGCCTATATAAAACCTTCAATAACATTGGCGATGGGTACTAACAGGGTTTTGCCCTGACTTATGTTGAATAAACATTGAATTAGTTTGTAAAATGGTGTATGTACAGGACATAGATGGAAAACCGATGATGCCTACGACAAGGCATGGAAAGGTTAGGCGATTGCTAAAAGACAACAAAGCGGTCGTTGTGAACACATGTCCTTTTACCATCAAATTAACGTACAAGACATCCGATTACAAACAAGAGATTGTGTTAGGCGTCGACTCGGGAACCAAGCATGTTGGTTTGTCAGCTACGACGAAAAGCAAGGAGCTTTACGCAAGTGAGGTTATTCTAAGAAGTGATGTTGTTGATCTTCTATCAACAAGAAGGGGATTAAGGAGGACTAGAAGAAGCAGGCTTAGGTATAGAAAGCAAAGATTCAATAATAGGGTAAAATCCAAGAAGGATGGATGGATTGCTCCATCTGTCCGCCATAAGATTGATTCTCATATTAGAATTATCAGTTTTGTATATTCTATACTACCTGTCTCAAAATTGATTGTTGAGGTAGCCCAATTTGATACTCAAAAGATCAAGAATCCAGAGATATCAGGCAAAGAGTATCAGGAAGGTGAGCAATTAGGATTTTGGAATGTTAGGGAGTATGTCTTAGCAAGAGACGGGCATAAATGCCAGCATTGTAAGGGTAAGTCAAAAGATCCTATCCTTAATATCCATCATATTGAGTCAAGGAAGATAGGAGGAGATTCACCATCCAATTTAATTACTCTTTGTGAGACTTGTCATAAGGAATTTCATAAAGGAAATATCAAATTGAAAGTAAGCAGAGGCAAGTCACTTCGTGACGCAGCCGTCATGGGAATCATGAAATGGAAGTTGTACGAGGAGTTAAAATCCAAATACGATAACGTTTCGATGACGTTCGGATACATAACAAAATATAATCGTATAAACCATGGAATTGAAAAATCCCATGTATCCGACGCTTTTGTGATTTCAAGGAATTTTAATTCATGTAGGCTTGGATATTATTACAAACGTAAATTAGTTCGTCGCCATAATCGTCAGATTCATAAGATGAAAATATTGAAAGGAGGAATTAGAAAGCGAAACCAGGCTCCTTTTAAAGTTTTTGGATTTAGGTTATTTGATAAAGTGATGTTTCAAGGAGAAGAGCATTTTATTTACGCAAGAAGGCTTTCTGGGCAATTTAATATTCGGGATATTAATGGAGAGAATAAGAAAGATGTATCTTGCAAGAAATTAAAATATGTCAGCCATGGCTTGGTATCTGTTAAAACGAATTTATTTTTATCACAATGAATATTGTATTTAATAAATCGCTCATATATGAATGAGCGATAATAAATGTATAAAATATATTTATACAAAATTTAATAATTTAATCATATGGATATAAATCAGATAAAAAAGTATCTACCAGCAGGATGGGATGTGGTTGATCTAATAGATCACGGCATAATCGATCTTGATATTATGAACGGAAAGATGATGGGTGAGTATGTGGCTGTGTTGATGATAAAATCTTATGATAAGACCAATGGTCATATCTTAACCACTTTCTCGTTCCATGATAAAGATATGGATAAGTTGAGGATGTTGATAGGTAATGCTATAATGGCGGTAGGATATAGGAATAATCCTATGACAGGAGATGGGAACACGGCAATCAAATAAAGGTGCTGAATACACTGAAAGAGGGATATTGGATATCCTTAACAGACGGTTCTTGGTATCTCCTAGATGGATTATAAACAACTTGTATGTCTATAACTGGGAGTCCGATTATCTGGCTATAACCAGATCTATGTACGCTTATGAGGTTGAGGTCAAGATATCATTAGCTGACTATAACAAGGATTTCGAGAAACAGGAAAAGCACCAAGTAATGCAAGGCTGGTTCGAGGTCCGGAAGCAAGCCCTATACGAGACCGGGGACTGGGTCAGGTACGGCCGGCCCAACTACTTCTACTACTGCGTACCGGATGGGTTGGTTGATCCTAAGGACATACCTCCGTACGCAGGACTCGCTTATGTTTGTGGCAGGAATTTGAGAAAGATCAAGGACGCACCTATCCTGCATCGTGATAAATTTGACCCAGAAGCTTATAAGATGGCAGACAAATTCTACTACAATTGGTGGAACGAGAGACGTAAAGCCAGACAGATAGAAGGGAAGGATATGAAAGATGAGTTCAGGAAGAGCATGAAAAAGGTGAAGGAGAAGATAACCGTCGATGCCAAGATCAGGGCGATGGAGGCGTTCTGGAGCGTCTGCGATTATGCCTACTGGCCGTACGGGGGAAGAGGGGTGCCCGGAATGAGACCCAACTGTTCCGCTTGTGGCGAGGAATGTAAATTACAATGCCCGAAAGGGAAAGAATTTAAAAACAAGATAAAATGAGTAAGATTAAAGATTTATTGGCAAGAGCCATTTCATTAGCCTCAGAGCAACCTATGAGCTATAAAGAGGCAATTGAGTTGCTTGATGGTATAGATACGTGTAAGGTCAAGATATGGCTGGAAAAAGGGGCTAAGCTGCCTGAATACGCTCATAAAGAAGATGCTTGCATGGATTTGTTCGTTAAGGATATAGAACTTGACGGAGGCAGGATCATATATCATACGGGCGTACATGTAGCATTGCCAGAGGATTATGAGATGGAAATCCGTCCACGTAGTGGTTTTACTAATAGTGAGCTAATTATGCAAAACGCCCCTGCTACCATTGATGAAGGATATAGTGGGGAGATTATAATAGTTCACAGAAAAATGAATAGGCATAGTCCTTATTATTGTAATGTCGGTGGTAAGGTAGCACAGCTTCTTATTCGTAGAAGGGAACGTATCGTATGGGAAGAAGTGGAGTCATTAGAAGATCTTGGAAAATCTGATAGAGGTGATAATGGATTTGGAAGTACAGATAAGATAAATAAGGATGGCTTCATGACCAGCGAACGTCGGTTAGGAAACCACCGTGGTAATGAATGATATGGAAAATAAAAATACATCATCCACTACTAATGAGGGCTTGAAAGAAATTGACAAACAAACAAATCCTGTTATGTATGGATGGAGATGTCCGGTATGTGGAAGAGTATATTCTCCCTACGTATCTATGTGCGCTTATTGCGGTAATAATAATATGAATCATATTACATGTAAAGTTACTGGATAATTGATATGAGTGGAAGAATTAAAATAAAGTCCAAGGATAAGGATAAGAGACCTAAGATCGATGTATTTAAGGTAATAGAGAACCGGTTCAAGAATATGAACGAGCTTCGGGATCTGATCGACATGGATCCAAGGAAAGGGCTGGTCAGGATCCGGGACGGGTCCGGCTTCAGGGAGGTAGAGCGGGGCGGATGCCTGCACCGGAACTACCTTAACCTGTTGGAGGAGGAGCTGGGAGCTAAACTATCAATAGATCTGATTGATAAGTATGTTAAAAGAAAATAGCACATCAACTACCCTAGTAATTACCTAGGGTAGGTTCGTTTTATATACCGAAGTATCTACCACAATCTGGCTATCCATATCCCCAATCAACTCAATGATCTCATCCCTTATATCGTAAGAAAGCAAGATCGGTATTATGGGTAGTGTAAAAGATAGTATTATTCCTGATCCTATTATAATAGCAATATCATCGCACTCTATATCTAACATCGGCATAACAAACATCAATCCGGACATGAATATCATCACAAATAACGATGATATCTCATTTATCATATCCCGCTCAATCGTATCCTTAATCATATCTCCTCGACTTTAGTATGGGTTATTATCCTACTGATATGACGGATGCTTAATCCAGTCCTGTCCTTTATCTTACCATATACGTAGTTACTTGATACGACAGTGGATAAGTCACCTAACTCGTCCAGTATCTCATTATACATCCTATGGATCTCGTTGTTGCGGATAACCGTACTATCCATTATATATATCTTCTCAACGTCCTCGTCGCAGAAGAAGATCTTAAGCTTATGAAGTATGTCTCTAAACATGATTATCTTTTTGTCCCAAAGATATGAAATTTTGAGGATAAAACCAGAAGGAAGCCAAAAATAACGGGAGGCGGAGGGAGGACGGGGGATGCCCGGAAGGATGGGAACCAGCCCGTTCCCTTGGATTCGGCGACATGATTCGAGAATAAATCATATATTTGTATGTACAAAATGCATAATAATATGATATTAAATAAAATTAACTCAATGGGGGGGGTATTTTTCGTCCTCCATAAAAATTTATCAGTATGCTTAGAAGAAGATTTCATTCATCAGGAATACATCCGTCTAACGCCAGCAATGGAGTATATGGAGTTGCTGAAAATCTAAAGTTACTTCCACCTAATAAGGTGGATGCCGAATGTATTGGAGTTGCTTTGATACATAAAGAACATAGGATTATGATAGAAAAAAACGAGAGTAAAAATCCTAGTTATAAACAGGCAACAGAAGGTATGTTGGCCAGTGACAACTTTGTATGGGGAGAATATTTGGTGGATCAATATGAGATCCCTAATTATGATACTATTGATTACGATTACCCTGGCCTTACTAGCGCGTATCTTATGAGTAATTCCGGGGTATATAATGGTCAGCCACATATACCAAATGACATATCTCAATGGACCGGAGTGATGTCCGATTGGAATGGTAAATCTAATTCAGAGGTATTAAAAAAGATTGGAGCCACAGAACAAGGATCTTATGCTATCTCAGGCAATCTTCTTAATGGATTCATAAATAGTAGCGACGCCCTTGGATTCTATGACTGGTATATCCCCTCTTGTCCGCAAATGTCATTGATATATATGAGGATGGTTGATATAAATGATATATTGTATCTTATTGGAGGTAAGATGTTCCAAGCCTCAACTGAGGCGTATATGACAAGCTCTGAATGTAATGATAGAAATTATTGGGCGGTTTCAGTCTACGGTCAAGTAGGCGTATCGGATAAAAGAAATCCTAAAAGAATTAGACTGATACGAGATCTATAATATTAAGGTAGTGGTCGTACCACTACCTATCTAATTATAGGTGGAATCCTATCACCATAATAAAGATAGGTAATTATATGCCTAATCAATTATAGGGGTATGCCAAAGGAAGTAGTCGGCGCAAGACCCGATGGGTAGGCCCGGAGGGATGAAGGGAGGTCTCCCTCCCTTTGGTACTAAATCCTCCTCATAAGCTATCATACAATTACTATGCTTACTCTATAGTTGCTACGAACACCATTCCCAACGGCAACAGATTGGCATCCCTGACAGGCATTGGTTATTATACAAGAACCACTTGTTATAAGATTACCTTGCCAAATTATACGATTTTTACTTGTAGTCTGATCATAAAATTCAGGCATGTAAGTGAAATTGATGATCTCCTCAGGATCAACTATCTCTGTTATAGGGGTAAATTCAGTTATCCTATTCCCGTATAACTCTCTATTAGCTAAATCACAATGCTCTCCAGAATCATATGGATACGTAAGAGTCCCATCTGAAACACCTCCAGTTGTGCCTAATAAAACGTTGTACTCATATTGTTGACCCTTTGTAACTATCTGTCCACCTATTCTTATAAATTCTATCTTCTTATGATATATATCAAGATAAGATCCGTCAAAACTATGTTGGTATGTATCTCCATCAATATATATATCTACAGGATTAGGACACATGCTCTTGTCTATATTAATACGGTAGTGGATCTTGCCGGAAGAAGAAGTCCTGCGCCTAAACATACCCCCTCCTTATCTGAGGGGTCTTAAATACCCCCCCCCATATATTCAACTTCTTTATTCATAATATGTTATGTTTTAATTATATCGCAAATATAATAAAATTAATGAGAAAGTCGTGAAGGGATGAGGGATGGGATATGTCGGGACGCCGGACATGTAGGGATATGCGGGGGATATGCGGGGGATATGCGGGGATATGCGGGGATATGCGGGGATATGCGGGGATATGCGGGACGGACCACCTCCCCGAAATCGGCCCGGCCGGGCTGCCGTTTTTTTGGACCGCCCCCCCAATCCACGAAGGGCGGAAAAAAGGAACGGCAAACGGCCAGCTAGCCGAAAAAGGAATGCTTATTTTATGTTTAATTTGTTGATTATCAATGATATAAACCAATATTTTAATATACATTTACATTTGATTAGTTTTATTATATATAATCGTTGAATTTTTATTGTAAAATATTTGTTTGAAAATAAAACATGTATTATATTTGCAATGTGAGATAACAATATTAACAAACAAGGCGTGCTAGATGCCTATACAAGTCCCCAGGGCAAGGGCAAATCTAATGACAAATAAAGAATTAAACAAAGTCCAGAATGAAGTTAAGAAAGCAAGTGAAAAAACGCTAACAGGCGCCGTCAAAGCTTGGTGTCAACTTTTTAAATCTGGAAAAGAAGTTAGTGAGATTTTGAAAGAAAATGAAATCAAGGTAGATAAATCGATTGTCCCCGCTTTGGTATCTTTAGCAAAGGATAAAGAAGTAGTAATACAACTTTGCAAAGAAATACTACCACGTGTGGATGAAACCTTTTGCGCCTACAAGGAGATCGAAAGAGTATATCTCGATAAACAGGATCAGAATAAAAATACAAAGTTATCAAAAGATAAAGTGGCAGAAATATCGATAACAGGCAAAGCGCATAAACGATTTGGATATAACGAGCCAATAGAATACGATGGTGGTGTATACTATGATGTGTTTAACGGCACTGATAAACGTATTATAAAGTGCGCCGTTCCTATTAAGCGGTATACTTATAATTTAATCGCTAAGTGTGTTACCTACTATTTGACACACCCCAAAAATGAAAGATAGCAAATAATTAGCCCCTATATCATTTGTATATAGGGGCGTTATGGTGGCAATGTCCATACGTTCTCGCCGTGCTACTGATTTTGACTAAATGGGCATAATATTTAACATATTGATACAAGGATATGCAGATCGGTAGGGTGTCGAGAGTCTGCATAAATAGCCTGCCTCTTAGCAATGTGGGTAGGGGTTGTCTCAGTCGTAGATCGTCCCGTTATTCTTGGCCTTGTATCAAGGCTGGTTAGTACGTCCGGTCAACCGGATAGGCCGTGTAAAAACACGGGGTGTATTGGTGTATATACGTATGTATAGGGCGTATATTGGTATATTGTGTGAGTAGCTAATACCAAGTGCATTACGGCGTTATTTCCGTGCCAGTATATCAATACGACGTATGCTAGGGCAGCTTAAATACCTAACATATGTACGGATAGCAAATAACAACCCTTATAAGGGTATTTTGTGCGGTTAAATTGACGGACAAAGTGCGCCTTGTCGGTACGTATCACGGGTAACGTATGTACGTATTTGGCTTCGTTCGTTCGGGGCAAAGGGACAAACCAAAGGGAATCGGGCGGGTGTGGTGTGTCCGGCTAGCCGTGTCGATAACGGTAGCTTTGTGCCTTCATAGCCGTGATCGTTTCTTATTGGTGTAATTAAATGAATATATTATGTACAAAAAGAAATTCAATAATCTGAATAGAAAACTATCTATCCAAAAAGAAAAGGCTTTAGAAACTGCAAGAAAGTTTCAAATTGAGTTCTACGTTGAGCTTACCAAAGATCTATACAAGTCTAATAAATTAGATTGTAGTAGAGATTCTGATAAATGTAGGCGGAAACGTGTTAGTTATATGGCAAACAAATTACGACAATAGATCGTTTGTTTTTATTTGATTTTAAAGTTTGTGCCCTTCAGTAATGTAGTGATATATTACGGAAGGGCTTTTTTGTGTCTAATTTTACAAAATGACAGCATAATCATATGTTTTGCTTACACATAAAAGTGTTGAGGCGGTAAATTTTAAGCCTTAATTATAAATATGTAAGTAAAATACTTTATTATGTATCATTTTGTATATGTCTATATCCATACGGGCGGGTGAATTGTACCCTTATGCATGGATTTGCGCTTGAATCGATCCTAAAAGGTATATAATAGGCGGTACTTATTGTATATTTTTTATCTATATCTAGGCTTATCTTTCCTTAGAGGTAGCTCTAGGGATTGATATATATTATGTTGTTGATACCCAATTAATTATGTTATTTGTGTTCAATTTTAAAGTCGCGGTTACTTATTGTATATTTTTTATGGGTATATTTATATATTTCGTACTCACCTTGTTTTGTGGGTACATGGCGTTTGAGTTGGGTCGGTATGTTATAGCTACGGGCGACGCCCTGCCTTTAATCATAGTTATTTTATTGGCTTTATTATCAATACATTGTATTAGGCAAGTATATAAGGCAATCAAGAACAAAGATCTCGATATCCTAGACTGAATCAGCGTTCCACGTGGAACAAAGTAGCGGAAGGTCTTGGGTTTTCGTGGTGGTTTCGAGGGGGGTTTGGGGGTTGCGTGATGGGACACCAACAAACAAGGAAAAAACACCAACAAACAAGGAAAAAACACCAACAAACAAGAAAAACACCAACAAACAAGGAAAAACACCAACAAACAAGGGAAACACCTTTCGAGCAAGGGAAACGCCTTTCAATAAACAAGAGAAATACATTTCAGGCAAGGAAACGCCTTTCAAGCAAGGGGTATCTTCCGATCAAATGTAAAAGTTTGCAAGTGGTAGGAGTTTCCCGTCAAGGCAAGGCGGTTGTGAGTGATGGTGGGTATGGTGTTATTGGTGGGTAGATATTGTTTATTAGTATGGGGTGATGCGGAGGAAACCAAGGGGAAACGGGGGCGGCGATGGCGTGGGGTTGGCCCCGCTGGTCGTCCGTTCCCTATTCTCCTTTGGCGTTAGTGTAATATTAAAAATCTGATAGTGATATGACGAAAGAAGAAGCAAGAAACGTATTTGGCGGTAGTATAGTAAATAATCTGCTGTCGCTAGGGGCTGAGCCTACCAACGTGGTAAGGCAAGACGGGTTGATAGAATGGAAAAGTGATGGATATATAGAGGTAGGAGGCGTACAGGTATGGGCCTACTATTACTTTGAGGATGGCGAGGACGTTGATAGATGTGATTGGGAGGATCATATGGAGATAGAGGTAGAGGAATGTTGGATTTAAAATCGGTTGATATGAGATTCATGTATTTAACGGAGCTTAGAGGAAAGGATATATGCGTAGGCGACAAAAAGTGCAAGAGGGTAAAAATATATGTAGGCAGGCCATTGGCGGATACGCCTAAACCCTATAAACAAATAGGTGGATTTGTAGCAAAAGAACTATCCAACGCTTATAACAGCGGTTGTGTTTCCATCTATGAAGCAAAGGATAAAACGCTCAGATATTCGGTTTATCGAGACGGTTGTTTTTATCCTTATTACGGGAAGTTGGAAATAATGGAATAGTGGTATGGGGACGGAAGAAAATGAATGTGAAAGCTCGAATGTTTAAGAATAATAGACAGGTTATGCTATATCTGGATATTAAGGGGACATCGGATTTAGATTGTCCTTATATAGATATTGACACGGGGTGGGTTAACAGGATTTTCAAACATTTCCCGGAAAAAGCGTGGAATAATACTATCATAAACATGAATATATGTGTTGAGTACGGAACTGGTGATATATGGTATTCTAGGGTAAGGACATTTGAGGGAGGCTGTTGTTCGGAATATATTCTTACATCTCGAAAACCTAGGAAGAATAACCGGAGAGAACTTGTGAATAATCCCGAAAATCAATTATTGGGTTTTGATACGGTAAGGGAGACTGTATTTGGGATGGAGAAAGAATTGAGCATTGATGAGAGTGTTAATGTGAAATTCGATTATGAGATTATTGAGGTGGTTAATGATACCAAGGGGAATGCGGACGGCTGTGGGGAGGCTGGACAGGCCTTGTCGCCAGCGCCGTCCTTTTCCCCTTGGCAACAATAGGAATGAATATGAACGAAATAGAATTACTAAGATTACAAGATGAAGCGCTATTTTACCTTCGTGATAATATTACAAAGGATGAGGCGTATTATGTCCTTACGACTGACGAGGATATGATAGAGATTCTTATAGCTGATAAGAAGGACGGAAGCAAACGTATCAAGATTCTTGATATGGAATATACTATCGAGAAGGATGATATGTTATTGTTATTCGATACAGATGGGATAATAGACGAATGTCTTTTGGCTGCCAGCTACATAGGGGTAGATATGTATTTTCGCAGGCAAGATGTCAACGCTATTTTGAATAACATCAATAGAGAGAAAGTTATGAAATATCCTTACATAGCTATTCAGTTAGATAATATACAGACTATCGAAAAGCGTAGGGTTATTTTTGAGATAACCGGACATAGGATAGATGATAACAAAGAGAAAATAGATTTTATGTTTGTTTATTTTATGGCTAGAATATTATGAGAGCGAGGAGGACTGTGAAGGAAAGAGATATTGTGAAGATATTGGTATTCGGGTATGATAGGACGCTTATAAAATCCATTAAGGATTCCGGATTCAGAAGTATGTCGGATGTAATATCGTACGCCAATAATATGGTCGGGGATAAGCCCATTGATCATATTAGGGTGTCGAATGAGGCTCGTGGATGGTGTGGGTCATATACTAATTATGGTAAAAGGATAGATTAGTTTGATAGGAGGATATGATATGAGAAGGATTATAAAAGAGAAAGACGATATCAAGGTGTCTATATTTAGCGGGGGTAGGTTGGTTCGTGTTTTCATAGATTCTGGGTATAGGAATATAGCTATGGTGATAGCCGATTGCGGCAGAATAGCTAATGGCTGTTATCATATACATCATATTGAGGTGGTAAATATGGATAGGGGATGGTATGGTACATACACCTTATATGGAAGGGAAATAGATTAGTCGGATAGTGAACAACAAAGGAGGTGTATATGGATAATATTATAACAAATGTGGATGGCGTGAAAGTAAAAGTAAGAGTATATGATTTTGGCGATGAAGTGGCTGATAGATATACCATAGTATATGTAAATAAAAATATAAAGGATGGTTATGGGGTGGTGTATTATCCTGTTTTCTCATGTAGTGAGGATCCATTCCATCCATTAGGAGTGGGGATGTATGCGGGAGATTATTATCCGCATAGAAGTCATATGTACAATTTTGGTAAAAGAGTGAAGGATATAGATTCACTGCCAAAGAAAGTGATTGAATTTATAAAATATATTACACGATGAACGAAATAACTTACAACAATTACGATTTGGTTGCTTTTGAGCAGAATGGAGAAGTGGTAGTAGCCGTAACATTTTACAGATATTACAAGAAGAAAGCTAAGGGCGAGGTTAATTATAGATGGAGAACCAGATGCCCGGAGTTGGTGGATAAGATTGTAAGACACCGTACCAAGGTGTTTACCGGCCAGCTTATTCAGTTAGCGAAGGCGTATAGGGAGAAAAGGGTCATTAAATATCAAAAACAGGAGGAAGAGGTATGTCAAAATACGACAGGGACGCTATAGAAATATATATACTAGATCATATAGATACTGATAATTACAAAAAGCAGTTTAGATATGATAGGGAGTATCTGGCTTTTATGCTTAACGTGTTTAAGGATGAGTATAAAGAACATATCAAAAGGGATGGGATTAAGAAAGCTTTCGAGGACTACATAATGAGCGTTCCGTCTATATTCAGTATTCATATAGCGGATTGCGATATCAGGTATTTATTACGTTCATGGGAAGTGGAGTTTGATGAGGATGATGATGAGATATACATCTTGTACAAAAAGATCATAAGGGAGGTCTTCTTTAAGATGTGTAATGATATGAACATTAGATTTTAGTTTGTTAATATTGTGACCATGACCTTGGCGGGGTGGAAGGATATATCATAATCGTACGTGTGCGGATATGATCCGGGGTCGGTTCCCGGCACCTTGGCATAACTTAAATGTAAGTAGTATGGAAGATAATATTTTAAAAAGAGCGGCAGCAGAATTAAAAGAAGCCGGTTGCAGGGTTTTTGCGTGGCAGGATGATACTTATAATAGAAGTTGGAGTAAGGGTGATTATATAATGTTGTATTACGCCTTCCCTGATTCACCCAACATCGGGTATCTGAGTCATGGGGAATATGGGATGAGCGTAGCATATAGTAGAGCTTATGTACCGAGCCGTGGAAGTGGATCGGGATGTTGTGTCAAGGAGGAAGCTACGTTCGATCTTGCGACGGCGTTAGACGTGCTGAACGGGCCGTTACCTAGGTGGTGTAGGTCTTATGGGGTTTATCCAAAGCAGTACGATAATATTGATAAATGGTATAATAGCGATAATCATAACAAAAAATTATTTAAGGAGATTTGATATGGAGGTAAAAGATTGGGAAAATTTGGTTTTAAACACAGAGGTAGGATCACATTGTTTTGTTACGCTGATTGATAATAATGACATCAGTAGAGGTTACGCGCAGATCAGACGCGCGGAACATTTCGGGTATAACATCTGCTTCACCCGGTTATATGGGAATAAGTTTTATTTCGAAAAAATAGAGGAAGGACGTACGCAACAATACATCAATAGGAGAAAATAATATGGTGATAGAATTTGATTTTGAGATATACAAAAACGGAGATTACGATAAGGTGTATCTCCGCAACGGGAAAGAGCCAAGAGTATTATGTGATAATGGGAAGGGAGATCGCCCTATAGTCGTGATGGTTGAGGATGATAACGCGAATGATTATATTATTCTTCGTTATAACGAAACTGGCAGGAGGAATATCAATGGTCAATCGAGTCTTGATCTCATGTTATCTGTAAAAGAACGGGAGCCAGAATTATGGGTTGTTGTCATATCTTATATGGATAATAAGGATAAGAGACAAAAGATGGTCTTGCCTAATTTTTTCTCAAAGAATATAAGGGGGAATATATATCTTCAAGGAAACTCTAAATCAAGCGTATCATATTATGTTGATAAGCTAGAAGAAGATGGGTGCTTCGATGAGCTGTGCGAGAAGATAAGGGTAAAAAGAGATCGTATTTATAACATGGAAATAATATCACTATCAGATGACAAGGCGACAGTTTAATCAGTTGATAAATGAGCTAGACGGCAAAAGCCCGTTTATCGTATTACATAGGGATGCCGTTGCGCCTAAATACGTGGGCGTGGAGGTGTCGAAGGATGGGATGGTATACAGATATGCGATAATAGGGATAAACGATGAGTATAAGGCTAAAAAAGCCCTTATTTCGAAAATATTAGGCATAGCTAGTTACCTAAATGGCAATAAGCCCTTAAAAAAGGGTTAATTAGATGTATTTATGGCCTGCGGCATCATATACGATATAATGCCATAAATGACGTTGTATAGAGGATATGTATGATAATATGATAGATAACGCATTCGTGTCTTGATATCATAATATTATGCCATTATATCCTCTTTTTGTATAAAAAAGATAACAAATGATACAAACATCTTGAATATGGATGAAATTAAGATAGGAGCTGAAATTGTATTTAATATAACCGGCAACCATAATATAGGATACACTAAAGGAGAAAAGTATATCGGGACAGTGTTAAGTAGGGATCACCGATCACGCCTTTATGTACGGACGATAGGAATGCCTAGGGCTTGTATTGATGAACGGGACGTGGATAAGATTATTGATACGGGTGATGATTTTGATATGGATGAGGCGATCCCGAATCCTGTGGCAAGGGAGTTGTATAAGTTGATGAGCAGGTATATTTATACGTTCGGAAAGTCTCATGAAAATATAAACGGATATATCGTGTATGAGTGTATAATGATGGGTAGGGATTTAAGACACAATGTTATGTGCCTGTTACATGGTCGTGGATTTGAGATACGGCATATTGATAGTTATTCTTGGTGGATGACTAATGAGAGGCTGATGTCCGAGGTAACATATGCGGAGGGGGATATTCATATAATTGTTCATGAGTGTATGGAAGATTATGTGGATAATGTGAAATTCGGGGAGGAGTTTTATAAAAACAAGGGAACGTGATAAGATACTTACTTGTGATGACGATGATAATATTGACACCACCAAAAGGGAACGGAGGCATGCCCCTCGCCCCGAAGCCGGCAGTGGTCGAGGCACGGGTATGGGATAAGCTGGCGGCCGCCCTGTCTTTCGTGGAGTCAAGGGATAACGATCGAGCGTATAACGTCTCATCCGGGGCTTTAGGGAGGTGGCAAATGAAAAAGGTATACGTTGATGAGGTTAATAGGATATTACGCCTTAAACGGGATAAAAGGAGATATAGATACGAAGATCGAACGAATCCTGTCAAGGCTAGGGAAATGTTCGAGATATATCAATCTCATCATAATCCAAATAGAGATATAGATCGGGCGATAAAACTACATAGGGGATTACATTCTCCCAAATATGTTAAGGAGGTTAAAATAAAATTGAGGAAATGATATGAATAAAGAGGTGCTGATAAGTATGGTCAATAGCGGTAAGATAAGATTCATTCCGTTAAGAAAATGTTTTTTGTGTAATGAGTATATAGGATACAAATTCGTCAGGATGTATAATGGAAATACAATACCAGTGTTTTCTAGTGGATGTAGGTGTTGTGGCATGAATAATGGGGCGTTATCAGAAAGGACTTGGGATGAGGTGTTTGATGTTGTCAAAACGGCACAAAACAAGCCTATAGATGAGAGAACGGAGGAAGATGAATTTATATTAAATAGTTTAATATAAGGAGGTATTGTATATGAAATGGGTGATAATAAAAGGCGTTAGATACCCTATCTCCGTGGTGTCAGCCTTCGCTGCGTATTACGGGGATAATCCCTTTTTGAAGATAAGGATAAGAAACAAATATCACATAATTTATTTTGATAATATGGATTATCTGAATATTCAGATAAGGTATTTGATTAACAACTATCCTGACTTCGTGCAGATAGGGAATTGGTATATATCCAAGAAGCAGGCGATGTCGTGGGCACCCAAGGGGCAGGCCGTGGACGGGTCGGGCTGGGTCATATCCTTTTATCTGTCTTTTGGCTTGGAGAACAGTACTCAAATTAAGTTCGACAAGGAAGAGGAGTATCAAAGAGCTTTAGATTGTTTAAATGAGAAGTTCAATGTAATATTATGAGTTGTATCATGAAAACCATGATACTTAGAGGAGTATTGAGACTGATGGTGATCAAGGCAAATGATGTTATTTAATTTTAAAAAAATAAATTGTTATGGAAATGAAAAAGTATTTATCAGTTTATTTAGAGAGTGGATATCTTTTTGACGATATGTCAGAAAGATTAAAGTGGTTTGAGATTGATAAAATCTTGATCAGTTTTACATATGGAGTAGTTAGATATGTAGGAACATGGGGAGGATGTAGGACTGAGAAGACATTAGATGGGAAATTATTTTATTCGTCCGAAGAATGTTTTAAAAAGGATAAGAGCATCCCTAAGACAAAACTATCAATATATGATGTTTTTAAGTCATTATATGGATTCGCTCCAATAGGTGATGTGTGGAAATGCAAAAACGGAAGAGCTGTCAAGGGTGAGTTGGAATATTTTGATATTGAAATAGATAATAAAGGAAAAATTTATTGTAAGGAAACATATTACAGAACATGTGAAGATGTGTATAGATTTAATGATTTAACCGTAGTTGACAAGAATGGAGACATGAGATTAGTAAAATCTTCAAAAAGTAAATTAATGCTTACTAATGATCAATTAGATGTTGTGGAGAGAATGAAAGGCATCATTGATGACATGGTTAGGTTAAAGATGATTATGTATATTGATCAAGACTATAATCTTTGTTTTCTGCCTGGAGATAAAATAGAAGATTTGACAATGGATGAAACAGATGGATTTGTGGATACCACCGGTATAGTGACATCTATAAAATCTAAGGATGTGGTGGAGTTTTATGTAGAAAACCCATTCGTAAAGATAAAGGATGAGTAATATCTGAATCTGGATTGTGGTGGTTCGTGAGAATAGCCACAATCATATCTCTAAACGTGAACATAAGGAGGTACGTATGTCATTCGATTGACGTTAGGGATCTAGTTATATTAAAAGAGGAGGAATTATGAAAGAGATTGTATTAAAACTGTATGAGTTTGATGAGCTGTCAAAAGACTCACAAGAAAGGATCATAGAGCGTGAGCGTTGGAATGTAATGGAGCAATGTATGGATGCTTATGACATAGACTATAAAAAGTCAATGGAAGCCTTTGAAGATCTGACAGATACTAAGGTTTATGGTTGGGAAGTTGGATACGAGAGATATGATTTTAGTTATGAGTTTAAATACAAAGATCCTATTTATGAACATCCTACAGATTATCATCGTGATATATTCCCTGATAATCTATGCGGCAAATTACTGTTCAGATATATCAACAACAATATTATGCCATATATTATCAAGGGCAAGTATTTCTCCACGTCAGGTAAATATATTGATGGGAAATACAAATACAGGCACAAGTATAGTAGGGTGATGTTTGACTATGGAGATAATTGCCCATTGACAGGGATGTGTTATGATTATTATCTCCTGAAACCTATAATTGATTATTACAATGTATGGTGTACTTATCCGGAGGATTTTTCTTTAGAGGATCTGATGAGGCAATGTTATGATAACTTCTTCAAGTCATGGCATGAGGAGTATGAGTATTGGGCTGATAATGAAGATGCGATACGTGAGGAGCTTCATCATAATTAGTACGAAAATCAACTTTATTATGAGAATGGGGATGTGTATGTTGGACAATTAAATGAAATAGCATGAAAACACAAGAAGAATATGCCCGTGAGATTGACGAGATTGTTCGTCGTGATGTAGAGAGTTGCCAGATTGACTGGTTTAAGATTGATAAGGAAATATTCATGCTTCCGGAAAACAAGAACAAGACATTTATTCTCGGAACACGAAAGACAGGATGTGATTTGTTGATACTGGGAGGCACTAATTGTGATGAAAGTTATTTGGATGGGGTTTTTGGGTGTCTTGGTAATGAGAAATTCTATGTTTGCCAGCCAATATCTCTTTATGAGACAACACGAAATATCCAGGAAAGACCTGCCTTGTACGCTTTTAAAATAGCGACCGAGTATTTCAGGGCGCATGGAATGGTTCCCGTATTTGAAAATTCACATTGTAAATTGATGAGATTATGAATATAGAGATAATAAGATATAGGCTTCCAGTTGATTGGGCTTGCCCGTTAATCGATGATGATTACGCTGGATTAACGGATAAAGAATGTGAGGAAATCAAACACTTCTTGGAAGCAGCAGAAGGTTATCCGGTAGATGTAGATTGGGAAACAGAAGGATTCTACAGTTATAATGACGCAGGAACACTCCCCGGAGAATGTGCGGATTTTATTTTTCACAAGTATAATGATTAAACTAAAATGATATGGAAACTGCAAACAAACTAATTTATAAGCAAACAAATTATTTTAAAGAAGACGGAGAGAAATATAGAATAATAGTCACTATATCTTTAGATGATGATTGTCATAACAATATATGTGACTGGGGCATAACGGCTGATATCAGACGAAAAAACAAATATGGACGATATGAGGAGTATATGGGAGGTTGCTGTCACGGTGAAATTGCGAAGTATGTTCCAGAATTGGCAAAATTCATACCATTACATTGCTGTAACCATTATGGTGCTCCTATGTATCCGGTGGAAAATGGTACGTATTACATAAAGAATAGCGATAAGTCTTCAGCTATTGAATATTTACGTATATCAGACAAGGAATATTCCAAATTATCTGAAGCGGTAGACGATAAGATGTATTTCAAGTATCTGCTTTTCAATCTTGGGATTGTGGATAGATGGAAAAGAGAATCAGACGAGCTTCTTGTTGAACTTGAAGACCTGTGTGGAAAGAAATGGGTTAATCCATATAAGCTGGAAGAAGAAAAGTTTACCCTAATACTAACAGACAAGGAACGATCTTTTATTGAAGAGCGCATTGAAGCTGGGTATTATTCCATAGAAAATATAGAAAAACGCCGGGAAGAGACTCATAACACAAAGATGATGAAAGAGCGTGCCAAGATTTGTGAACTATATGACAAACAAATTAGAAAGGCAGAAGTTGGGAAGAAGATAATACTCTGTGTGTTTGATCATGGATTATCTGTTGATAATGTAATATATTATAATCATACGAACACGTTAGTCTTTAACTGGTGTGATCATATAGAAAAAATCACTAAAGAAAAGTTTGATGATTTCGTAAATAACGTAGATCGTTCCCGACTTCCGGAAGGAATTAAATTTGAGTTAAAGTAATTTTTAGTCTACACATAATCACTATCAGAAAAATGAACAAGATTATAGAAGATTACAAAAAGATAGTTGCCGGCAACAAAGCCGGCAAAAACATCTGCTTTATGTCAAGAGGAGAATACGCTGATCCGAAAATAGCGTACAAAGGTATCCTCATGAATTACTGGGATGTGTATGATTGTATGGATGAGGTAGAAGAACCGACAGATGATGATTGGTTAAACGCAGTAAGTAATTTATTAAACAGATATCAACTAACATTTGAGAGCTATGGCAATCACTATCAGATTTACGGGAGAAACATCCAAGATGTCATGGGTGGCGTTACCGGTGGAGCCGGCGTATATGGGTAGGCGGTCGGGGAAGGCAAGACGTCCGCTCATGCCCGTTGGATTGGCTAAAATCATATTAGAAGAAATGGAGGGAAAAGATCATGGAGAAAGCAGTTAAAACAGATATGGAATATAGGGAGATATTGGAGAAATCATTATCAGCTATTCAATATCTAAGGATACATGGATTCTCGACATACATGGAATCGGAGGGGATTGTTAATAGGATAATGATGTTTAAGGATAAGAATGAGATGAGAGATCAAAAGATTATAAATATCAAATAGTAATTATATACAATAAAAATTATGAGCTTAATAGATAAACTAGAAGACTTGGTGATCAAAGTAGACACCGAATACCAACAGAAGATGGAGGCGGTGATCCGGGAGATAGTTCCGGGGATGCCGGAAGGGAACGTGCGCCATGCCGCCGAGTGTATGTGTACGGACAGGATGGGGAGCATGATGGATATCGATATTTATATATTAAAGGAAGAGGATAGACCTTACGAATGCCATTATCTAAAGGATCTGCTGGAGGATAGGGTAGCTAGAATAGCCAAAATGCATGAGGATGAAAGTTATACATACAATATGGATGATAATTATTGGTGCGCCACATGTGGATCCCATTCTCATAAAAAGGATTCTGAGACAGGGTATTGCTGGCATTGCGATACGGTTAATTGGGTTAAAGAAGATGGAGCAGATGTTAGGGTATAATTACCAAAGAATAAATATGAATGATAGGAGAAAGGATAGTATTAACTATTAATAATGCTTATTTAATTTAATTCAAAAACAAAATGTCTACTTTTGTAGACACATAAAAATTGCATATATGAAAAAGAGTGAGTTTGTAAAGAAATTGGAGAAGATCATCGATATGGTTAAGACCGAAGATGATGGTTTCGAGTATGGTGGCAAAGTCATTTTATATAAAGAAGATGATAGTAACTATGAAGTCTCGGTAATGAACATTGAGATGAATTTGGAAGTAGAAGCCAATGTTATGGCTGGTATGGATGATATGGATTTTACCTGCCTTATGAGTGAGGTTTATAAACAAAAGGCGGTAAAGGCTATAATGATGGAGAAGGATGACGATGAAGACAATTAATGAGATGACCGATCAGGAGATATATGATCTTACTGACGAGCAGATAGATAGATTGATCATAACAAGATGCGCTAAGGAGGGTGTTAGGTTTGTGGACGAACCTCCAGTTATGAAGACATACGACTATAAACCTATTTCTCCATCTAATTTCTTCTACCTTTTAGAAGGATTGAGCATAGCTGTTTTTAATCAGGATGATGCTATTAAAATAGCTAAGTTCTTAAGTAAGTTTGATTTATACAAGACTACATACGATTTCACTATATCCAATGAGAAGATATATAATAAGTTGGATATAATCAATATCAAACATATTCCAATGTTTGATACGAAAGATGAGGAGTCCTACAAATCTATAAAGGACAAGAATAATAAGATTGAGGAGGAGTATAAAGATCAGGTAGATAAATACAAGGAGGATATAAAAAGAATGAGTGAAATCCATGCCGAGATCTGGTCGAAGGTAATCGATGTAAGAAATAAGATTGATCATATGAATCATCTTAGATTCCTTTTTGTAAAGGAATATCTTCCGTTGGTGGATCATGATACGAATACGGCTATGACGTTTTTTAAGAAAGCTTATGACGTGGATGATGATACGGAAAGATATATTCGTGAAGGGATAAAGGATTACCCATTGTTTAACAACAATATAGATTAATAAGATGCACAATTGGTTTAAATGTACGGTTTCTTATGAGACCGATGCCGAGAATGGCATGAAGAAGAAGGTTAAGGAAGAATATTTAGTAGATGCTCTTTCTTATACCGAGTGTGAAGCTAGAATCATAGAGGAGATGAAACCGTTTATCTCCGGTGAGTTTAGTGTTGATATCAAACGATTCCGGATAGCGGAATTATTCGCCATGGATGGAGACCGGTTCTATAAGGTCACGGCTGATTATATTACGATAGACGAGAAATCGGGCAATGAGAAACGCAAGGCGTTTAACTACATCGTTCGGGCCAATGACCTTGATCATGCCAAAAAGAATTTCGAGGAAGGCATGAAAGGAACCATATCAGACTTCGTTGTCACTTGTATCAAGGAAGAGAAGAAACTGATGGGCTTCTATGAGTTTGATGGTAAGATCAGGAATCCGGAGAAACATGAGAATAGTAAGCGATAAAGCTAGCTATGAGACCACATCATCCGTCGCCGAGAAGTTGATGGAGATAAGCAAGATGGAGGGTACGATTTATCGTATCCTCACATTGTCTAACAAAACTTATCTAGCTTCTAAATTAGGATATAGCAGATCGGGGTTCTATAAAAAAATACAGAACAGGAATTTTAATATCCGGGAGCTGGCTCAGATATTCGATACGATCATCAACTTCAAGGATCAAGATTGGACTGAGGGTAAGATTAATAGGCTTAAGAGGTATAGGGCTATGAGCCTTATGGAGTTCAACAAAAGTTATAAAAAGAAAAAGGCATGAGAGGTAGGATGTTACCGTGTGAGAGATGCGGAAGGATGGTAACCATAAGGAGTAAGGGGTTATGTCCCGCATGCAGAGCCAAGGAGCTACCGCCAAAGGAAAGGGCGGCGATACGGGTAAAGGCCAAGCCAAAGGGGAAGAGCCTAGCCGTTTTCTTTGGCGCCCATGTGGCTAGATTGAGTATGACAAGGAGATCTGCTACCGGCGCATACATACCATGCCCGGGGGTAAGCAACATATGCCACTTATACCCTAAACGGAAATATAAATCAGTTGCTGAGGATAATGATAACATTATCTACTTGACGGCTGATGAGCATACAAGATTCGATTATCTATTAGATACGATGGATTTCAGCCGGCTCTTGGACGAGTTTGGCAACGTATGGCTGTTGGCAGCCAGAAGGATGAGGGATCTCGCACCTAGAGTCGAGGAGGATGGTAAATTAAAAACCAGATTATTATCATGGATAGAAGAAAACAAAAATTACTTCTAGCTCTTGGATACGAAGCTATAAGTGATACGATATATAAGAAAGGCACGGATATGGAAGTCATAAGCGATCAAGAATCGTTTGATGATATGAGAGTCCGTTTATCCAAAAAACATCATGTGGTTATCACGGATGATGGTATTGTAATAGAGTTTGTTCATAATAAGACAATGGACGAGAATGCGTCATCATATTATTGGCGATCATCGTTACCAATATTAAGATCATATCATACAGATCCTAAATTTACCGCTTTCTTTGGCATATTAGACGTTTTGTCAACGATCCCAAAGAAAGATATGGTCGAGGAGAAAAAGCCTGTTGAAGAGCCTAAAAACGAGCCTAAGGAGGAGATGGAGGTTGAGTATGATCTGGAGACAGAGCAACAGTATTATGCTGCTGAATGGATAAAGGATATCCCGACACCAGTGTTATATAGAATGACTGTCGCTGGCAAACGTGTGTATTATGAGATGGATGTTGATGGGTATCCTATCATATACGATGGAGCCACTAACAATATCGCCAATGGGTATTGTGATACGTCCGGCGCTTTGGAGAAGTGGAAGAATGAGATGAGGCTCAAGGGTAAGGATCCAGACGAGTACGCCAACTACCGGGCTGACTTGGGTACGATCATGCATTACTTATTTGGATTGTATCTGACTGGAGTTAAGATAAAACTGATTCCAACATGGATAAGAAAAGCTGTCAAGGAAGCTAAGTTGAGAATAGACAAGTATAGGATGGAGCGGATATTAGTGGATAATATGGATGAGTTGATAGAAGACCTAATATCATTCGCTATATTCTGTAAAGAAAGACATGTAAAACCTGTGTTGATTGAGAAGATGTTGAGGTCAAGGAGATTGAAAGTGGCTTCCTCTGTGGATGCTGTGGTGGAGATGGATAGCGAGCCGGAGATGGTGGAGATAGAGGTCGAGACAGGAGAGTTCTATAAGACTGGAACCAAGAAAGGCCAACCTAAGACAGAGAAAAAGAAGATAAAGAGATGCAGGAGGATATTTGCTATATTGGACTTCAAATCAAACAGGAAAGGCAATTTTTATGATGAGTATGCTTTCCAGCTTGAGTTATATAGAAGAATGATAATGGAGAACTACGGAAAGATATTGGAGATAGAGGAGATATATAACTTCGCTCCGGGTGATCCTACCGCCAAGACAAGCCAATATAAACTGAAGAGACAAACTGATAATCCTATACTTAACATGGCTACAGTCGTATATCTCCAAGGTAAGTATAAGTTCGAGAAAACCAATTATACGGTTACATCAAGAATAGGTTCTTTGGATATAGAAAGCGATTTTGAATTGAATGGCTTGATAAGAAAAGAGTCATTGAGGGATTATATATATAGGGTGATGAGTGAGAGGAAAGCGTGATGGAGTTCAGGGAGTTTAATAAGAGCGTTCATAGGTATGAATTGGATCATAGTAAGCCAAGAAAGAAGCTGACGTGCCCGCAATGCGGCAGGGATAGATGCTTTACGCCGTACGTAGATGTAACCACCGGACAGATAGTAGGGGAGCAGTTTGGGGTGTGTGATCATAAAAATAAATGTGGTTATTTTAAATACCCAACAGGCAATGAGCTTGGGAACAATGATCTTTTTACCGATTCAAACAAAGTATTAAGGAGGTACAGACCTCCTATGGATCCGGATATAGCCAACTGCATTCCGGTAAGCAAAATGTTTGAGACGCTTAATCCTTTCGAGACATCTGATCTTCAGGATTATCTATCCAATATATTCGGATCGTATCATACCAATAGGGCATTTAGCTTGTATAAGGTGGGGATGATGAGATTCGGGGACTGGGGTAAGTGCTGTGTGTTCTGGCAACTGGATAAGAATTGGGTGGTGCGGACCGGGAAGATAATGGACTACGGGCCTGACGGGAAGAGGGTAAAGGTTCCCATGGATCACGTATGTTGGGTGCATATACTGGACGGTCAGGATTACCTGCTTAGGCAATGCCTGTTCGGGGAGTTCCTTATCAACTTCTATCCCAATGACGCTCCGGTGTATATAGTAGAGTCAGAGAAGACAGCTGTTATCTGCAACATCGTGTACCCTAGTAGGTTGTTCATGGCCTGTGGCGGTATCCATATGTTGAAGAGGGAGATGATAGAGACATTGGGTAGGAGGCGGATAGTCCTGTATCCGGATAAGGGCGACGCTTTCAACGAATGGAGAAAGAAGGTAGACAAGGAGATGAGGGGGATGAATATAGAGATAAGTGATTTTCTAGAATCAAAACCCAATATAGATGAGGGGATGGATATAGCGGATTATTTTATAATTAAACAAATTTATAATAATGGCAAAGGTAGTTGACAATTACAAGAAATTCAAGGTGCTTGAAATAACAAGACAGGAGATGATGGATAAGCTTACCAGATACGGGTGCTTAGGTATTTGTGATATGTGTAACAGACCTACATCCGTAGGTTATTACGTGGCGGTGATCAATCAATGGATGTGCAAGGACTGTTACAATGATTTCATCAAGTCAATTGACAGGTATGAGGAGGATATGAAAATAGAAAATAGGAATTTTAATAGATTCTGCAATCTATTTAATGTTAAGATAGAAGAAACGGTATGAGAGAGTTGTCTTTAGCCCAGAAAGCTATGTTAAACGGATCCATATGCCAGTATTGCAAGAACCCATCCACTATGATAAATACGGTAGAGGGGAAGCAAGTCGGGTGCGAGAAGTGTGGAGCTTGGATGAGATCCAATTCTACGGGTAAACCTGTAGGTAGGTTAGCCAAGCCGGATCTCCTTAGGTCTATGGATATGGTAATGACCGAGATCAACGTATTCTTAATAAAAACAGGACAGGATAGACATGATCTTTACAAAGAACTATCTGGTGAGCTTATGATACCGGAGGAGCATATATCCCCTTACAAGATGTCTTTGCCATCATTACTTAAAGTCATGAGACATATCAAGGCATATAGTGATAATCGGATACAGATATATGATGGAGGGAGGGGAAATAACTGCCCTAGGCATAATACGATAGCGATAGGAGGTAGCGCATGCCACGGATGTCCGGAGCATCTATTCCATGTAGTGGATAAGGTAACTGACTTGGTGGTGTGTGACGCTGACATGAGTTACGGTGATTACAAAAAATAATTATTATATTGATAAAAATTGACAGAACATGAAAGTAATTTTTATTCACAAACAGACAGGGTTTTATGTAGGAGGATCAGTGTTTAACAAGACATGTGGTTTTTACAAATGCAGAGATAAGATGATAGAAAAAGGCATAAGCGAGGATAAAGCTAATATGCTAATCGATATAATAGGTCCACACGTATGTGTGTGGGAAATAAAGGATGGAGATGATCCTTATGAGAGCATAAGAGATAGGCTCGGGGATAAAGCCTCGTATCTGGATGGAGAGGATATTATCGTAGAAAATTATGATTATGATGAGGAGGACGAAGAGGATGGGGAGATCGACTGAATATTACAGAACACATCCGGAAGCCAGAAAGAAGAAGGCTGAGACGGACAAGAAAATCAACGCCAGACCTGAGCAGAAAGCCAAGAGACGGGAATTGGGTCGCAAGAACTACAAGACCGATAAGTTGAAGGGGAAGGCTTATCGGAAGGGGAAGGACCTATGCCATACGGCTAAGGGATTAAGATATAAATCAAGATCAGCTAACAGAGGATCTAAATCCGATACGGCTGGCGATAGAAACGCAAGAGGATGAGTGAGGATAGGATATGGAGGTCATCCAAGGAGATTATCATGGATGCCTATGAGAGGATAAGAAAGTATCAGTCGGGGGAACTTCTGCCGGCTCATACCGGATATCCTTATCTGGACAAGGCTTTGCTGGGGGGGTTTTACCCCCAGCATGCGGTAGCCATAGGAGCTAGACCCGGAGTCGGCAAGTCTTATTTGGCGCAGAAGATCATGAGCAATGTGATGAATGTCAATATCAATCCACAGGCAGATGATTATGTATGGTTAAGATGTGAGTTTGAGATGAACCCAGAAGATTTGATGTTACGTTCACTATCAAAAAAAATGGGGAAAGACATACAAGATATACTCCTTAACGAGATGTCAGAAGATGAGGTAAAAGAGATGCAGAAATGCCTTAGAGAAGAGAACTCTAGCAGAATAACATACATCCCTAAACCATCAACCGTAGATGAGCTTCAAAATTTTCTATGGAATGAGTATATGCCAATAAACAAGGATAAAAAAATGGTATTCGTATCTATAGATCATACAGCCCTGATACAAGGTTCAGGAGATGCCAAAAGAAATATCGACTCGCTGATAACCATGTGCAATATAGCTAAGAGGACTTTTCCTAATATTTTCTTTCTTATAATATCCCAGCTCAATCGTGATATCGAAGGACGACGGGATCCAAAGGATCATATGCCAAAGCAATCTGATTTTTATCAATCAGATACATTGGGACAGTTATGTACGGCTATGGTAGCGTTGAATATACCAAAAAGATATGGGTATTCCTCATACATGCAATTTCCGCAAGGCTGGTATCCTAATCTGGAACGTTTCAAGAGCGAGTCAAGACGATCCTTCCGTGTGGATGGATTATTATTCCATCATATCGTAAAGGTTCGTCAAAGATCATTGGAGGAGATTGACGCTATACATGTAGATATCATGAAAGGATATGAGCGATATTATCCTGATGGAGGGGTGGTGCGCCAAGAAAGACCGGGAGGCTCGGATGCCCCCGTGGGTAGCGGCAAGCCGGACACGACCGTGGTGACGCTGCCGCCCCCGCCTCCCAGTATCCCGTTGGAGCAACAATATATACCGCCTAGTGATGATTTCAATATAGTACATGACGAAACACCTTATTGACATGAGATTGAGACATAATTACTTGCTTGTAGTGATAAAGGTGCTGGAAATGTTCTTGAAGACCGTATTGTCGGTTGAGGATAAGATGGGGATAAAGGAAATTATATCCTCGTTAAAGGAAATGGCTAAATACAGCATCAGATATATCATAAACCGGGAACGGGAAAAGGAGATCATGAGTATCTGTGATGAGGTATCCAATAAAGTACAGGAGTATAAAAGGATAAATGACAACTCAATGATATTGGAATTGGAGAACCTAAAAAGGGAAGTTGTGGCGGTGGAGGATCTTCTTAGCTCATACAAGGGGGTTCTTGACGCCGAGCTGGTGATAGCCGAGGATGATATCAGAATCATACGGGACAAGATCGCTATAAGCCTGAGAGAGGACGGGACATGTAAGAGCATGACTGACGCCGATAAAAGGGCTAGGGTGGACGTAAGATACGAGAGGGCGTTAGAGGATTATCGGATCCTTCTAAGATGCGCCAATACGGTTAGGGCTAAGATGTCGGTTGTAGGGCATCTTAACCAATCTATAAATCAATCTATATCAGTTGGTAGAGTTGGTATGGCTAATGAATCTTATACAGTAAAACAATATGAAAAAGGGAAAGAGATTATCGAAAGCAGACGCCCTTAGGGTGTTGACAAGGGCTTACAATCTAATAAAGAATGATAATTATACGTTTATGTGCGGAGCAATAGAAAAGGCAGCGGTTGAATTATCACTTGCTGAAAGATCATGTGTGGCGTGTTATCTTATACCAGAACTGAAGATGTTCAAACCTGTAAACAGAAAAAATGGAGATTTTTGGTTTCATTCATCAAAGAAAAACATAAGGTTACATATAATAGATACGCTAATAGATATATATAACGGAAATGATCATCCCGATATAGTCGAGAGGGTAGCCAGAAAGATCAGGTCAATATTTTAACTCATTAGCTTATGTATAGGTGATTATATACAATTTTACACCAAAGATGAAAAAGATATACTTGTACGATAATTCATACTGGGTGTCACCAACACCCTCTACCGGTTGCTCAAGAGTGAGATCGCCGGATTCTTTTACTGAACTAAACGTTTTTGATTTTACCTATCTTACGATTTTTTTTTCAAGATAGAACCTTATATCAAAGACCTATTTTGCTCAACCGTCTTGTCCGAAACAAGGGACTATATGATTCGATTGAGTGAGACAAATGTAAGAAAATGAGAAATAAATACATACATCAATAATATGTTTTATAACACAGTTGATGTAAAATAGTATATAATTACCTATGTATATTAATTTTGAACAGATGATGACATCAGGATTAACGATGTCTGATGTCGGGTATCTTTTGATGATCCGGCAGAAAGAGGAGATGGCTAGCGTCATTCCAAAGGAGAAAATAGATAGTTATAAAGCATCTGGTTATATCGAGCTTCAGAAGAATGGGAAGTGGAAGATAACGCCAAGGGGAGGGTCGCTGCTGATGCTGATAGAGACACCCGGTCTGACACCGGAGGTCGAGGGGATCCGGGACCGTATCGTTGGGGTATATAACGATATGGGGAAGGATACAGGGGCTATTAAGGAGGTAGAGAAAAGGCTCGTATGGTTCGTGGCTAATACCAACTTCAAGGAAGAACCTATAGTAAGAGCCGTAATATCCCACATAGATCTTAAACGTGAGTATACGATGAGATTGGATAACTTGATCTGGAAACCATCAAATGTGTATAGCGTGCATATGAGTTTATCGGAATCAACGTTATTCGATACGATCATAAAAATGTATGGCATGACGTCTGACTTGTATCTTAGGGAGAACAAGAACAAGGAGCTGGCATGGTTGTTCGCCATAAGCCGGCTTCCGGATCCCCCAAAGAGAATGGATAAGGAATACGCTATCACAGGCGATGTTAAGATGGATATCGAAAGGATATCGGATATAAAAAAAGAATTAGGTAGAAGATTGAAAATGTCGATTTAGTATGGAAAGAAAAGAAGTTGAAAAAGTAGTCAAGGAGGCGATATTCGAGAAGATGGGTGAATTTAATGGCCTTGATCATGCCGCTCAGATAATGAACGAGGATAAGCTGGATACGGATATGGCTATGGATTCCCTTGATTTTGTAGAAGTCATAATGGAAGTGGAAAAGAAAACGGGTAATTGTATCCCCGATGAGGCACTTGGCGTCAAGCCTTATCACGAATTGACGGTAGGAGAGCTTATAAATATGTTGGGTGATTATTTAGAGGATTATGAAAAGAGATGAAATATTGAAGATAGCGAGGAAAGAGATATTCGAGAAAATGCATGAGTTCAATTACATTAATAATATAGAGGTAATTGACGATGTAAGAGAAGACAGTAATTTGTCATCTGATCTAGCTATGGATCCATTTGATTTATTAGAGGTATTGATGGGGATTGAAGAAAAGATGGATATAAGGATACCGGATGATGATGTCTTTGGCGATAAATCTGTCGATGAACTAACTGTAGGGATTTTTGTGGATATGTTGTACGATTGGCTTGAGAGTAAGTAATGGACTTCGGATATGATGATTGGAAAGAGGAGTTAGAGACCCCTCTTGTCGATGATTGCGATGACGACAATAACGAGGAGGAAGAATATGATTTCAGTTAAAGAGCTAAGGATAGGTAATCTTGTAAAAGACGAGAATGATAATATATGGAGAATAGGATGTATTACCGGTATGTATAAAGATGATGGTAGTTTGATCCTTGAACGCAGAACTGGTAATGGTATAATAAAGTGGTATACTACTGAATGTGATGTTTATCCAATAAGCTTGAATGAGAAGATATTGGATAGGGCTGAATTTAATGATTATGATAATTATGATTACCGTTATAAAGAAAATGTGGTAATAACAAAAAATTACACTTTAGGTGTCGTAAGTTTGTATAATACGATTATAGAAGCAGATATCAAAGGATTCCATCACCTTCAAAATATAGCATATGATTCATATAAAACATTACTTGATTTAAATATATTCGATGATGACTATCCCGGAGACACATCTCTTGTGTAAGATAATAAATGGGGAGAAGGTTCTCGCCGCTTCTTACTCACAAATAGACACGTTTGTCCAATGTCCATATAAGTGGTATAAGACTTACGTGGAGGGTCACAGATCCACGGAGAAGCACGAGGCTACGTCATATGGTACGGTTATCCACCAGACGATGGAGTACTTCTTCAAGAACGGATGCAGACCTTCTTATGAGGATATGAGTAAGGCTTTCAATTACTACGCCGATATAGAACAGATTCCTTTTGATAGCGTAAAATCCCAGATCGAGTCTATGCAACATGCGGCTAGGTTAATAAGATGGATTGTGGGGTTGTTTGAGAAGGATGCCGCTGGCAATTATAAGAAGGCATGGTCCGATCTTACGCCAATGGAGAAGGTGATCCGGGGGTCGAGGCCGGCCGGCGTGGAGGAGAGCTTCGTCCTGCCCTATAAGCTACCCAAGCCCCTTACTTTGGATGGCGTGACGTACGATAAGGTACATATCATAGGATCGGTGGACTGGCGTGGAGAGTATAAGACAAAAGACAGGATAGCTATGTATACGATAGACTGGAAGTCCGGGAGAAAGTTATTCGATGAAGACAAGCTGCTTCATAATCTCCAGCATCCGATATACGCCTTCTACATACTGAGAAAGTACAAGGTATTACCGGATATGTGCAGCTATTTCTTTACCCGCATGCTGGACAATCAGAACGTGAAGGTAGATAAGGAGAAAGTAGAGAGATCGGTCAAGGAACTTAACAATATTCTCCTTGACATGTATGATTTCGAGACAAATAAAATAGATAGCTATCAAGCTCACGTTTGGGACGACGCCAAACAGGGGTATAAGTACGAGAAGCGCTACCTCATGGGACGCCAGCCGGCCTGCCTTGAACCCCGCCCCAAGCCCTTGTGTTTTTGGTGCGATTTTTCGATCCACAAACAAGGGACATGCAGGTACTCATCGGATTGGGATGAGTCAAAAAGAAAAAAAATAAAAAAGATTAACTTTATTAAAAAGCCTAGGTAAATATCTAGGCTTTAATTATATTTGTGTCAATAAATAAATGATTATGGATAAAAACGAAAGAGAAAAACAGGTATTGGATCTTCTGATGTCTAGAAAGGATATTAGGAAATTGGTAGAGAAATCAAATGAATGTTACTCTAGGATGGATTTCGTTGGAGCCATGAGATACCGGCAAGAGATAAAGGATATCGTAGATCGAGAATCTAAAATCATGTTGACAAAAAGTGAGTCTTTGATAGGCTTGATGAATAATGCTGATAATGAATATAAATTCAATATGCTGGTATGGCTACATTCCATGATGTGTATGGCGGATGTATTTAACGGGATATTGGAGGATTTCAAGGATGGGGTAAGAAAAGCCAATGGCAACTCCAAGTTCGTTAAGTTCGATAATCTGGATCGGTTAATGGCAGAATGTAAGAAGGAGATTGATTACCTGATGAAAGGCACAAGTAAATCATTCCAGATATCTTTTGCCGTAAGAAGCGATGAGCTAAGGGAGATGATAGAGAATATGGTTGGCGACAATATCCGGGAAGGGTATGACATATTCAAGGAAGAGGCTGAGATGGTGAATGAGACAGATAGGAGCAAGATAGAGGAATTTAATAAAAAGCTTGACCATGATCAAATGTAATATAAAGCTAGGCGATATAGTCCATACCCAGATAGGAGTAGGAGAGGTGATAGCCATAAGCAAGACCAAAGAGACTTTGATGGTGAAGATGGATGATGGTCGGGAATGCCCTATAAGACTAGAGTACGTAAAAGACGTTTTTGATAACTACAAATCCAAATGATTTACAAATTAAGACCATATCAAGAGGAGTGTGTTAAAAGTATCTCCGATTACATAAACTCTGATAGACATGATCCGGTATTGATCGTAGGTCCTGTAGGTTGCGGTAAGTCACTGCTGATAGCAGAAGCGGCTAGATTGATGGGAGATAAGACGCTGATTTTACAACCATCAAAAGAATTGCTGCAACAGAACCACGATAAGATCACATCTTACGGAATACCGGCAACCATCTACTCCGCATCATGCGGCAAGAAAGAACTATCCAACATGATATACGCCACTTTGGGATCTATCAAGAAGGTTGTTGGTCGGCTTAAGGAGATGGGGATCAGGAACGTGTTGATAGATGAGGCTCATGCCGGATACAGTCCTGAGGACGGCAGCTCATTCATGACATTCATGAATGAGCTGAAGCCTAGCAAGGTGATAGGGTTTACAGCCACGCCATGTAGACTTAAAAACATGTCGATAGGACAGACATCGTATTCCCAACTTAATTTCATCACTCGTATGAGACCGGTATATTTCAAGAACCTGATTCACGTGATACAGGTAGAGGAGATGATAAGGCAAGGATTTTGGACACCTCTTAAATATGAGACATGGGATTTCAATGGAGATGCCCTTAAACTTAATTCTAACGGCTCTGAATATACGGCTGAGTCTATTAGTGAGGCGGTGAGAAAAAATGGCTTAAACAACCTTATTTTGCGCCGATTGATGGTGTTAAAAGATATCTGTAGATCTATACTGGTGTTTATGGATTCTGTTGAGAGCTGCAATACGGCCGCCGAATGGATAAACGCCAAGATCCGATCTGGCATGGCGGAGGTAGTTCATGGCGGTACACCAAAGAAGCAGCGGGAGGCTATAGTCGAGAGGTTCAAGTCAGGTGGAACGCAGGTGGTGTTCAACTATTCCGCCCTCGGAACCGGATTCGATCATCCGGGTCTGGATTGTGTGATAGTAGGAAGACCAACATTCTCATTCTCGTCGTTTTATCAGTGGCTTGGGAGAGCTGTCAGGGTAAAGGGCGGTAAGGATAGCGCATTAGTCGTTGATTGTTGCAACAACTCGTCAAGGTTCGGTGATATAAGGAAACTTAGTATAGAGAACTACAAGGGGTATGGATGGGGAATGTTTATCGGCGATAAGCTAATAACTAATATCCCGATGGGGGATAAGGTAACGAAAACAGATCTGGATATCAAAGCCGCCAAGAAAGATCGTAGGAGGGGGCTGGCGCAGGGCGTAACCGCCGCCCCTGTTCCCGGAAGGCCGGATCATCCCCTTGGATCTACGGTGATGACATTCGGCAAGTATTGTGGATGGATGTTTCATTCGATTCCAGTATCGTATTTCAAATTCATAAACGAGACATTTGACTGGGATAATGACAGGAACAAGGATATAAAAGAATACATAGATTTTTTAATCAAAAACAACAGATTATGACAGGATGTATATATCATGAGGCTGATCTTGACGGAGTAATGTCAGCGGCTATAGTAAAAAAGTATTTCAAAGGGGAAGACATTGATCTTCTTCCTTACAATTACGGCAAGGAAATACCTGACGTGAATAAATATGATAAGGTATTTGTAGTTGACGTGTCATTTGGAAACAGAACAAGATTCCTTTTCGATGAGTGGAAGGATAAAGGTACAGATGTCATATGGATAGACCATCATAAGACAGCCATAGACGATATGAGGGATTACGAGGTAAAGGGCAAGAGGCGTATAGGGACGGCGACCTGTGAGCTTACGTGGGAATATCTTTTCGATGACATCAAAACTCCTAATGTGGTAGAATTATTGAGTGCTTATGATGTATGGGATCACGACCGGTTCGAGTGGAGTGACGTTCTTTCATTCCAATATGGGATGAGAGGATATTGTGGTCTTGACGTGGATATGGCGGCAAAGGTCATGGATGGCGATCATGACTTCATATATGACATGATAAGGAACGGGGAGGCGATACTGGAGTATATCGTTGAGAAAAACAGAGGAGAGATGAAGATGTTCTCATTCGAGGCAGATATATTTGGATACAAGTCGATATGTATGAATACTACGGAGTTTAACTCCACCACATTCGAGTCTATGTACGATCCTAGAAAACATGATTTGATGATGCCATTTTGCTGGAACGGCAGATTCTTCAGATGCTCGTTCTATACCACCAAGGAGGAGGTGGATGTCTCGGCGCTGGCACGCAAGGCCAACCCCGGTGGAGGAGGCCATAAGGCGGCTGCCGGCTTCCAGCTTAGCGTGGAGGATATGGTGGAGTTCTTAAAAAGTAAGGAGATGTGATATGATATGGATATTGTTTATTGTGGCGATAATCATATTATCCATAATTGTAATGATGAAGGGTTGGAATAAACTACATTGCAGCATGTTCTACGAGGGACTAATTATGGCAGTTGTAGGGGTAATGTCAATGGAGGCATCGATGTTTTATATGGATAAAGAAAATATGGAGGATATGAAAAACGTATATAAGTTCAAAAAACTTAGCAAAATGAAGCTAGACGATTACGGCTTCGGTTTATTCGAGTACAATGGCGTTCTTTATTTCAAGGAGGCAGATGAAGGGAGATGCTTTGATATAAGGAGCGGGAATGAGGCTATTATCGGGAAAGATAAGATTATAATGACTTTGGAGGATTAATATGAGGAAACTTGACAACACCAACAGGACGAGAAAGAAAAACGTACGACACTCGTGGGTAAAGGCGGGACCGGGGATCCAACGCTGCGCTATTTGCGGAATTACGAAGCAAAGCGAGTGGAGAGACGGGAAGACCTCGCATTGCGTATATCTATCATCTGGTGAGCTTTATTCTATGACAGGAGAGACACCGGAATGCAGGGATCTTAGTGAATTTTATTAATAAAACAAAAAGGAGTTTGAAATGAAAGAGGAATTTAGCAAATACGACAAGGTTGTTTATGATGGTGAGGTATTTGAGGTACTTGAAACCGCCGACAATACGGGGATAATGAAAATAGAACCGTTATTTGATGAGACATATAAATTTATTTGGGTTGATGAGGAGATGGTTGTCTCGTTAAGCAGGGCTATCAAGTTAAGGCTTATTGATGATGAGACGGCAGATGAGGCGATGAATTTCGGGAAGCCAAAAATAGGAGACGCGGTGGTGGAAAGCGGACCGCTTGTAGGGAAAGACGGCAGCGGCAAGGACGACCGGGCCGACGGCAAGCTTCGGTGGGATCTCCTTCCTTTGGCTGAGATAGAGGATATCGTGAGGGTATATACGGAGGGGGCTAAGAAATACGCCGACAATTCATGGCAGAATATACCTGATGGATTTGAGAGATATAGAGCGGCTTTACTTCGCCATATGACGGCGTACATGAAAGGCGAGAGATATGATAAGGAGACAGGGCTGATGCATTTGGCACAAATTTGTTGGAACGCCATAGCGTTATTATATTACGATAAACATAACAAAGGGTTAATAGAATGGAAGGATCAGGAGAAATAATAGTAGACGAGAAATTAAAAGCTATTGACAAAAGGACTGGTAGGTACATTAATGTGATCGCACGTACTATTGACAATGGTACTTCATTCCCGATAGTTAAGTACCTTGATAAGAATCGTAAGGAGCTGAATTATGATTGTGTAAGGCATCTTAATTTTGATATAGACATAGATTGGGAGTTGAGAAGATATCAGATCGTAAAAGATTTATTGTCCAACGATTTCGATGGGAGGAGGTTGAGTGTAGATGAGGTAGATAACGCTATATTTACAGCGGATTTAATTATTAACAAATTAAAAACTATTTAAAAATGGTAAGAATTGATTCTTTCACGAAGAAAGACGCTGAGTACAGCGATTACATGCGATATATTATCGCCAACACGTTACAGGAATATGAGGGTGAGGTCACGTTAAACCAGATCCCGGAGAACAAAGCCACGGATGAGGAGATATCCAAGTACGGTATAGAGGTATATCCTACTATTATCGTCAGTGGAGATAATATGGATGGCTTTAATAAACTTGAGGGGATGTGCAGAAAGGCTGATCTTATTAACGTCATGTCATTATACGATAAGAAATAGGCTCATGACGCTAAGTGATAAATATTTTGGCTGGAAAGATATATTCTTTGACAGGTTCGTGCATTGTTGTAATGAAAAAAGCGGTCAACCACAAGGGAGTAATATACCTCTAGCCAAAATAAACTTCGATAACAAGACAGGATATGTGGGGGACGGGACTATTAATATAGCCGAGCTTCTTCAATATCTTTGGATAAATAATAAGGTCTATAGGTGTGAATATGCGCCCATAGATATATCTTCCGCCTTGCAAACATTGATCAGATTGACCGAGAACGCTAAATATATGTTTGAGGATCAACCGGGTGTATATGACATGATCCCATATAGAGGTTTTTTCCTTAGAGATGACTTTTCATCCGGGAAAGATTATTCACTTGATTTGGATAAAATAGTGAGCGGGATGGGAGGATGGTATGGGGAGGATGAGGATCCATGCTACTCGATGTTCGTCAGCCAAGATCAGATATGGAACTTGAACCCGATATTGAAGGTATTAGCTGATGAAGGATCTATTCTAGCCAAAGAACTTGGGTATGATATGAACTCATATGTCAGCGACAATGGATATACGATATACAACCCCTACCTCTCGTGGATCAATCATTACTATCATTATTGCCCGACATTTAACGAGGATAAATTAAAGCCTTGGGATAGAGTAGAGGATAGGAAAAATAAGTTCAAGATGACGGATAAGGTCAAGAGAGGTGCCAATAACTGGTACTATTCAGGCGGGACTATATCTTGCGTAGATAGCTTCTTAGGGAAGAAATACAGGAAGAATCTCCGAACCTTTATCTATCGTGGAATAGTATTCTTCCTTGACCGGATATGGCATACGCCTTTATTTGAGAGGATGGGCGTGAAAATGAAGTACAACGCTTATTATTGTTATGCCGCTACCTCCGGGATATGGTATGATAAGGGATTCAAAAGAAGACTAGCCAAGAGATTTAACAAGTCGCTGGGCGGCGACGGGGAACTGTTCGGGGCTAACCTAGCCTGCATGGTATGTGACCGTAAGGATATCGATTGGGAGGCGCTTCGTCTTTGGCTTGACAAATACGATGATCCTACTGATAAGGGCGTGGTGAATAGCCCTATTCAATTTATGTATTTATATTTATATTACACTTTTAACAAATAATTTGAAATGAAGAAGATAAATAACTGGGTTATAAGAACATTTGGATTGAGAGGCTCATGGAGCTGGGCTAAAAAACAGATGTTAAATGGAGCGATCATTAAACGTAAGGCTACTACAGGGACATACAAAATAGCTATTGATAATGACAAGAATAGGTTACTTGTAGCCACATGGGATCATCTAGATCAAAGTCCTGTATGGGAAAGGTGCCCGCATAGTTTATTAGATGAAGATGCGGTTGATTATTTTGTCACAGCTCATAAGGAATTATCATATGGAGGCATAAAGATCAGGATGAAAGATGAATTTAATTGTAACGATAAAATATCGAAAGTATGAAAAAGATTACCGATAAAGACGTAGAGGCTCTTAAAGCCGGGAAGAAGGTGACAAAAGGTTTTATCCATATGCAATTGGATGATAAGGGAAGATTGAACTTGTGGAGTGATATCAATATAACTGACAATGGTGATTATATATAACTTTACACCGGGTTTATATAGTTACGATTAACAAACGATACCGGAGGTACGCCGGGAATTAAAGCACGTGAAGGGACCTCTTTAGAATCAGTTTCGTGTAAGCAGATTCAACAATGTCCCTATGAAGCATGAAAATATGCTTTTGGTGTAGAAAAGTATATAAGTACCTAACATTATAATATAATTTAAAAGATGGCAAAGAAACAGTTAAAGATCCCGTTTAAGGACGGGAGACCATGTAAATGGGTTAAGGATGTTCATGATGAGGAACGTGATAATTATGAGTTTGATGAATGCCTTGAGATACACGGATTCGTTCGTGGACGCTCTTCGGCTGTAATGATATTAAGACCGGCAAATGATCATGGGGAGGATTTTAATTATGCCAAAAGTGTCTATTCCCAAGTATTCTTGACAGACAGTAAGGAAGTAATACAGAATATGATGCATGGAATCATATATGGTAAATGGACTTTTGTTAAGAGAGGCGAAAATTTTGGCATTAAATTGATTAAGGTCTTACCTAAGATACATAAAATATCCCTTGATATGATCGCAAAGGATATTTTTAGGTCTGAGAATAAATGAACAATATGAAAGTATTATCATTATTTGATGGGATATCATGTGGGTATTTAGCATTACAAAGAGCCGGTATACCTATAGAGACTTACTACGCCTCGGAGATAGACAAGACATGTATAAAGGTAAGTCAAAAACATTTTCCTAATATTATTCAATTAGGGGATGTTAATAACTGGAGAACATGGGATATCCCTTGGAAAGACATAGATCTGGTCATGGGAGGATTCTGTTGCCAGAGTTTCTCCAGCTCTGGCAAGGGTAAGGGATTCATGGACGCTCGTGGAGGCTTTTCTTTTGCTTCTCGGACATCGTAAAGCATTTAAGGAAGGAGACCAAAGGTAAGGTCCTGTTCTTGGGCGAGAACGTCCGGATGCGGGACGAGCACCGCTGGGTGATCACCGAGGAGCTTGGCGTGGAGCCGGTGGAGATCGATAGCGCCTTGGTATCGGCACAGACCCGGCATCGTCTTTATTGGTGTAATTGGCCGGTAGAAATGCCGAAAGACAAGCATATATCATTGGATGATATTCTAGAGCATGACAAGGGTTGGAATCCGGGAGCCATAAGAGGGAGATATATAGGGACCATTGTCGGTAGAAGGATAGGAGAGGACGGGTATCGAAAGGATTGTGACAAGGACATAAAAATAACGCAATGTCTGGAGATAAGAAAAGATAAGAATACCACTCCCATCAAGAAAAGTAATTGCCTTACAACAGTCATGAAAGATAACGTGATATCATCATTACCGCCCGGAAGATATCCTAATGCCTTTGACATGAAAGATAAGTTCAGATACCTGACTCCTGTGGAGATGTGTAGGCTACAGACATTGCCGGATGATTACCTTGACGGGATAGCCCCAAATACGGCCATGTCTTTAGCGGGTAACGGATGGACAGTGGATGTGATAGCCCATTTGCTAAGAAGCATCGAACGTAAGCAGATAAATGATATTGTAAAGGAATTTCGCAAAATTACTGATGAGCTTATGTTCGGGTCATTAGAAACGGATATAATGTGACATGTGAAGGTAAACACGAGCAAAATGAGACCATACGGAAGAATCAAGACAGTTAAGGGATCTTTATGGAAAAAGGATATACATCCACCGAAAGGGCACAAGAATTGGTGGGATGACATATGCGATCCTGTACCTAGAAGTACTATGAAGCTTAAATTTAAAACAGAGTTAAGAGATGATTATAAACAAGAAATGGTCAATGCCGAACAGCGAGACATTCAGCATAAAACCGATAAGGGAACTTATAGATAAATATCGAGAAGAGGGGATGGTTATAGTGGATCCATTCGCCAGAAACAGCGATATAGGGACGATCACCAACGATCTTGATCCTGATACTAGGGCTATGTATCATAAGGACGCCACGGACTTCCTGCGTGGTCTTAAGGATAATATAGCTGATATGGTACTATATGATCCACCATATTCCACGAGACAGGTATCCGAGTCATATAAAAAGCTTGGAGGTGCTGTTAATATGCAAACAACGCAATCTAGTTATTGGGCTATGCAGAAGAAGGAGATAGCTAGGATCACCAAGAAAGGAGGGGTAGTCATTACCTGCGCGTGGAACTCCGGCGGTATAGGGGCCGGGCTTGGCTTCGAGCAGCAGGAGATTCTTCTTGTGGCTCATGGGGGATGGCATAATGATACGATCGTTACGGTAGAGAGGAAGATGATGGATGGTATGCATGATAGTATCCCGATATTGATGGGAATAAAGAAATTGGATGATATGTCACCGAAAAAGCAAAAATCATGAAGGAACGGATTTTTACCACAAAAGAACAGGGGAGAGTGCTGATTGAGGCCGGCCTCCCTATCTCCACCGCCATCGGCTTCAGAGACAAGTACCTTGACTCATTGCATTCTATGGAGGATGACGCTGGTCGTATAGGACTGATCGAGGCCGTTACCCCGGATATATCCAACCCTGTTTGGGATGTAGGGACGTTACTGAATTTGCTCCCATATGAGATAGAGGGTTGTACATTAGAATGTTATAAGCTAAAACATGCATGGTCTGTAGCGTATAGAGATATAGACGAGATCCCTATATGTTGGAGTAGCGAGAGACTTCTTATAGATACATTATTTTCACTGATAACAACATTATTAAAAAATGGATTATATGAGTATAAAACAAACAGCAAGAATAAGGTACAAAACGGAGGATAATCCTCCTATGGAAGGTGTTCCTCTTATAGGATACAGCAAAAAATATGACTGTTGGGTAGCGTTAGTATACAGAAAAGGGGATAACTATTACACCAATATGGAGTGCGATGTTGAATATAAGACATCTCCTCCAGATGAATACGAATACGTATATCCGTGAGAACTAGAAGGGATATATTTATATTTAAGCATGATTAATATTATTTTAATATTATTCATGCTTTTATTTTTGTTTAAATCCTATCTTTGTATCAGTATTAAAAACCAGATTGTTATGAACAAATTGATCTTGAACGATATCCAAGACCTGTGGAGGTGGAGGGAGAAGATAAACATTGATGACTTCAAAGAGGATCCTATGGCTGAGGATATGCCATTATATTTCCCGTGCGCCGTCGTATGGCATGTGGATTATGGTGAGCATGACGCTGATAATTATGTATGTTATGGATTTGTTTATGTAGCAGAAATATTAGGGATATGAGTGTTAAGAGACAGATATTTATTAATAACAAAGGCGTTGATGGGGAGATAGCTAATAATATGACATTTGATTTCGATTTCAATGTTGACAAGAATATTCTTGAAAAAATAAAAGCAAAGAAGGAGAGCAATAAACTAAATACAAAAGATTGGGCGCTGTTCTCGCTTATGGTTTTGTTTATTTTTGCGATGGGAGTTGTAAGTGGATGGTTGGCGTTTAATTGTTTAAATCATGGATAATTTAAAAGACATACAAAATATAACCGGTCTTACGTCAGAAGCTATATTCAATATACGTAAACCTGTTGATTATATGTGTAGTGATATAGACAGTCATATAAAAGATATCGAGACACAATGTGATTATATTATGGATGGGGATGAGGAAGATGTTATATACTATTCAAAATCAATTAAATCAGACGTAGATTCTTATTTCGAGGATATACGGTCAAAGGTCGAGAATCTCCGTGATTGGGGAGAGCAGTGGAAAGTATTGGCTAAAGACCTGTTTAATAAGCTGCTGGAAATAGATAGCGATAATACTATAGACAGCTATTTGTCTTATAAGGCATTGAATAAAATCAGGGAACATTTAAAATAAAATTATAAACATGAATAAAAGAAAAATCAAAAAAAGGACTCCATTTAAATAATAAAGAATTTCAAACCTTATTTCGTTCAGGCAAGAAATACTTTAGATATGCGATAAATAATCTATGTCTTGCTTTTGGATGTTCTTCATTAGAATATTGGATATACTTCTTTGAAGGTAAAAGAGTTGATGGGAGTATATATTATAAAAGCATTTCACGACTAGTTCTTAGATAATGATAAATTAACAAAATAAATAGACATGAGCAAATTACTATTTTTTGATTTAGAGACAACCGGGGTTAAGTTCTGGAGAAACGGGATACACCAAATAGGAGGGATCGTGGATATCGACGGGCAGGAGACTGAGAGGTTCGACATCCGCCTAGCCCCGAACCCTGCCGCCACGATAGAGCAAGAGGCGCTGGATGTGGCTGGTGTTACCTTGGAGCAAGTGCAGTCGTATCAGCCTATGGAAGAAGGGTACAGGCAGTTAGTTGGTATATTATCCAAATACGTGAATAAGTTCGATAAGAGGGATAAAATGTATTTAGTGGGGTATAACAACGCTGGATTCGATAACAGCTTCCTATGGGCTTTATTCCAGCAATGTGGGGATAAGTATTTTGGATCATGGTTCTATCCTAATTGCATGGATGTGTATGTTATGGTAACACCATTCCTGATGGGCGTAAGGAACGATATGGAGAACTTTAAGTTGATGACCGTGGCCAGAACTATGGGTATTGAGATTAATGAGGATAAACTCCATGACGCTACTTATGATATTGAGCTGACTAGGGATATATTTTATAAGATAATCAACAAAATGGATGTTAAGTTATGAGGGAAATTTTAGAAGCTATACATGATTACCCGGATGAGGCGCTTGGGCTATTTTTCTTTCTGATAGTGATTGTCTGGTTATTGTCAGGTGTATTTGAGAAAAATGGATGATAAGATTGATGAGATACTGGATCTCCTGAAATCTCAAAATGAGATGATCAAGGATATCCATGACTATGTAAAGGAAGTTACCAGCGAGAAGTATATAGGGGAATCTAGAATGACAAACTTCTCTATCAACTTAGCCGCTGATATACTTACCGAGGCTATCAGTCCTAAGATAAAGGGGATGATGGTGGATCTATTGAAGAAACAAGGATGGAAAACTGAATGAAATATGGGGACTTACGAGAGAAAAGTAAATCAATTAAAGGATTTGATGATAAGGAAATACAAATCGGCTTACGATAAGTCTAAGGAAATGGACATAGATATAAGCTCGATGACATATCTTCCAATACCAGATGCATTTAACGTCATAAATATTGAAAAAAATGCATGTTATTCTTGATCGGGTCAATAAGATCATAGATGATAACAAGGATAAGCTTAAGAATCCGACTTGCGCCACTTGTATACATCTACATGATCAGGAGTGGGCGAAAAGATACGGGAAAGTATGTTGCTCTATTTGGCAAGTGTGTGACCATTATATAAATCCTAACAGTAAATATAACAGGAAGCAAAAGACTTATGTTAGACGACCAAGCAACAAAGCTTGTCCTAATTATGAGTATGGTGATGATAATTTTGAAAATAGAAAAAGAAAATTAAAATCAGGTGAATGGTTAAAAGAAAATATTCGATAGATGATTACGCAGAGTTCAGGACCATCAAAGATTGGGAATGCAAATGCTGCGGGAAAAAGATGCCGGCAGGAAGTAAACGGATGTTGCCTAGAATAAGAAAATGGGCGGATTACGGTATATGTTTGTCATGTTTCGATAAATGGAAGTTAAATGGAGGGGATATTGTTTATATAAATAACACAAGTCCTAGGAAGCAAGCTCCCCGTATCAAGAAAGAGCATGTTATACATATGTCCAATATCCTAAAAGGGAATTGTGATATAATAAAAGGCCGAAAACTTTACGTGGCTTTAAAAAAGGTGATAAACAGCGGAAAAACGATTGTCCTCAAATTCGATACCGATCAACCGATATGCATGTCAACAAGAGTCATGAATCCTTCGTTCGGGGAGATCATGGACGAGTACGGCAAGGATATATTCCAAGGAAAACTTAAACTAACAGATGCCCCAAAAGGAGTTAAAGATTTTATAGTTAACTATATAGAAAAATATAATAAATTATGAACTTCAAGACATTTATATTCATGATCCTGACATTCAGGAGAGTAGATCCTATACCTAGGAATATAGGTCTTATGTTAAGTACAACGTTCTGGATATCTATAGTATGGATAATATCCAACTTTACTATATTGATAATGAGATTAATAAAATAGACAAGATGAAACAAGGAGACGTGATATACAAGAATGGTGTGGAGCTGCTTGTAGTATTAAGCTACGACCATAATGAACCATGTAAGGGTTGCTTCTTCTACGAGGATAAGGCGTGCGGATCAGAAAGACTGATAAAATGCTGGGATTGTAAAAAGGAATATATATTCACGGCTATACGTAAATATAATACGACTGAACTGTGCGGAATAGTAAAAAGATATGAGGAGACAATACTTAAAACAATCAAGAAGATTGAGAAAGAATGTCAAAAATATGTTATCTGGGATACTGTGCATGTGATGTTGAAAGATGATGGAGAGCTTATTATAAAAGCCTTATCCAAGGATAAGTCCGTGCTTTTAAATGATTTCATTATATACATCAACAATAATGGGAGTATAGACGAAGAGGACTATGATCTATTATTAACTAAATAATTGATAGTACAAAGAGTATCAAATCAATGGCAAAAAGTATGCCGGTGAAATATGGGCAACCTCATGGGAAGAAGCTGAATGTTTTATAAAACAAAGAGCTTCTACCGAAAAGGCTGTTGGGTTTATTCCTAAAGATTAATCATTTATACCACATCCAAAAAACAGATATTATGGCTACTAAAAAACAGATATTAGAATCAGATGAATTACTTCAGCAAAAAAGAAAGGCTTATCATCTTTCAGATGAAGGATTCGAGGAATATAAAAAGTTCTTGTCAGATCCCGATCAAAAGAAATTTTGTTTCAAGGGATATTATTATGTAGAGGTAAAGGAGCAGGATGATAAAGAGCTATTAGGAGCAATGGGACGAGTAGTATATAAATAAGGATAGAGGTTATAAGCCTCTATCCTTACAATACTCATACATTATCATAGAAATGTCCATATCTCTTAAAAACATCTCTTTTCTTCCTTGACAACTCCTCTAGCTTAACAAATCCTTTCAATGTTATCATGACGGTCATGGCTTTAGCCTCCCAGTATTCATCACCGGGATCAGACCCATATGTAACTAATCCATAATTACGAGCGGACTGATATGCTTCTATCCTACCTCTCTCATTCCTAAAAACATATTTTAATTCCTGTAATAACGGATACATGTTCTTAATCCCGATATAATAGCCAAATTGCTCAAAATATTTTGATGATTCACGGATAAGGACACCTTCTCTTGGAATAGACCTTTTAAACATATCAATTACCGGTTCATTCTCCTTTATCGTATCTATAGCCGTATTTAATTCGGCTTGGACAATCTTCTTTTCCTCCTCGACCTTGTTCTTGGCTTCTAGTGCCAACATAGCTTCCTTCTCGGCCTTCACCTTGGCCTCATACTCATCAGCCCATGCCCTTGCGGCTTCCGCTGGATTGGAAAAGTCGGGAATACGCAAATGACTTACTTGATCATTATTCGACTTTTCCAACTTCTTTAATTCTTTTTCTTTCTCGATAAAATACCTTCTAGCTTTCTTCCCTTTATCATTATTCTCTACCATACATAGCTCTTTGGCCATATCCATCAATAGCAGGTAATCAGTCTTTGCAACTACCTGAGTATCAGACTCACCAAAATGGGGGAGTCTGTCATTCAGTAAGTTACCTAAATAATCATATTTTATCAATACAAAGTCCTGATTTTCAATAAAACCGTATTTTGATATACGATCTTTTATCCATGATGTAAAATCTCTTCTTATTTGAAGAAACGCATGAAGAAGCCTGGCGTCTACAACCTTATGATTATTATTATCTACTACCGGTATTAATGTATTTAAATCCATTTCGTTGGATTCGGACGTCAAAATTCCATTACTATTGTTCGTGGAATCATGAAAAAGATCTACATTTGTATTCATAAAATAATTACCTATTCCCATCCGTCCGGGATGGATAGGTGGGAATACAAAATAGCCAATCTGATTGTTTTAAACAATTGACCGGCTATTTTTTTTGTCATACCATATCAGTTATCTTCCCCTGTCAAAATACCAATTAGCGTCCTCTCCGGACTCATCCTTATTCCTACCACCTAGAAAGAATCCCATCGTCATGCCGTTGGTCATCAACCAGTAGTCGGATGTCTGCTTAATATCCCTAGCCGTCTTGATATTATGCCATTGCTTACCAAACGAGAACTTCATGAGCTGCCTCCATAGCTTGCTCTCGCCCTTATACACGCCGGTCTGGACGGTAGCGAACGGATCCCAGTTTCGAGGATCGGTGAGGTCGCCTAACTTCCGGGCGGTGACCAGCGGATCCTGTAGCATGTCTATGGCGTTAAGCTCCATGAACGGGGATGTCTGGGAGGCGATCTCATTGATCGTCCTGAACCCGATGTAGGTAATGAACTGCCCGAACCAGCTATCCTCATTATCCTCCCTATATCCCATCAAAGCCCGTCCTATAGCCATCATCGTGGCGAATACCGCCATATTGATAATCGATCTCTTGATATTGATCTGCTCGTAGGGGGTAAGCTTATCATACTCTTCCTTAAGCACGTCATATGCCTCCCCCATCCTGCCCTCGGACATCGATCCATAGACATTACCGGCCAGTCTCCATAACGTTCTCATATATCCTTCCTCAAACTGGTTGGTTTGGAAATTGAAACCGGCTTTCTTATACGCCCGCTGCACGGCCAATATAAACCATCCACGATGAGGCAGAACCATGTTAAGGATAGCGTTCCGGCTAGCCCCCACCCGGTTCTGCTCGTTCAAGGCGCCGTCGCAGATCTGCACCATGCTCCTGACCCTACTGGACAAGGTAGGTATGTATCTTTCTATAATATCCTTGTTAGCCTCATTCTTAGCCACAATCTTTCCGTCCTTGACATCTACCATGTTCCACATAGAATAATCCCTTAAACGCTCCCAATCGCGTTTAGCCTCGTTAGCGGACATATTTCTGTCTTTCATCATCATCTCCTTGAAATTGGAGTATGACCAGAACTGACCCTCGTATAGGCGGGTATCATCCATGACCGATATAATGACCTGCGGATCCAACGGGGAGTTAAGAACCTCCATCATCTTAAACGGCAGGTCCCGGAATAAGGTTCTCCAGATTTTGTTATACGCTGCCGATCGTACACGGTTACGGACATTGAACACGCCTAGAGCCTCTCCAACGACATATAGCTTGTTGGTGCGGTTTATATCCCCGATCTCCGACACGTACGTACTTAACTGCTTCTGGGCTTCCCCATAGGCGTATTTCATGGAGTCCTTGCTTATATACTGCCCTACCATACCCTCCAAAAGGAAGTTGGCCTGCCCGGTAAGGGCGCCGGTAGCCGCTACGAACGGGGAGAAGCCTAGGTTGGATTTGGATACGAATTTGGTAAACATAAGAGCCAGCTTATTAAGATCGACCTTATAATTACCTATATTCCATTCCGCCCGCTTATTGTTTATCCTGACGTCATAGATACTGGCGTTAACCCAGTCCTGAAACATTCTATAGGCGTGAGTGACCTCCGGGTTCTTACCTCCGTCGTATTGTATCTCAAGCATCTTATTCCTATATCCCATAACATCATCCAAGGCCGCCCTCTTATACTTGTAAGAGGTCGCTTGTAAGGATAACATGGAATAGGAGTAGGCGAAGTCATGGGACACGTCATCGGCGTTCTCCAACTTACTAAGATAGTATTTGGGGATCATACGATATTTGTTATCGTTCTCATCAATCCCTCCTAGGTCTTGCCCCTGACCATGTATAGGGTCATCCACCCTCTCGCCAACGATATCACGTACGGCGTTGCCGATGGCCGCCTTCGGGTCAACCCCGGCCTGCACCATCCTCTCCACGCCGCCCTTGGATATTTGTGGTATCTGGTAGATGTTCCTGAACCGCTCATCATAGTCCTCCATAGCCTTACGGCTTATGTTAAGCAATTCCTTCCTCATCTCCCACTTATCCTTATTGATCGTAGCTTCCTCCCCCTCGTTGGTAATACCGTATTTCTTGAAGAAAGCCTCGTTCTTGTACTTATCGAACCTAGGCGTATGATATCCATAACCCAGATCGGGATTATAATTAGGATTACGGAAAGAACTCTCGGCGTCAGCCTCATCAAGCCACTGGTTATTGATCGTCAGATCGATCATATTAATATCAAACCCGAAACGGGATACGCTCTCTTCCTTAGATATACCATTTTCTATGGCATCAAAGAACTCGGATACCTTATACGTACCGTTATTTATCTTCCTGACGAAATCAGAATATCCCTTGGGAGAGTATTTCCTCATATAAGGATACAACCGGGTTCTGGCGTACTCGACAAGGATCTTATCAGCCTTACCCATCGCTATGTCGTTAGCTAGCTTATTATTGAAGTCAGGACCGTATTCCCTTCTCAAAAACGATACCTCCACGGTTGTCCATGACGGGTTCTTCCGGGATAGCTTGGAGGCCATCCGCTCCACTTGGCTGCGGGAGCGGGCGGACATATGCTCCTTGGCGAATTTAATCTCATCCATACCCTTGTCGTATGCCATGGCATCCCTTAAAGCGTTACGGTAAGAATCCGTGACTCCACTCTCCACCGTATCAGGCATATCCATCTCAATAGCCTCAGCGGAAGCGGCGGCGTTAATAACGCTCTTAGCCTCAGCCAGACGATCATATAACTCGTTTATCTTTCTTAATGAGGCGGATCCACGTAACCTATCGAAATCATATTCCCCGTATCTCGTGCTATCCCGGTACTGGATAAGCAAAGGCCTTAGTTGGTCATTGATTTCGTTTATTGTCGCCATCGCCTCCTCTACCTTCTCTATCCTTGATGATGATACAGATTGCTCCGTGATCTTATCAACCAGATTCTCGTAATAATCACCCTCCTCGGATCCCCACATATCCTTAGAGAAGCCAAGATGACCGCCAGCTAGCAGGAACTCGAACGCCGCCTTACCGCCCTCGGAACGCTCTATTCCACGAAGTATCTCCTTGAATTCCGCGGAAGCCTTACGACCCTCGTTGGTATTCCCGAACTCCTCGGCCCATGCCTCGTCCCATGCCTTGATCTCCTCGGACATCATCAGAGCCTCGGATCCCTCTTCCTTTGGTGTCCCATCGGAATACCACTCGCTCTTGGCTATAGCCCTATCACGTAAAATATCCAGATAAGATCTCCAAGCTATAGGATCGGATTGAAACGCCTTCCAATCGACCTTCCCGTTCCTCACGAACTTATCCATAGCCACATACCGGCTCCTGCGGATACGGGTCATGAAATCGGACGTGGCTTGCGATACCCTACGACCCAGTCTTTCCTCGACCTTCTTATTGACTTTCTCGATCTTATCGTAATAAGCCTGCACCATAGGTTTCTCTCGGTTCTCATCCAACCACTTATTTATCGTATCCAGATACCGTTGCTGATCCTCGAACGTCATGTCCGAGATATCGAAATTCTGGATGGTAGGCTTGAATATATGATATACCTCCTTAGTGATAGGCTTATCCCCGTCATATCCTACTATGTCGTCACGGGTCTTCACCTTAAGGCCTCTATCGGATAGAAGAAGGTCGATAAGTTGTTTCTCGGTCTTACCCGTAACATTCTTAAGATCATATATATCGATAATAGCCTTAGCCTGCTCGGTCCTGAGCAGTAAATCGTATTTGGCGAAATCACGGGACGAGTCAAGGTAATCCGAGTTCTTCCCATTTATCTTCTGTATAAGATCCTCATTATCCTTTATCCCCCATCCACGCTCTTTCATCATCCTAGTCATCTTATTGATATTGGATATACCTTCGGTATGGGCTTCACTATGAGCCTTGGCTAGACGTTGGCCTAACATACCTAAAATAGCGTTACCACTATGCTCCAGCGTACCAAAGAACCGGGACATGACATTGATATCCTTATGGATGTTATCCACCAACTTCTTTATCCCATTCCAGTACCTTTCCGGGATATTGAACATCCGAAGCTGTCCATCCAGCCAATCCTCGTTACGATCACTTTTAAGGGCGTTTATATCTGACATGGATGTCTCAGCCATACGTAATATATCATCCATATCCTCTACCATGCCAACCTTATTGCTGCCATAATAATCAGCCGCCTGATTATTGACGAATCCACGAAGGTTCCTGACAAGTGGCACGATCTCCCCATATACGTTATCGATAACCTGCATCATCTCATAATCCAATCCTTTCCCGCTCTTACGTAAGCTGCTGGCGACAGTGACCAAATACTCCACCTCAGCCTTGGCGGTCGCTATGACGCTCTTGGTGGATAATAGGTTGTTATTCTTATTTAGCTCACCCCCGACTTGTCTTACCTTCTCGCCTATATCACGTAGAAGGGAGATGCTTTCCCCGATCCTCTGGCTTTGGCTTGACCTCATCCTCTGCAATCTGGTATATAGTCTTTCTAATGACCTACCGTTCTTGATCAGCTTATTAGCCACATCAACATCCGATAATGAGTACATAAGATGGTCGCTATCCTTTAACAGAAGCACGTCAAATGCGCTTGGATCATCAGCTAACGCCGACTCCTTTATCCTATCAAGAACCTTATTCAAGTCTGATCTTTGGGTAGAGAAGAAATTCCTTATAGCCCGGATTATCCTGCCAAACAAGGAGAGCTGGGCGTCCTCGGACGAGGCCAGATCCTCCACCGCCTGTTCCATGCCCGGTACGAACCGCTGGGCCAACGTCTTACCTAGGATCTCCCGCTTCACCATCCGATCCAGTTCCTCCCCTTGGTATTCCTTCCCATACACCTCATAGTAACGACCGGCGAATTGATTCCATAATGGCGTGTCGACAACAGAGTCCAGAACCTCGTCAATCTCCTGCTGATTACGATAAGTATCGATCAAGAAGTGAGCCACCTCCTCATTAAGATCCTCTACCGTAGCTCCCTCAGCCAGGGCAATAACCCCATTAGCCATATCGGATAAGGCCCTAGCCGAAGGCTCGACACCATTACGCATCTTATACTTATCCATATATTCGGACATACCCATCACACGGATACCTAACGTGGATAAGATGTTGGTGATATCAGTCCTGTTCTGAAGATCCTCCGCCTTCTCATTCTCAATAACCCCACGGACATTACTTCCGTACAAGGCGTTATCCTCCATCATCAACGACAAGGCTAGCTCCATGAACCCATCATACTTATTATTAAGCTCCTCAAACTTACCTTGCCTTAACATGCCCTTTATCTCCGATCTGCTTACCGTAACCTTCTCCCCTGATGTCGTGATAAGATCAAGATCGTTATTTACCTCCGTATCAAAACCGATGGAGCCTAATACGTTCATCTCAGAAGACATACTACCAAACCTGTTCCTTAGTCTAGACAAGGCGTCCATAGCGTTATAGATCTTAAGACCATCAGAGTTGCCGGCTCCGGTAAGATAATACCTATCCCCTAACCTTATACGCTCCCCGCTCAACAGACCTTTCTTGATAAGGTAATTGACAAACCCTCCACGAGTGCTTATATTAGAGCCTGAGCTGATACCAAGGACCGGTATGAATGACTCGCTGTTGTTAAGGGTTATGGAGGACGAGCCAAAGGAGATGTCAGCCGTACCGGACGGGACGTCACTCTCCTCGACACTGCCGGCCAAGAACCCGGCCTCAACCCGCCCGCCGGACGAGCCTTTTATGGCGTTGGCGTAAGAGTCATGTATCTTGCCGTCATCCGATCTAAAGAACAGGCGAGGCTCACCGGAATCATATACCAATCTTGAAGATGGAGGAGTATAATTCTCAATATTATTTAACGGCAAGACATTGCCAGAAAATATGATCTCCCCGTCTATACTTCCGCCTTTCACCCTAATATTAGGTCGTTGCCCGGTAAAAGCGCTTTCCACGGCCTTCCATAACATATGGGCTGTCTCCTTAATGTCTATATTCTCCCTGATAGCCCTTATATCATCCCATGACGCCTCTTTCAGTATCGTATCGCCAATATTATCCTCATTTATGGAATCCAAATCCACCTCCTGTACCGTGGATGTATCTACCACCGCCATATCACTGACCTCACCTACCTCTCCGGAAGTAAGATAAGCCACGACATTGTCGCTATTCCCAAGGCTTCTGGCCAACGCCGGGGCGTCCATATCACTTATGGCAGACAAGACCTTGGCTGACATAAGTTGTCCCCACTCGCTAGCGTTAAGTCTGGCACTTATGGATCTGGCGGCCTCCTTATTCCTTGGTACGGACTTCGTCCAGTCACCGAACTTAGACCTAAACTTATCGTTATAAATAGTCATATAAGCTTCAGCGGCCTTATTAAGGTCACTTACGGCGGCTATACCCGCTATCTTATCGAACAAGGTGGATACCTCGCCGGAAGGGGTCAAGACACGGGTTATCTTACCTTCCTTATTTCTTTTAATTACGCAACTCGACACGTTATTAAAATTATTAATTTTATTAATTATCTTAAATATCTATATCACAAAATATTTATCCTAATTGGGTTAAACGCCAACCCACTATCGATTATCCTACTTACGTAGGAATCACCGAATACTTTTCTCCCTATTCCTATAGCCCCATTGATATCGGCGTTTATAAGCTTGCCAATAGAACTCTGGAATAATCCCCTGCGTTTTCTTTTTCCTAGATAAGCATCTTGCTTCTTTAGAGGCTCGAAAGCCATATGGTCTATCTTAGATGTATAGGACTCCTCGTGGGTAATAAGATTGATACCTATCAGTTTAGCCTTGTAAGATATCTTATTGATCAAGTCAGAGAACGGGATCTCAACAAACTTCTGATTAATCCTCTTACCGAGATTAATCTCCTGTTTCCAACCACGATTCTGACCTATGACTATAGTACCAATGTTATTGGATCTACAGATATCAATAATATACCTACTGATCTTATGTATCTTATCAGATATCCAACAATTACGGTAACACGTCATTTTATTTATCCTCCTAGAGGTTCCTTTATCACCTATAAGTGACATCAATCTAGCTTTCTTCTTATTATACCACTGATTAAAGGACTTAATAACCTTGCCGTTCACAATGAAAGGACTTATGCCTACATTGCTGATACATGTACATAAATTATTCAATCCCAAATCAATCGAAAGAACATTATCCTTATTCAGGTTTAAATCCTGTTCCTTCTTCTCATAAATAACCTCAACCACATAGCATGTAGCTTGTGGAATTATTCTAACCTGACATAACTTGTTATCTCCTATTTTAGTTTTGATTGGCCGGATTATGTTTTTGATGAAATGAATACATCCATCTTCTTTCAGTCTGCAAGAATTTTTTTGTAAAAACTACCATGTTCTGCTTCTTCCCTTTCTTGTATTTAGGCAATTTAGGTCTTGATAGAAATTTAGAAGGATTCTTCTCATATTCCTTCTTTGATTTCATCCAAGACTTTGTTACCGAAAACACTTGAGCTACGACTTGTTGGGACACTACTGATGGTAGATTCCTAAAATCAACCTGATTCTCCTTACATAATTTAGTAGAAAACTCATATTCATTTATGTAATCTCCGGAAAATATACCTTGTCTGACGTTGAAAAGAACATAATTATACAACAACCCGGATTTGAGGCAGATATCCTCAAATCGGTTGTCTTTTATGATATGTCTCTCAACTAATCTCATTCTTAATATCTTATGCCATAAATATAAACATTCTTTATGAAATAAATAATTTATTCAACTATAATCCCCTTAATTTTTCTATAACCTCAAAACACATCTTGCACTCAATCCTACGATACAACTGCCTTACGCCATCTATCGTAGTCCAATAACGACCACCCTCACGGTGTAGGAACTCGCTCATAACCTTAGTGTCAGCCACATCATGTAGGTCGTATGAGTCAAAACATAACTTACATATATCGTCTAGATCAAAATAAGTAACCTTATTATACGATATACAACTGATTTGTCTCCCATCAGGAATCTGAACATCGAAAACATCTATCTTATCCATATTAAAAAATAGAGGGATGCCGATCCCATCACAGACCGGTATCCCTTATAATAAATTAGCGACGAAAAGCATGGTGATAGACATGCGCCACAAATGTAATTACAAATTTTGTAAAAACAAAACCATGAATCAAAAACCTATCGGCATTGTTATGAAATCAGCTGGATCATCTATAACTTGCATAGTTCCTCTGTACTGGATACGAGTCCCTTTGTATGCCAAAGATCCTCCATCTGAGAAAAAAACGACTCCGTTGTAAAGGCTCGCTCCATAACCAGACCGAGTAACTCCCTGCCAGCGTCCATTTGAACCGTCAATATATCCAAAGTCACAATAATGAAAGTTACTAGAAAACATATCAATGACTTTAGGAATCATATCGCCATGCTCCCCCCATACTACTTTATATACACCTCCACTTTCTTTATACATTCCTGAATACACTACACGATAATCAACAGTAGGAGGTTTATATGGGTTAAACCCATCATATATATATACATCTTCACCATAAAATCCTATTCCTCCCATAAACTCACTCTTCCCTCCATAAAAATCTTCTATGCCCAAGAAACTGATTTGGGTGGAAGTTTTTCCGTCATTATTCCCTAGCGAGGATGTGGTACCAATAATTCTATCAAACGAGTCTTCTCCAGTCCCAAAACGATCCATCCCTTGAGGGTTTCTATCAGCGTATTTTGCGTAGAATAAATGAGCTATCTTGCAATGTGTCTCATAATCAATAATATCAAATCCTGCACCTAACGCCGTAGCGTAATCATGAAATAAACGTGATTCTAAATTTCCCGTAGAATATTCATCTCCTGTTTTGCGACTCCACAATTTACTATTGACAACAACCGCCTCTGTTACGCCTACCAAACATCTCCTGAATAGCCCCTTATTCCCCCATTTGGTGATATTGTCATCGACATCGTTATGGGTTAATGTAATATAATTGATAATATCATAATTATTATCATGTTTGAATCCAGTATAGATATACCTATAACTAGGTATATCTGTCATCCACTGACCCATGGTACCGTCAAGCTTGGCTTGGGTCTTACCGTCATGGAACAATTCCGAATTATTTTCATCCAGATAGCATATGGCGACCCCAGCGTCCGTTTTCTTAACCAGGCACCTTCGTCCCTTAATCCATGAGCTATCGCCACAAGAATCTATAACAGAAATCTGTTTTTTGTCATCTATCCTAAATCTAGCCACTCCACGCATACCGGTATCAAAGCATTGGCACGGCGCATCACCTTTCAACACCCCATACACCCGATTGTCGCTAGTCAACCATCGTTTGCCATCGCTTGTCACATAGGCTTGCCTGCATCCCTCCTGATTCACCGTAAGTATCTTCTTAGTACCTTTTGGAGCTGTTATCTCCAGCTCAAGAGTCCGATCAAGACCGTTGTTCATCACCGAGCCAAAGGAAACGGAGGCGTTTCCGGCCCCGGACCCCGGACTGACGGTCAGAGGCTGGTCCGTTACCTCGCCTACCCCGTCCTTCCAATTAACATTCAAATCACTCATAATTATATCCTTTAGTTATCTTCTACTCACAAAGATAATAAAACAAGAGAACCCCAACCGGCTTAAGTCGATCGGGGTCTGAGTAAGCGAAAAGAAACTGATTATCGTCCCATCATTCTCAATACGGTCCTAGTCGCTGCTTGCGCCCAAGTCCAGCTGTCATTAGATGTTACGTTAACCGTCTGTTGAGTACCATCTACATCCAAGTTAATAGTCTCCTTGTCAAGCTCGATAGTAGAGTCTCCAGCGGCTTGCGTTACCGTCACGTTGGCTATCTGGCCACCAGCGGCAGTTACCTTCAATGTAGCTGTCAGTTCCTCGATCGTGGCGTTGGCCGGTACGTCCGAGATCGTGATGCTCCAAACGAACTCGCCAGCGGCTCCGGGATCGTCGGCGATAACCGCTCCGTTAGCCGTAGTCTTTCCAGCCGCCGTGTAGTTAGCCGGGAGCTGTAACGTAAGCCCGTTCTCCTCAGCCGGCGTGACCGCGAACGTAAGCTTAGTACTGTTAGACTTACCGGTGATGGTAACATTACCGCCTGTCTTTTGTACGGAAGCGTTAGGGCTGTCTGATCTTACCACCTCAACAGCCGCTGCCTGATTAACTACCAACGCCTTCTTAGCCCCGCCGTTCGTGGTGACCGTAAGGTTGATAGTGCGTTGAAGACGACCGGTGTGTTTCTCACCGGAGAAACATACCGCCTGATCTCCTGATCCTGATACCGGGTCGACGGTTACGAAACCGAATTTTTGTGATGCCATACTTAAATATATTTACAAATGTCATTTTATTATGCCAAAAATAACTTGTATCATATCACAAGCCAAATATAGGGGGGGGGTAGATACGACTAGCCCTGTACAACCTCAACATACAACCCTACTAAGTCCTTTAGATTATGACTAAGAGGAGTTCCGCTATCCCTAGTACACTTATATACATCAGCGTTCTGGATGTAATATTTATCCTTGAATATCTCCATTGGAGGGAAATACGGGATAGGATCCCCTATGGTCCCGGCATGCTCCTTATCAATGACCTTGTATAAGGAAGCCGTATCCAATCCGGGTTCCCATTCCTTTGATAATGTATGTTGTTGAATAACCTCATAAAGGATATCCGTATCGTCCTTAACCACCCTGAGGCAGAATCCGGCATCCACCGACAACCCGAACTCCGCTCCCTCTTGTCCCCATATAGGGAATAGGACCTTAACATCCAATTTCTCGTTAGGGGATAAAGATATAGCCTTGTTATTAACCACCATTCTGGAGAATCTGACAGCCACTTTCTGAGGATCGGAGGCATCTTTCTCCTTTGCCTGTTGCCGGACATAAGTCATGGTGATATTTACCTTATCTGGATAGCCGGACTGAGCGTCAATAGCCCTCACCTGCTCTACGGTAGTGGCTAAGCTTACTTCCCTCTGTTTGGCTCCTAACGCCGACATCAGATCATTATCATACTTATCCATCATCCCGATCAAGATCTTGCCTTCCGTCATATCAAACTCCAGACCTATGATCGTTATCTTACCAACTATAGCCCCATCAGACAAAGCGTTATTCCTATCATATTCAGGGATATAGATGTTTTGGTCATCCAAGAAAAACTCATGAAGATTATTATTCTCATAAGTCCTGATCTCCTCATACTTAGCCGATTTCTCCTCATTAAGAAGCCTTGAGTCATCCAATCTAGCCTCAATGATCTCCTTAACCGTGGCTTTAGGATTAGCTTCCTTGAACGAAAGTTGTTCTTGTCCCAGCTCTATCCATGGAATCGGATTGCCATTAATATAATCATCATAACTATTACCCTTAGCGTAATTATCATCAAGAGGTTCGTCTAAAACCAACATATTGGGATATATTTCCCTGTTTATATATGTATATGCCATAATCTATTCTTTAATCTTATTCTTTAACAGCGATGCTATACTTGCCTGAAGCGTAACACCAGATATTTATCTCGAAAGGCTTGTTAGCCGTAGTGGTTATAGAAGTACCACTCATGCTTACATAAGCTCCTGAATTTGGTATGGCTTGAGTAAAGACCGCAGACGGGACACACCTGATCATCAGCTCCTCTCCTATCTGCATACCTGACGCCACGGATAGGGTGGTAGCCGCTGATAGCGTGGCCGTGATGCTTCTTTTGGAGATAGGCAAGTTAGCCAATGTCGTGACCGTATTAACCCCTATAAGTCTGTTCATGGTCTTCTTATCGGCGGCCGCCATCAAACCGTTAGTGGACTCGTTGGCTACGGCATATGTCGTGTTAGGAGGGGTAGCCCATGTACCATCTCCACGCAAAAACGACGCTTGCTTGCCGGCAGCCGGCGCTGGTACCAATCCCGCCGATCCTGCGGCTGAGGACGTCGCTCCGCCCATGTT